GGTCCTCTAGATCAATGTTCTGTCCGGCGATATCAACACTGCCCTCACGAATATCATTCATTAAGTCCTTAGGAACTGTGATATTAACTAACCACACTGTTTGATCTATTAGTTTAGGATAGTGGGTACCAGGGCGATAGTCGTCTGCTGACTTTACCTTTACTGGTACTTTGATTTCTGTCTTTTTGAATTTGATTTCGCAGCCTAGAGTTAACAGACGCTTACCCGCACGTGGGTCAGGCATCAACTTTTGTGGCCACATAAATGTACAGGTAACTTTGTATCGGCCGACCACTGGTCCGTCCACTAGTTCGCCTAGTTCCCAGTTCCTAAATGCGTACATATCCGCTTCATCTAGTACTCGCTCGAAGTCTAGTAGGGTTGCCATCGTCCCGTCCGATGTCATAATGCCCTTGACGTTATCTACGATAGAACGCCATTCGGGAGTGTCTAGGAATGTTTGTTTCTTGGCCATAATGAAGTATTTATCACTCCTTGCTGGAGAGTAGAAAAGCCAATTAGTGTGTTGGTTAGCTTAATATTTATCAAAAATCCACGAGAAATAACAGTGTATCTGTAAGTAATCTTGGGTCGGTAAATAAGTTTGTGTTCACGAGGAGGTCTCAATGAACCACACAACTAACATTAGGGAGTTAAAGTTGTCAAGAAAATCATCCAGCGCTAAGCGCCAAGAAAAAGAATTTTATCCATCACGCAGCCAATCACAAAACAATAATTATGAATCCAATACGATAAACTTTAATCCACAAAAACAGAGAAAATCAGTCAACTTAGTCCCCAAAACAATCAACCAAGAACAGTATATCCTAGCCCTACAGGATCCTAATACAGACGTTGTAGCCGTTAGTGGCCCAGCAGGTACCGGTAAGACCTACCTAGCCATGCTTGCCGCTATTCAGGCCTATCGAAACAAGGAGTGTGAGCGCATTGTTCTCACTCGCCCTGCCGTGGGCGTCGATGACGAGAAACACGGTTTCCTACCTGGTGACCTGAACCAGAAGATGGAACCATGGACACGGCCTCTCTTGGACGTCTTACGTGAATTCTATAACGTCAAAGAAATCGAGCACATGATTGCCGAGCAAATCATAGAGATTGCACCGTTAGCGTTCATGAGAGGTCGTACTTTTAAACACGCCTGGATCATTAGTGACGAGATGCAGAATGCTACACCTTCACAAATGAAGATGCTACTTACACGTATCGGTGTAGGCAGTAAAGTAGTGATTACAGGTGACGTTGAGCAGGGCGACCGCAAGACCAAGGACAATGGCCTAATCGACCTTGAGGAGCGTATTGCCAAGTGCCCTATTCCAGGGTTCGAGTTCTGTAAGTTTGATAGTCGTGACGTTCAGCGCCATAGCATTATCGAGCACGTACTAAAAACCTATAGTAAGTAAGAGCAAGGGACCCTAGGGTCCCTCTCTTTATTGTCCTACGATCATTTCGTAGATTTCTTTCCAGTTCTTTACAACAGGAATATCACCCTGGTAGTCCATGTTGTGTCCATGTTCAACTATGACAGAACGAAGACCAAGCTGTCGGCCGACTTCGGCGTTTGTAATCTTGTCTTCAACCCACCAGCACTCGCTATCTTTATAGGGCAGTAATGCCTGGTCTTTGTCTGCGCCGGTATCGAGGCAGATGATTTCTTCGAATACTGTTTCACCGAACAACTTCTCTAGATTCATTCTACGCAACTTCTGTGCGTTCTTGTCAAGTGACAGGGATGTAATACAGTGGAACACATAGCCGTGTTCTTCGTGTAAGCGTCTGACATAATACATAGCATCACGCAGTGGTGGTAGAAAGCCAATGGCGGCCGACTCATTGAATGTCTTGATCAATTTCTTGCCAGTTTCGCTATCGATGCCGTAGCGTTTGCCGATATCGTATTTGAATTGTGAACCATCTTGTTTGTGATGACCGTGTTCGTTCATCCAGGTATCAAATGCCCACTCCCAGTTCAGGAGTACTCCGTCTGCGTCTACTAAGATTAAATTATTCATTGGTTTCTTTTGGTTCGGCACGATTGACTCGTTCCAGGTTTTCGATAAGTGATGGGTAAACATCGCGGTAGTATTCATTAAGTTGGTCGAATGTTCGCTCGATACTCTTGCCTTCAATAACACACTTGACTACCCGTTTGTCTAGATAGTCCATAATAACATTACAGGTCTGTATATCATTGTCTTTCAGGCGTTTGGTATAAGCAACTTGTTCGTCAATCTGGCCGCCTGGTTGACGGAAGTAGGTAATAGTTAGATATCGCATTTTTTCCTTGGTCCTTGTTTAGTGATAAGTATATCACTATTTACAGGATTTGTCAATGAAAAATACAAAAGTTGGATTCATTTATCGTGATGCTTATATGCGTAGACGACTTCATGGTATTTTTGCTCCAGGATTGGATCGATTTATTTTGATAGACGATAGTGATGTATGGGCAACTTTAGAAACTGCTGAGATTTTAAGTAGTAAATTACCAACTTTAGCATATGTATTACATACCATTAAGTTTGACCTGAATATAAAAAATTGCCTTGACTATACCATTACTAATAAGACAAATCAAACTATTCAAACGGTTAGTATCGTTAATCGCAGTCAAACGCCGTGTTTGATGTTTATTCCATACGATACTAATCCAATTGAAAATGTTGGACCAAATCCAGATTACAATACTCCGGAAAAAATAGAAATCTTAGAACGGCTCCAAGAATATGCTGAGTACGTAAGAGATGTGGTTTATGTATGTAAAATTACTGACGCCATGGCCAATTGGATGGATAACCAATCATTTATGGACAAATACATACCTAAAAAATTAACAGAAACAGTCGATGGAACATTGACCGGGATGTATGATCGTAGTAACGCTGAGAGGGGCGTATTCTTTAATATTCGTTATGCCTTGTACATCAGTAATACTATTGAAGAGGCAGAACAAAGAATTATTGATATTTGGAAAGAATGTCATGCCGAGCAGGAATTTCTCATGACATCGTTCTATCGTAATCTAGGTAGAGGTTTTCCAGATGAACTTAACGAACACAAAAAATTCAAGCCAGTAACAATCTCAACATCATTATTATGAACTTAGAAAAACCATTATTATTTTCAAGCATTTCATTTAACGGATACAATAATAATTATTGGAATTCTGTCTACGCATCAGCTGGTGTTGATGGGAAATTTATTATCGATATTTCTAGACGTTTTAATCCGTGTCGATTTGTTGCCAGAAACGGTGTATGGGAATTGCCATGGGAACAGGATGTGATTCCAGGATTTGAAATGCCATCTTATGACCCTAATTTCAACAAGACGTTTGAAGAGGTCAGTGACGCTCGTGCGTGTGAAGTAAAAGCACGTATCAGCAACGGTGAGAAATTTGCCATGATGTACAGTGGTGGCATTGATAGTACTGCTGTTATGTGCGCTCTTATTAGAAATCTCACCAAAGAAGAATTAAAGAGCGTGGTCGTGTGTAGTAGTGCCGATACTATCATGGAAAATCCTTACTTCTGGGCTACTCAGATCGTAGACAAATTTGTTATCAGAGATAGTTCTATCAACAAGTATCACGATCTCATAGAACAGGGATACGTGCCTATTACTGCTGATGAGGGTGATGGTATTTTCGGTACTGTATTTGGTCTACAACTTTACGCAAATTACGATTATTATCTACAGGAGATGAGTCCAGAAGTTAGGAGTAAATTGGCGCCGCTAAAATACAAAATCTCAGATGGTAACGTTCATTACAGCAATTACAAAGAAATCATTATTCGTCACCTACAGATTGAATCTAATCCTGAATTTGGTAGATTAATGTATGAAAAGATGGACCACAACGTAAAGACTGCTAGTGTACCAGTACATTCCTTACATGATTTTTTCTGGTGGGAAATTTTTAACATCAAATACTCAAATTGTGCTGTTCGTGGTGCTCTTTATTACAATGATCGTATTGAATGGCGAACATGTATTGATACTATTATGAACTGGTACAGTGGCACAGATTTTCAACGTTGGTCAATGGTCAATAACAACAATGGTCTAAAAATCCAATCAACACATTCTAGTTACAAAAATGTTGCCAGAGATTACATTTGGAGCGTCGATAAGAATGACTGGTACCGTAACTTCAAAATCAAAATTGATAGTATGAATAACATCACCATATCACAAGACAATAGTAATGTTGACCAGGGAAAATTGCCGGTAAGTAGATTGGGACTTACCGGTGACTATGAAATGATGTATGTTGGTGATCCGCTTGTGCGTGAATTCTTCCATAATAAGATTGTAAATTACAAAAGGTCTTGGTAAAATTTATTGGACTCTTTTGTAGTGCGTAAATAAAGCATCATTACAAAGGAAATCCTATGAAAAAACTACTCGCTCTGTTATTAGCGGCAATGGCATTCGGTGCTAGTGCGGCTGAAAACATCACAATCTTCTATGCTTGGGGTCCAGGCGATAGTGTTGCTAACTATCACCGCACTTTAGCTAACGAAGCAAACAAAATTCAAAACAAATACAACTTTATCTTTGATACTAAGCCAGGTGCTGGCGGCGCTATCGCAGTAAATCATGTTCTGAATACACCAAATTCTATTCTTGCTCACTCTACTGCGTTCTTCGTTCGTCCAGTTGTATTCCCTAACGAGAGTTACGACTTGACTAAGATGCGTGAACAGTATGTACACTGTACTGCTCCTATGGCAGTTACTAGCGTCAAGTACAAGTCATGGCAGGAAGTACCACAGGACGCTAGCGTCGGTATTAGTGGCCTAGGTGTTACCACACATTTGGCAGCACTTGAACTAAAAGAGAAGTACAAGAACATGAACATTGTTCCATTCAAATCAACTAACGACAGTATGTTGAGTATGGTCAGTGGTCAGACAGACTTCCACATCGGATTCATCTCGGAAGCTGAGCAGTGGGCTAAAGACAACAAAGGTCGACAAGTAAACGTACTAGGCATTACAGGCACCAAACGTGTAAACGGTTACCCAACACTGGTGAGTGAAGGTTTCCCAGGGACATTCGCACAGATGAACGTTGGTCATCACCTCTTACTACCAGATACAGTTGATAGTGCAAAGCGCCGGGAGTTCTATGAAATCTTCGCTAAGGCTGCTAAGACTGATAGTGTACGTGCCGCTTATGCTGTTGACTACTGTGAACCAGCTAACATTAACGAAGCCGGCCTAGACAAGTTCTTCACTACTAGTACTGCTTACTGGAAGTCATTAGCAAGCAAAGTAAAAATTAACTGATAGTCAAAGACTTCTAAATACAAAGCCTAGCTAACGCTAGGCTTTTTTATGTCTACCGTTATCTACTTTCGCCCTACTGTTGACCCATCGAGTATAGATGAACTATCATCTATTAGTGAGGTGGTGGACGTATTACGTAGGGAAGCAGAGATAGATATCAGAATAAGCGGCACTTGGTCATCAGTGATGACCGAGTTATTGGAAGCTCCAGAGCAGTCACTACTAATCGTATTTCGTTTAGATTTCTTAGAGCGTGAGCATATGATGCTGGACGAAGTGCTGAGTATGCTATCATCACTAGTGAAGTTCGTTGCTAATAAGAAGACCGTAGATATTGCTGTTGTTTCTGATAGGGCATTAGACAAGAATACTCTAGTCAAGCTAAAAAGAAACTGTGTTCTAGGTATCATACCAGCAATGCGATTCTTTGATAAGAAGCATACTATTACTGCGTATCAGACACTTGTAGCAGGCGATGCTCATTGGCCGGCCGTGTGTATCAAGGATACAAACACAGTAAAGAAGAACTCTATTGCCCTCACTGACAGGCAGTCACAGATTTTCAACATGGTAGCCAAGCGTGGTATGTCAAACAAACAAATTGCGGGTGCGCTAAAGATAAGTGAGCAGGCTGTAAAGAACCACGTTAGTATTATTCTTCGTAAGTTTGGTTTGAAGACCAGAACACAACTAGCACTCGCTAACAAAACAGACGTAACCAGATAAACGAAAGTATAGTGTTGACCGCGTGTAGTGTACATAAATCAATGTACATAATCAAGGATTCAACATGAAAAAACTATTACTCTCTATTCTACTATCACTTGGCGCACTAGCCCATGCTGGCGAAACTATCACAGTTGTGTATGCGTTTAGTGTCAGTGATACGATGGCAAACTACAGTCGTGTACTCGTAGAAGAAGCAAACAAAGCACAAGACAAATACACATTTGTATTCGATGCTAAACCAGGTGCTGGTGGTAGTATCGCTAGTCGTCATGTAGCAAATACACCAAACACTATCTTAGCTACCAGTGGTGCTTTCTTTGTTCGCCCTAATTTCTTCCCTAACGAAAGTCACAAAATCTCTGACTTCAGAGAACTACTACCACAGACTTCTGCTCCTATGTCGGCTGCTAGTGTGAAGTACAAATCATGGAAAGAAATTCCAACTAACGCTCCTATCAACATCGGCGTTAGTGGTTTAGGCGTAGTAAGTCATCTATCATCAGTACAGATTATGACCAAGTATCCTAATGCTACTATTGTTCCATTCAAATCAACTACTGATGCTCTAATGTCAATGTTATCAGGTAACTTAGATATTAGTATCGGCTTCATGGGCGAACAAGAGAAGTGGGTCAATGGTGAAGATGGCAAGAAAGTAACTATTCTAGGCATCACAGGATCTAAGTCAGTAAATGGTCGGCCAACTTATGTAAGTAGTGGCTTCCCACAAGTGTTTACCAAGATGAGCAACCCTAATCACCTAGTAGCACCACGTTCTATGCCAGAAGAAAAATTCACTGAGCTTAGAAACATTCTTTATAAAGCATCAAGAACTGATGCCGTACTCAATACTTACCAAGTTGATTTCGGCTCTCCACTAGATGTACCTACGAACAAGCTAGACGCTTGGTACAATGAGCAGGCAAAACACTGGGAAGAAGTAAGTGAAGTTGCTAAGAAAACAATGAAGTGAACGTCATGGAATGGTATTATAAAGTTCTGGACTTACCTAGTCCACCAGCAGAGTTAATCGATAAGATTGACCGAGTATATCGTCCAGATTTAGGTCTATTCAAATCCGACAATCTAGATTATCTATCTATCGATAAGACTGACGATTGGCAAGACCAGACATACAACTGGATCAAACCAATGGCTAGTAACCAGAACATTAGATATCGTTTCAATGATGAATACACTCAGTGGGTCAGAGAGAACATCATCGATACTTTTGAAGAAAACAATAGCGGCGTGATGTTCTTTGATAAAGAGCAACTACCACACACTGATACTACCAGAGAGTTCGTATTACTATACAACATCGAAACTGGTGGCCCTGATGCTACATTGAGTTTCTGGCAAGAAGATGGCCATCCTGTATTACGTGAGCGTGGACTAGCAGTTGAACGTAGTAGTCACTTGAAACTACTAGACAAGATTCAGGGACCACATAACTGTTGGTATATTCTGAATACACAGGTAATCCACAGTGTCGAGAATGTAACTAGTAGACGAACTAACTTTCAAGTAAGTTTCAATGCCCTACCGGAAAAGTTCAAATGAAGTGGCGAGAGTTATATTCAATCGCATTAGTAATCATATGCGCTATAAGTTTTATCTCTCTGCCATTTCTATTTCCTAGCGAATCATATAACAAGGCTCTTGGTGAATTTTCATACTACATGAGATAATATCTAAATAGCTGTATGATTACAGTACAACCAACCAGCGTAACAGATGAAAAAGATAAACACGGCCGCTCAATACTAGTGAAAACTGTGGCGAAGATTGGTGGAAGTGAGATGTACTCGTTCTTTCTGAGACAAATGGCTGACCTAATTGACAATGGTCACAGTAATCCTACTACGACTTGGGAAGACACTCACGGTGCTGTTTATGCTACTGAGTTAGATGGTACTATTCTAGGTCATATCGTCTATCTACACAATGTAGAGAAGCAGATGATTTGGATTACTCTTAGTGCTGTTGCGCCAGAAGCAAGAGGCAGAGGTTTGTACACACTAATGCATCATTACATAGAGCATATTGGCAAGTCACTCAAGTGTACTAGTATTCAAAGTGTTGTCCATGTTGATAATACCGTGCGTTTAGCTAGTGCTAAGAAGATGGGATTGTTACCACAGTATCATGTGATGTATCAGAAGCTATAAGAAAAGGGGCTCGTAAGCCCCTTTATTATTTCTGACCTTCTAAGAAGTCATCGAGTCGTTTGACTGCCTCATCAAAGTCTAAGGCAAATACTTTTGCCGATATCATACCCTCGTTGATAGTCATATCGAACGGAATCAATCCGTTGAATCTAAAGTCTTCCGGTACTTCAACCTCTACTGTAAATTCCTGTAGATTTTTAGCTCTGTGGATGAGGGCGTTTGCCATATCGACCGAGTTCATTTTAAGCAGCTTTCTTGGCTTCTGCTCTGGCGGCCTTCTCTGCTGTAATTTCAGCACGACGAGCCTTGATTGCTTTTGCTAGTTCACCCAGGTGCTTACGAGCACGAGTGCCAGCGGCGGCATTGCCTGCGTTGAACTTTGCGTTCTCTACGGTGTATGCGGCGAATTCCGCTTCGATTAGTTGCTGTGACATTTTGTTTCCTTTATTGAGTCAATTCGATTAGTGTAGCAGCCAGACTGATTTCTGGGATACCAACCAATGGTAAGTTTGCTAAGCCATTACGAATAGTAATGATAGCCTGGTCTTTTTGTTCTTGTGTTTTACCCCACAAGTCTAAGTTGTTGTACATCCAACGATAGATTTCTTCTAGCTGACCTGGATTCATACTCAAGTATTGTAATAGAATCTTACGGCCGTCTAAGATTTTGCCCGATTTGAAAAGCCCTGTTGCTTCTACAAGCGTAGAGTCTTCGTCACTGATACCTGCTTGTACCTGAAGTAGTGTACCAGTTGACGAATTGTTTTGTAGTTGGTTAAGGCACTTGCGTAAATCGGGGTAAGTAGCGCCAACATAACTATCGAGCGTGTCTAAGTCGAATTCGATATTCTCTGTTACGAGTACTGTTGCCGCACGTGCTGTAAAGTCTACACGTTCTGGCTTAGAGATTACGAATGTTTCGCAACGTGACTTTAGCGCAGGGATAATCTTGTGTGCGTAGTTACAGGTCAGCATGAAACGAGCAACGTTCGCATACTGTTCGATTAGGCCACGTAGTACCGCTTGTGCTGGTTGCGATAAGTAGTCAGCTTCGTCTAAGAGTACGACTTTGAACTTACCGAATGGCATAGTCATAACGAATGCTTCAATGCGTTCACGGATAAAATCTACGCCGTTATCACGTGATGCGTTGATTTCAAGTACATCGTACTCTTCAATGCCCAGTTCATTGATTAGAACTTTTGCTAGTGTTGTTTTGCCGGTACCTGGCTCACCCGCGAAGAGTACGTGTGGGCAACTACCTTCGGTAATCCAGCCTTCTACTTGCTTTTGTTGTCTGCTGTCAACGAATACATAGTCCGATGCTTTTGATGGGCGATATTTTTCGACCCACAATTTGTTTTTGAAACTCATCTGCGTAGTAACTCCAATGTAACAATTTTTCCTATTGAATCTCCCATATCATCAGTGTCATTGATAATATGTAAGCGTTGACTGTAGCGGTCATGATTAGGGTCGTAGTGAGACAATTCTAAGATGTAGCCGCCCTCTGCTGGGTGTAGAGTAAAGTTCAATGACTTGTTTTCTCTATTAAGGTCTGCTTGTTGCCTTGATGTTTTTACTGATCCTATTGAGTTCATATTTTTTAGCGCTTTCGGTATGTATGGAAGAGGTCTATCCGATTCTTGTCCTGCTGGTTGATTGTTGATTAAGTAGCCAGCACGTTTGAGTATTAGATTATCAAGCCATTTCATTAGTAACTGCCTTGTATTGTGAATATGGATAATGTTGTTGTAACCATACTAGCAACTCGCCATCATATGGAAGTTTGATTGAGCCGTATTTGTTTGTGATGTACATTAGCCCGATACCTTATCGCTTAGAGTTTCATCTTGGGGTAGATAATCACTGACCATCATTAGACCGTTGGGGTCTACACGACGAAGCGCATGAGTACCTGTTTCATCTTCTACATTGATAGCACGGGTCCATCGACCATGCTCTACTAGAACATAGTCACCTGGTTTGATTGTTGTTTGTTCTGGACCGACTGCGTATACTTGTGCCCAACGTGGGCGAATGCCGGATGATTTGCCGTCATCGTTAGGCAGAATGATGTTGCCTACAATGCGCTCTTTGAAACTCATTTCAGTGACGATTACATGGTCACGAAGCGGCTTGAGTTGAGCCTTGTTTATCTTGTGTGGTTCGAATGCTAATTTAGTCATGTAGCTATTGTATCACTTCATGTTGAAGAATACAATAGCTTTTGGAACTATTAGCGGACTGATTTGCCCACTGGCTCTTCCGCATCCCAGTCATTCATCTGCTGGAGTTCATTGGAACTTAGATCCAATTCACGCACTGCTGGTTGAGATGCTCGTTGTTGTGGGCGGTTAGCACTTACCTGACGTGGGATTGCGCCTGGATTCTGTCTTGAACGATTGTACACCTCATTTACACGGCGTGAGGAATCACTGATTACTCGATTGTGTGAGTCCAGGGTATTGCCGGCGGCATCTACGTTCATGTTGCCTACTGCTCGTGTGCCTTGATTTTTAGCACGTAGTTGCTCCATGTTGACTGTTTTGCCCATTGCTGTTTTGTAGTTAGACATCTGTTATCCTTATCGTAAGAAGTCCTTGACGTCCAGATCGTAATACATCGAATCGATTCTGTGAACACCAAGTAGGTACAAGACGTAACTAGCGACTGAACTGCCACGGCCTACGCCCCATACAATGTTATTTAGTCGCATAGTAGTCACTAGATAATGTAAATATTGGAGCAGTGGTAGGAGGTCTCGTTCGACATAGAGCAGGAGTTCTTCGCCCACTCGCTGTAGTTTAGCGTCATCACCGTCACATTTATCTAGTAAGTATTGTACTATGTCTAGGTCACGGTACTCCGGAGGCATGTGCCAGTTTTGTTGGAGTTGGTGATCGAACTCTTCTAAGGAGAGTGGTGGCTGGACATACTCCTGGATGTTGGGTGGGTTCTCAATCTCAAGGTCGTAGTGATACTGGATAGAGGTAGTGGCTAGAGCACCATCTAGTTGTTTCATGGGATCGACCATAAGCATCGCACATAGTTCATCTACGGTGTATGCTTGTTGGCCGAATTTATCCTGTATCATGGGTCGATTGTACACTATGCGGAGGTGACAGTCAACCTCTTTTGGATTAGTTGATATCGATTTTGCCCTTGATTGTACTGGAGGTATCGTCGAACATCTCTGCTTGTTTTTTAGAGATTTCGCGGCGGTAGGATCCTAATACCATTTGAATTTGTTGGGCCATCGAGTGATTGCCAACACTGGAAGCCCATGACATCTTCTTAGTGAGACTACTTACTTTTTCAGTTAGTTCTTCTAGTGTGAGGTGAGATAAATCACCTACGAATGGATGGTCGATCATGTCACATCCTTTAATTCGATGTATTTCCATAGAGCTGGCCCAGAATCAATTCCATTAACGCAAATGTATAACATATTTGTATTATCATTAAAAACCATTTGACCTGCGAATCCTGTAGTATTAGATGGTGGACTAGACGTTGTTAGTTCTATAGCGTTAGCTTTATTAGCTATGTTAGCGGAAGTCGCAGTGTTTGCTCTATTTGCTTGAGCCGATGATGCGGCGAACTGTGCATTACTGACAGTGCCATTCACATTGGCAGCATTTACTGAATAAGCAATATTAGCATATCCCGCATAATTCGCATTAGCAACAATACCGGATACATTTGCTCCAGCCACCGCATTTGCGGTGTCAGCGAACGTAGCAAGGTTCACAGTACCAGTTATGTTGGCGGCGGCAACTGAGTTAGCACTATCAGCTATCGTAGCCGAGTTGGCGGTATCCGCGATGTCGGCATGAGTGGCATCCGCTACTGGACCAACAATGTTATCTGCTAGTATGCCTGTAATACCAGAACCATCGCCGGTAAAACTGTTCGCCACAACAGGTCTATTAAATTCCCATGTTTGTGCTGGAATAAAATTATTGTAGTTGAATTTTAAATTAGCATTTGCTCCAGCAACACTGATGCCAGCGCCATTAGCAGTGTCTAAGTTAGCATTGATATCATTACTAAGAATAATTGTTTTGTTTGCCAACGAAAGAGTTTGACTCACTATGTTGGCATAATGATAATTTGATACGTTTAAGTTAGTGACTGTTAATGTATCGATGTTTGCTAAATTTGCTGTCAATGTATTTGCGATAGTGGCGTTACCTGCTACTGTTAATCCAGTTAAGTTACCAACACTAGTAATATTAGGCTGAGCATGACTATTAGCTGTTAAATTACCCTCAATGTTTCCAGAAGTGTACAGACTCGCCGCATGAATACTAGCAGTCACGTTTAACGATGTAAGATTTCCAACACTAGTGATGTTGGGTTGAGCACTAGATGATACTGTAGTTGCTGTTAAATTCGTGGCAGTAACTGTGCCATTTACTACCAAATCGCCCTTAATTTGAGTATTATTTTTGACTGTAATATAGTTAACACTCAGTTTATTAACGTTGTTGATGTTGCCACCAGCTGTAATTGTCAAATTAGCAGCGGCCATGTTTCCAGTTGTGGAGATATCTGCAATACTTTTTATGTTACTAGAGTACGTGTCTTGTAACAGATTAGCAATATCTGTCGCCATTGTAGATGTGAATGAGTCGTAGGTGTAATTAGCGTTTGCCATAGTATTCCAGTTATTATTTTATTACCAAGCAGTTGTGCCTAGAGGGGTCTTAGACCAGATATTTGTCGTACCGTCTGTGTAATCTGCCACACATACATAAAGATGAGTATTGGTTATCATTATTCTACCTGCTTTATCACCCTCACTACCAATACTAGATGATGGTGAGCCGATCTTAATCTGACTAGCTATTCTTGGTCCATCAATTTGAGAGATTTCGATTGTAGTACCGCAGTCTAGTGTCGTAAACATCCAATGTATTCTTGTTACTCCGTTAGGCACAGTTATCGTCTTTGTTAGACTTCCGTATGTATAACCCTCAATAGATAATAGTCCATTTTCCACTGATTCCGGTAAAGTGATTGTCTGTCCAGCAACAACAGTCAGAATTACCTCAACAGTTCCCATGGTATCACTTGGTGCCCACTTAGAGAAGTCTAAACTAATATCGTCAGTTACTGTACCAGTTTGTACATCACCCTTAGTACAATCTACAGTCACAGAACCCTTTAAGTTATTGCCCAATGAATAGACTGTTTTTCTAAATCCTAGAGTAAGAACGTTACTAATCAATCCGCCTGCCATGTTGTTGTCCATGGTAGTGCCACTCAACGCTTTCTTTACTAGTGCGTTACTCTGTAGATCCTCTAGTTCTGTTTTGGTAGTATCTAGTGAAGTCTTGATTGCGCTAAAGTTATCACGGAAACCCTGTGAGGAGTTGTTTACTCCTGCGCTAGGGTAGTTCACGTTGATTGCGCCTGTGTTGATTGATGACATTTATGTTTCCTTATTCTAGTATTTAGTAGCAGTTATTTTCTAAGTATCGTTTCTTGGTCGAATACTACGTAACTGTCAACTGTGTTATCGCCGCCGCCTGGGGACAGTGGCGTTAGTACCATTGTCATATTACTGTTAGCATCGGCCTTGATAATAGAAGTGCTATTGCCATACAGATACGGACGTATTTTGATTGATTGTTGACCATTGTAGCGTGGGTTTATCTCACTGATAAAGTACTCTACATCAGTAGTGATATTAGCAGTGTTGGCGCCGTCACGGAATTTGATGGGTTGGTTCATCTCTAACCCACTAGTGCTATCTACGATAATGTTAGTATCATTTTTGACGAGTTTAGCAGAGATTTGTGGCCAACTATCATCGGCGGTAGTGCCCCATGTGTAACTCATTGTTCTGTCCACTTCGAAGCGGTCCATAGAGAAGTTAAACTGATTGAGTGTCATACCTCTTTCTGATAGGAATGTTTCAATAGATGCGCGGACTATTGCGCCACGATCAGGTAAGGTGTAACATAGAACCCATGCCGGCACATAACCAGTATCACTACCGTTGCGTTGTTGACTGGTCATCCATAGTGGTAGTATTGACTGCGTGTTGACTTGCCCGAATGATGCTTCCAACTGACTGCGCATATTTGCTAGTGAGTTAGGATACACCGTTCTCGATAGAGTAACATCATCAACTACGATTGGGTATGGCCAAGTGACTGCTTTACTAACACTAACACCACTGGTATTAGATAGTTTGTCGATGATGGGTGAGTAAACAACTTCATAGATAATGTTGCCAGTATTATCACGTGCTACTGCTACCTGTAGATCACCTAAGATGAGTTGTTTAAAGTAGTGATTTTTCTTTATTACATTAGCGTACTTTGTGTAGAAGTCATTGGCGTTTTGACTAGTAGCGCCGTAAGCGTGAATGTATCTAATCTCTGGTGCGATACCGAAGTTAGTGTCACTAGCACGATACACGTTCGCACTCTGCTTTACTTTGATATCATTGAGTAGTTCTTGGATAGTGTAGCGTTGCTCACGTGGTAGTAGCGCACGAACATAGATAGTGTCATACGGCTGACTGGTAGTAACTACTGTTGTTAGTGTGAATGTCTTTTCACTAGTAACGCCATACTCTAAGTACTTAGGTGAGTATGCTTCGACTGTAAATTCATAGTCATTAGTGTCACCTTCACTTTGCGCTTCTGACGTTGGTTCGAATACTACACGACCGATGATGTCACCGTTCTTTAGTAGTTGTAGAGTTGGTGGTAATTTACCACCCACAATTCTGTATTGCTCATCAGTAATATCACTATCAAATGTAGCGCTGATTGATAGTCTACTAACTTCACCTGTATTGATAGAACCTAGATTACTGTCAGTGTTCCATGTGATAGTTGGTGAGATTGTACTACTGATAACAAAGTTTAGTGTTTCTCTTTCGCCATGAATGATTAGTTCGTCATCTACGCTAGCTACAGATAAACTAGTATCGAAATAGAAGCGTTTGATATCGATGTTGGCAGATTTTAGGTCACTGGTAGTGCCGGTAATCCAACCACCAGTAGCAATATCCTGTGATGGACTAGTTAGACTACTGAATGGCGCTGTTGCTGCCGCGCCCTCTTCTAAACCATACACGTTGTAAATCAACTTACTATCATTGTACTGGTCGTCTGCTTTGTTCCAGTCATAACCTACTAGTTTGTATTGTAGATTGACTTTTTCTTCGAACTCACCAATCTGTTGACCACTACGATAGAATGAGTAGTAAGGGTCTGCTGTATTTTTTATTTGTGATTTAGGCGCGCCGTTGAGAATAACTGGTATTCTGCCTGGGAATAGATCACCAGGATTAGTTTTGTTCCACAAGTATTCCTGATTACATACAGGGATTACGAAGTTTGCTGTGGCATTGCCTGTTTCCGTAGTAGCACGAATTGTAAATCTGTTTACTTCTAGAGTTGGTTGGTCATAGTAGTCAAGTGGTGGTTGCGGATAGCCACTGATATGACCTGTTGGCGACATCTCTAGACCGAGTGGTAAGTTACCGCTAATGATTTCATAAGTGACTGTTGTAGCATCAATCGGTAGTGTAGTCTGAATGTTGGCGCTGAAATATTCACTGTCGTATGGAATAACAGACATAGTGCCACTAGGTGTGTATGTAGCATTGCTGATTGGGGCAACATATATGTCATTAGCACCACTGTCGTTGTACAGGGTTACTTTTGAGTTCGACATATCTATGTTATTAACATACCAAGTAGTGTTATCTACATATGGGAATGATGTAAGTCCTGATACAAATACCATAGTGTTAGCAGTAATACCGAATGACTCTAAGTTGTATGGTGCGATTGATAGGGTGACCGCATTGCTAGCAACTGTTACACTGCTGATTTTAGGAGCGGCAATATTTGCGTTTAGTCGGTCACGTTTGTATTCATTACCCAACATACCTTGTGGTGTAGTAAATGTAGGTGTGTTCTTGCCGCGTACTTGTATTGAGAATGTTCTATCACTGTAATATGTGATGCCGTTAGTAACTGTTGTAGCACGTATGGTGAAGACACTTGTGGTCTGAGCGCTAACTTTACCAAGAGTTCCTGTTAGATACGCACGATTGTTTATGCTATTCAGTACTAAGTTGCCACGAGGGAAGTGACCGTTGAGTAGCGAGTATATTACAGGGACTACTTTTTCGTGTTGTAGAACAGTGATAGTATCGCCTACTTTGTAGATTTTAGAAGTAGTGTCGGTTAGATAGTTCCAGTTAGTACTGCCCAATCGTGCTATCGTGTATGTATTGCCGACCTCTAAGTCTTTACTGTCAATAACTGCTATCATAGTACCGGTAGTACTATAGTCTAGACATTTTATAGTGATGATGTCGCCTACAGAATACACAACATCTACTGTTTCAGCAACAGTATTCCAGTCGGTATTACCAAGCGAATAAATTACATATTGTTTATTTATTTCTAACTTATCAACAGGCATCACACTTAATGATTCTGTTGCCCAGCCTGTTCTGTAAGTTGCCTGAATACTATCACCAACATGATATGTAACGTTAGTAGTTCCAGCAACTGAATTCCAGTTAGTATCACCCAGCGTTACTATTTTGTACGTGTGAGTGCCGCCGCCATAAGCAGAGATAATTTCATCAGATTTGTAGTATCGAAATGCCGCACCATCATGTGTGCTACCAGGATTCTTTACCGTAACATTTTGGCCTACAGCGTAGGTTTTTCCACTAGTGCCACAAATCGAATTCCAGTTCTCTGTTCCCAGAGCTAAGATATGATACTCGCCACCAACTACCATTTCTCCTGTTCCTGGTACACGTGTGCCTGTTCCTGTGCCAACATTATTAGCAGTATAATTTTTAACTAGTATGTAGTCACCAACAGCATAAGTTCTGTTTATCGTGCCGGCTAGATAGTTCCACCATTCTTGTGTGTATGTCATCGAACCTAAGCTAACAATTTTATAGATAGTTCCCTTTTCGAATGATGTTGCGTATGTTGTCGTTGTCGTCGATGTTAGTTTGCGGGCTAAGCCTTTTGCTGAGGTTGATGTAATTTCTGTTACTACTTTTAATAATGAGCCAACTCGATAAGTAATTCCGGTAGTACCTGCGATAGACGCCCAGTCAACATTACCAAGAGTCTCAATCACGTACCACTCATTAGCTATAAGATTTTTTACTTGCGTGGTGGTTGATGCTTTGGTGGCAACATATCCAACACCACTAGTGGCCACGAGAGCTTGTGATGTTTTAATAAACTTACTTTGTTGATATGCTCTATTATTAGTGCCAGCAATTCTGTTCCACTGAGTTTGTGTCATTGATCCAAGGGACGTTATCTGATACCAGGTATCAGGCGCCCAATCATTTACTACTTGTGATGAACCAACTGTGAATAACTTAGCAGTACCGTTACTACTTCCAGCCGCAGTTGTTAGGGCTGTAGCATTAGAAATTGTTTTTATTATATCATTCACTGAATAAACTGTATTGCTAGTTCCTGTAATAGCATTCCAGTTAGTATTGCCTAGAGAAGTTATCTGATAATCACTGGCAGGCAGCAGAGCAGTAGCAACAGTATCTGTACTAGCTAGTGTCATTTGTGTGCCTGTACCATCAAATCTGTTCACTGACAGCACAGCGTCACCGATCGAGTATGTAACGCCGGTTGTGTTGGCAACCATGTTCCAGTTGGTATTACCTAGCGTTTCGATACGATAATAGTTCAGTGATGAGAATGAGTTTGCGTTTGAAATTGTTGTTGGCAATACTGCTCGACCAGTATCTTGTATTTTCGTAATAGTATCGCCGACAGAGTATGTTACATTACTAGTACCTGCTATTGTATTCCAGTTAGTAGTGCCTAAATCAGTGATGGTGTAGTGTTCACCAACTACTAGGTCATTGACCCATGTGTTGGCTCCAGTAACAAGATAAGCCATACCACTACCAGTAGATGTACCATCGACAGTTGATGTGGTAATAAACTCACAGTTGATAACATCATCTTCTAAAAAGATGTTTTCACTGAATGAATATTCACCATACGCTCTGCCGGTTAGTGCTTTATCTAGTGTGACTGCTTTACGATATCCTCCTATTTTTGCGCCTACTCGACTTTCTCTCAGTGGGTCATTAGTATTAGTGCTGGTTGGATCTTGTATTGTGCCATCTAACGTAGTTTTTAGATTAGTAGATGTTAATACATTGTATTCACCGTAGTATACTCGTGATATTGTCACGTTAGCATTAGAAAATGTTATACCGTCATTTACTACAACTGATTGACCTTCCTCGAATGGCGGGAATGCTCCATTGTGCTTTACACTGATCACGTTACCGTTGCCGTTAATAGCAGTTATCGATAACTCCAAGTTTGCCATATACACATTAGACACCAATGTGTTAGTGTTGATGTGTCCGCCTTGAATCACTTGACCATTACGAATAGCTGTAGAGTTGTCAATGTATAGCGTATGTGAACCTGATGCGCCGTTGCCGTTAGCAGTAGCAACTTGCTTGAGAATAGGTCCAGGTGGAGTTACCCAAATCGGTGCTGTCATTATTGTGCCTGTAGGATTTGTAGTGCTTGTTGATAGTGATGTTTGCGATCTTCTAGGCCGATTGTGCCGCCGTTGATGCGTTTAGTTAGCATAACGAAGTCGCCGCTGTCGCAGTATTGATTGAGTGAGTTGTTGTCCCAGAACCAACCAGCACTAGCAACAGCGCCTTGTGGTGTTTCCATGTAAGCAACACACTCTTCGACAGGGATACCTAGGTCGGCCGCGAACTTAGTGTAGTTTACTTTGCCAGTCAACTGAATTAGACCACGACCGCAGTAGCGATAACCGTCACCACTAGCCTCATCACCGTTGCCCATGCGATTAGCATAAACACGATTAGCGATACGCTCTGGTTGACGCTCATAAGATTTAGCAGTTGCTTCGTCTGGGAAGTATTTTTTGAATGTAGTCATCAAGCCTTTAGCGCCGTAGTTCAAGTTTTCTTTTACGAAGTTGAATGAACCACTCTCGTGTGCTGTTTGCGCTAAGAAGGCAGCTAGGCGCTGAGGGCTAGCAGTGAGTTCATAGTACTCGGCCACTTCGTTAAGCGGCTCAACATACTGATTGAGTACTGCTGGCTTTGTCTTAGGGCATAGAGCCTGTAGAATTTCTAGGGTTACTTGCATTTTATTTTCCTTTGCTTTCGTAAATTGTCTTATCTATTTTGCCGTATGCTCTCATCATACGACCAGCGATAGCGTTTGCTTCATCTTCGACCTGTAATCGTTGCTCATCGTCCATGTTGTCCGTGGCGGTACCATCTTCGAACTGTTTGAAATGTACCAGTTCATGGCATAGTGTTCGCATAGCGTCGGCCGCGTTACGGTTGGAGCAGTGTGTCCAGATTTTACCAGCACTATTTGTACTGCCGAATGAGCGCTGTTTGAGAACACGTGACATGTCTGTACCGTACTCAATGTCTGGTTGTCCTTTTATTTTGAGTTCAGCAATAGCCCAATCAGCAAACGCTTTGATTTGCTTGATTTTTGACTGTAATTCGTTGACTTCGGAGATTCTCATAGTTGTACCAATATCTTGTATTTATCATGTTCCGAGTCTAGATTTTATGATGTAGTTGATAAATAAAAGTGTAGTTCGCGGACATCCTACCTTCCCAACTACTCTAATGCTATTAAGGAGCACCAGCATGACTATTTATAAGAAGAGATCACCAAACTCCGTCTATCGCAGAATCTACGAAATGCGCCACGGAACTATTCCTACAGATGCCGATGGGAGAACTTACGAAATACATCATCTTGATGGTGACTGTACGAATAATTCAGTCGATAACTTAGTTGCCTTATCTATAAAAGACCACTACGATTTACATTTCAAACAGAGAGATTGGGCAGAATGTCATGCCATGGCAATAAGAATGAATTTATCACCAGAAGAAATATCCAAGAACGCATCCATGGCAAACAAGACAAGATTGTCCAATGGAACTCATAAATTTCTAAACTCGTCGTGGCAAAGAGATAAAGCACATAAACAACTGCTATCAGGAACACATAACTTTATCGGACCAAATTCACCAACTAAATTACAATGGACCTGTACTCATTGTGGTAAATCTGGAAAAGGCAAGGGAAATTACACTCAGCATCACGGAGATAACTGTAAAACCAAACATAAATAGTAACATGAAACATCTACTAATAACATTATTATCCGCGGCATTTATGTCGAGTGCCCATTCCTGGGTCCAACGTGCTCCACTACCGGTCGAACAATGTCGTGTTCACTCTCCATGGGGATTCGGTCAGACTGCTGGCGCCCAGCCTATCTGTCGTCAGGGCTACTTAGTCGCTTATGATGCCCCTGCTAAGATTCCACGCTATGTAGCCAGTACTCTCCTACCACAGAACGCTATCGGCTGTATCGCTCGTACCGATGCTTTCGTTGCTGACCAGTCGTTGGGTGGCACCGGCGCTACACCACAAGATTATGTAGGTACAGGCTTCGACAAGGGCCATGCTATCCCTGACGGTGATCTATCATACGACCAGCAAGTTGAGTATGAGTCATTCCTAATGACCAACATGTACCCGCAGGCTGGTAGTTTGAACCGTGGCATCTGGAAGTTGTTAGAAACTTCAGTACGTGGTTGGGCGGCACAAACTCGTCAGCCATACACTTACTATGTTGGTGCTTACTACACTATGAATAACCCAAAGATCGGTAACGGCGTTGTTGTGCCACACGGCTACTACAAGATTGTTATCAATCAGGCTACTAACGAAGTTGCTGGCTGGGAATTCCCACACGTTGCTCCGTATCCTAACTTAGGTAACGACTTGACTAAGTTCCGCAAGCCTATCGCTCAGATTCAACAGACGGCTGGTGTGAAGTTTGCTTTCCCGCCTAATGCTCGTGAGATTCCGCCTGGTGGAGAATGGCCGGTAGACTTCGGTGCTCTTACTAACGCTAAACGAGCACTCTGTAAATAACAAAAAGGACCCCGAGGGTCCTTTTTTATTGTAGGTCTTCTGCCGAGAATCCTATGTAACTGTTTTCATCATCTGACCGCATAACAAAACAGCCGCCTTCTTCACTTTCTAACTCGCCGATTTCCCAGCCCATACGGTCTAAGATTTTCTCGACTTGTTGTTGTGTTTTCAAGTCACCTTGATACCACATTTTAGCGTACTTGAGTAGTGCGTCCTCTTCGCCGTTGCCGTCATCATTACTGTCTGGGGCGAATTCGTTTAGTCGGCCTTGTACTTTTTTCAACTCTAGTTCAAGTTCTTGCACTCGTAGTTGACGACCTTGTTCTTTAGCAATAGCAATAAGATTCTTTAGACTACGAACGCGGTCTGCTTTCTGTGAGTCTTTGAACATTGGGCTCTTTTCGCTCTCGTCTAAATCTTCACTAGTGATGCGTAGAAATTTTGCTGGTAATCTATTAGCCGATAATTTCGATACGATAGTTTCTGCGATATCTTCACTAGCGATACCTGTTTTAATTACAGCGGAACCGTGTCTACCTACTTCTAGTACTTTTCGTATAGCATTAGTGGGTGGCAAATTTGAATTGCCGGCAGCAGCGGCTTGTGAATTACCTGGGTAATCTCTAGGTAACACCTTTTCTAATGCTTCCCATGCGTATTGAGCCATCCAATCTTTACCTGGACGACCGACTAACTCTATCGAATAACCTCTACGAGGTGGACGCTCGGTAGTAGGTGTTGTCTGTGTTGGGTTGCTGAATTGTGTAGCATCTCCCTCGAACTCAGATATTTTGATTGATTCTGTTATGATTTCACTGATTTTCATTTACCTGCTCCTTCGAAGATGCGCTTCTGTACTTCGTACCATTCAATCCACGCATCGTTCTTTACAGCACAGTCGTAGTATGTACCGTAGTTTAGTGTGACTGTATTTGCTACATCACTTAGTTTTGCTTTTTCATCTACTTTTTGTAGTTGTGGACACTTTACTTTGAGGCGCTCAGGCGCATCGGGGAACTTAGCAGTGACTGGCACTGCTGTACTACAGCCAGTGAGCACGAATACAACTATCATAATCACGAACACTGCGCCGATTACTGATTTAAATACTTGCTTGCTATGTTCTGGTGTCATTTTTTACTCGTCTTAAATGCTTTGTTTAGTGTACTAGCGGCACGTTTGACAATATCTTTACGCTTCATTGTATTCTTAGCGCCGAGGTGAATATCAGGACCTGAAATATCGCGGTCTCTAGTACCGTAGCTACTGATGCGCTTACGATTACTACCATCACGACCGCTGCCGTTGCCGTCCATCTCGCTTACTTGTCTATAAGGAACAATTTTAACATTGCTTGTTCCAGGTTTCTTTTTTAGCATCTTAGCGTGTTCAATAGCACCAGGTTTTAACAACAAGCCACTAGTGTGTTTGTCACTACCTGCTTCTGACCATGTTACACGAAAGCCTTTAGTACCCGCTTCATCTTCTGCTACAGGTCTGAACTTATGACCTAATTCTTTCATCTTGTCATCAGCGTGTTGTTCTAAACTAGCGTGTAATCCCATTGTTCTGCGAGGCTTCTTTGTTTTAGGAGGAGTTGATTGTTGTGCGCCAGTGTGCATGTTTCTCCAGTTGCCGTTAGGAAGTTTAGTCCATTCACCTGCTTCCGTCACGCCTTTCCAGTCAGTTTCGCCGCCTAAATCATCAATATACATCGCTTGCTTGATAATGTTTAGTAGATACTTCTTGGCTTCTGGTGTTGGTGCCATCTTAGCATATTGCTTTGCTGTGTAGTCGTCACCATTCTCTAACGCATCTCTAACATCTTGCTCAAGTCGTGTTGTGTCTGGGTCCCAGCCTTCCGCCACACGTTGCTCTTGCCATGTACCATCTTTGATGCGTTTGTTTTTAATATGCTGATAATAGTTTAATGAACCATTAATGCGCTCTCTATCAGCCGCTGTGCCAGACAATCCATGTTTTCTATGGTAATCAATCTGACTTTGAACAAACTTATCAGAGTAACTACCTTCCTCTGAGCCTTCCGCCATACCTTCTTTAGGTACGCAGTTAGGTACCTTCTTGCCGTTCTTTTCTTTCATGCCTACTTGCTTGTAGTCTAACCAGCATGGGTCTTTATCTTCTGCTAAGTCTTTGTCCTTCTTCTGTGCTTCGATATGAGCCATTAGACGCTCCCATGCCTCATCACTATCTGATTTCTTCTTAGCTTGTTCTTTATCACTTAACTTAGGCTTGCTTGTACGTTTACTGAACTCTGCGCGGGCTTTTTTTGTATTTGCTTTACGTGCTTCTTCTAAGCCAACCACTTTGTTCCATGATAGCTTCTTGCCGTTTGATAACATAGCGTGACATGGTCCGTCAATCATTTTAGCTTGTACGATACGAGCATCCGGGTATGCTTTAATGACTGCTTTGATCCACTCTTGTTGGGTCCGACCTTTACTGTCTGTTGCTCTGCCTTCTGCTACTGGCGCGGCTTGTTTCTGGGCATACTTATTACCCGCCTGATTATTTCTTTGGGTGTCTGCTGCCAAAATTTGTTCTGCTGTTGCGCCTGGTTTTAGGCCAACACTAGGTGCGATAACATCAAGATATGCTTGGTTACCAGCAATAGTTGGTTGCGCTAACATAATAGCAATTGGTGACTTGCCAGCCTTGGCTGCAGCCATGCCGCCAGCTTCGTCTGGGTTTGCTTGTGGTGCTGCCTGAGGTGCCTGTTGTGTGGCTGCTGGTTGCTGTGTTAGATTTACTGCTGGACCCGCCTCTTTACCAGCATCAATATTAGACATTTGTTGTTGATACTGTGCTGCCGCCTGTGGGTCATTCTTATTTAAGTATTCTTGTTGTGCAGCTTGTACTTGCTCCATAGATGAGCCAGGAGGTAGACCGAATCGTTTACCCATTCTATCTAGTAGCTTTTGTTGATAGGCGTCAGTGACTTGATCAATGTTTGACCCCGCAGCGGCGCCTGCTCTTGCGCCTAGTTTGTCTAGCATCGCTTGTTGTGGATTAGCTTGAGCTGGTTGTGCCGGCTGTTGTGTTGGTGCGGCTGGGGCCGCTTCTAGGATAATATCTGTTATTTTCATTTAGTTGGCTCCGTGGCATCGTTGTGCGCTTTGATGAATTCCTTGGGGATTTCGCATATGCCACCGGGCATAAATTTTGTGTCGTATTTAGTGACTTCGCGGTCGATGTATTGCTTTACAATGACCACTTTCTCTTTGACTTGTTGTTGCTTAGTAGCTACCTTGTCAGTGAGTTTTGTATTCTGTGCGGCAGCTTCTGCTTCGGCCTTAGCTAGTTTTGCTTCGACTTCTAGGACACGTGCTTCCCATACTTTGTTGTCGTGTAGTGCGCCTTCTAAGAAAAGCGTTAGAACAAGTACAAAACCACCAACTACTTTAAGTATGGTGGTGTATTGTTTGACGAATGAGAGATTGCCCAGTAGGGTGCCTATCAGAACTGCTAGAACACTAGCAATAAGTGATAGATGAAGGAACCAGTCGGGTAAGAATTTGAGTATCCACATGATACTCTTATTTATCAACTTTTGATACGAGACTGCCAGTAAGTAGACTGAGTAAACCAGTCATGGTAGCGTTGGAAGCCTTCTTCGACATCTACTCGAGGATCGAAGCCGAAATCTTGTCTGGCAGCATCGATATTGAGTGCACCACGTGATGGGAAGTCTAAGTCTCGGTCTCGACATTCGATAGTACCACGACCGGCGATTTTAACCGCCAGTTCGGCAGCACGAAGTAGGGACCAAGAGTGAGATTTTGTCACGTTGTATGTCTTATTAGCTGTATTAGGCGACAGAGTGGCCGCTACTATGCCGTCGGCAGCGTCACTAACGAATGTAAAGTCAAGTGTCTCATCGGCACCGTTGACCTTGAGTGTGCCGCCGCGTAGAGCAGTCAGCATGAACTTAGAGATTACACGGTCTTCCACGTCGAGTGGACCATATACAGCAGAGGGGCGTATAATAGTATGAGCAATGCCGTAACGGCGAGTATAGTCTTTGACAAGCCATTCGCCTGCGAGTTTGAGTATTCCATATTGTCCTTGAGGTCGGCAGTCATAATCTTCCTTTACATCGTCAGTAAAATCACCATACACCATTGATGAAGAGATATACACGAACTTCCGGACATCATAGTGAGCGGCAGACTCTAGTAGGTTGATTAGGCCCTCGCTCATTACTCGGCTACCTAGAGCAGGGTTGTTGTTGACTACTTTCTGGCGAGGGAACGAGGCCATGTGAACCACGATCTCGGGCAAGAATGATCTGATTGTCTCATCTACTGTCTTTGCGTTAGAGATATCACCCACTAAATTAGTAGCACGTTCAATTAACTTACCTCGTTCAGTCAATAGATAATCTAGTTCATCTTGTTGTATGATACCGTAGTTTGTTCTATTGTCTAGTGTAGTAACGTGATGACCCGCTTGTAGCAGTCTATGAACTACGTTGTGTCCGATTAGGCCTTGACCGCCTGTTACTAGTATCCTCATTTCAATAATCCTGTAATGTATATAATCGTAAAAATAAAGTTAGGTATCCACATTGCTGGCTCACGCCATAGAACACCTAGCCACATCCATAAGTTAGCCGCTACGAGACCCATCCATCTATCGTAAGGTGTAATATCGTAACTGTTACATATTACTAATAGTAAACTAGCGAGGGTTGCTGACCACTTGATGTAAAAATCTAACTTCATTTGTATTTAAGTAGGAAATATGTATGGTCAGCGTCTTTTAGTTTTGCTGTGATTACATAGCGTGTACCATATGTACTATAATCTAATTGTCTTTGCCACATAGGTGTCTCGACTGCATTGTCCATGACCCATTGTCCCACTTCGCTGTTTTCCCACTCCCATAGAGGCTGAGCCGCGTATAAGTCTGGATCATCAACATCTCCCATCATAAATGAGTGAACCACTATGTGGTATATTCGGTGAGCAACATCGTCTATTACCATTACATCATTGGTCGGAATTCCTGGCACTTCTCCCAGATACCCCTTATCAACCAGATATGCTTTTGCCATTATACCGCCATTGGTGCTTTGATGGGACCATGATGTAGGTAGTTCACTAATTCAATATCAGTCATTTTGAATTGATTGATATCTTTTATAGTGGGGTTCATTCTAAGTTCTACTTGAGTTGTTATAGGCTCTCTGCTTAGCTGTTCCTTAACTTGATCGATGTGATTGAGATAGATATGAGTATCACCTGTAGAGATTACTAGTTCGCCTACACCTAAGTCACATACTTGCGCTATCATATGTGTGAGTAGTGCGTATGATGCTATATTGAACGGTAAACCTAGGAATACATCTACACTACGCTGATACATATGACAGGATAGTCGGCCGTCCTTACTCACATAGAATTGAGACATAACATGACATGGTGGTAGAGCCATGTTGTCTAATTCACCTACATTCCAAGCAGAGATTATGTGTCTGCGTCCGTGTGGGTCTCGTTTGATGCCGTCGATGAGTTCTCGTACTTGGTCAACCTCTTGTACCTGAGTAGTAGACCTACGCCTATAAGTATTGCCAAAATCGTCATTGAATGTTCCTTCGCCTCTTAGTTTATGTTTGCGCCACTTGCGCCATTGTACGCCGTATACACGACCTAGATCACCTTCATACTGAGCCTTAGGTCGCCAGTATGGTGCTAGTGCGTTTGGTGTCCAGATTGTCACACTACCTTCACGAGTGCCGTGTGTTATCTCTGCTAGTCTGCGCTCGTCACTTGAACCTTCTAAGAACCATAAGAGTTCTGCTTTACAAGCGTTGAACGCTAGCTTCTTTGTAGTGACTGCTGGGAATCCGTTTTGTAAGTTGAAACGAAGTTGTCGACCGAATACTGATAGTGTGCCTACGCCTGTTCTGTCGCCTCGTTGTTCGCCGTGATCTAATATATGTTGTAATAATTCAAGATACTGTTTCATGTATCCATGATATCACGCTCGTGTGTAGATGTCAAGCGTGTGGTCACCAAAATCTTCGGTTTTGGATAAATTGAATCCTTCTAAGAAGAGGTCAGTCTTCATTGTTACTGTTGATTTGGTAATGAGTTTGAATCGTGTGAGATACACCGTGTTTATGAACGGGCGAAGTTTCCAAAGTGTTTCTGCTCCGCCGATTACCCACACGGGTTCATCTTGTGCGATATTCATTGTGAGTTCTGTGATGCCGCGATACACTTCACAACGTTGGTCTTCTAACGTGCGTGATAATACAATGTTGCGACGATTGGGCAGTGGCTTAGGCATATCACTTCGCCATGTTCCGCTACCCATTATCACAGTAGCACCACTAGTTAGTGCCTTGAAGCGCCGCATATCAACGCTATTATGAGGCCACGGCAGACCGGTGGGTGTACCGAATCCGCCAATAGCATCCACTGCAAAGATAGCCTTCATTTCAATCCACGTAATAGATTATCTGTTTCCGGTTGAACGATATCAGCAATATTCTCAATATCTAAAACGAATTCGATGCTGATCATTTCTTCATCGTATTCTTCTAATTTGATGGAGATTGCTTCTTCGATTTCATCTGGCTCCATACCCTGCTCAAGTAGGAGTTTGACGTTGATTGTTCGCTGACGGCGCCCTTGTAGTTTTACAATCAATTTCTTGATGAACTCTACTGGAATTTTTGACTTCTCAACGTCTTGGATGATGTGTTCCCACTTTTCAAAGAGTTCGGGTGCCATAGTATTATTATCCTGTTACTGACGCCTTCTTCGCTCTAGGCTTTTTAGCCTTAGCTGGTTCGGCTACAGTATTTATCGCTGGACCATCTAGTTGTTGGGCCTCTTGTAGTAAGCGATCGGATTCTGCTAGTAGACCACGTGCTTCGTTGGCCATACGCTGTGCTTGTTGACGTAAGTTGTTTGCTAGTACTTGATCACCAAGAGCGTCATTGCCGCTTGCCTGTAGTGGCTGTGATGGTACTTTTGGTGGGTCACCACGCATACGACGAGCTACATCTTTTGGATCTTGAAGACCGCGACTTTCGTCTAGTTCTTTCATTTTCTGGACTGCCGCTTCACCCTTTTCCATCTCAGTCAACATAGTATTCAATTCGTTCAAACGAATGTGTTGCTTTGGATTAGTGGTGGGAGTCATGATGATTTGGTCTGTTTGAACCTTCTTCAACATACCTTCATGATGGAGAACCTGTAGAATGATTTTACCGTCACGTGTATATGTGCGATTCAATTCATCTGCTAGATTGGCTGCTTTTTGACCAGCAGGACTTTCGATAGCCGCCATTAGCGGGTCGTGGATGTTTTGATTTAGCAACTGAGTATAGACCACTAGTGCCATATGAGATTCGTCAGGAATCTCACGGAATACGATTGCTACCTTACGGTCGCCGATTTTACCTACGTGTTTGATGAATGGTTGTGCCATGAGTACTCTCCTTCTATAAATTTAGAGTTTGAGTATTTAGAGTACCATGGCACTCCTAAAATTTATTTTACTAAGGCGGCAAGTGTGCGATAGTTTTCCCAGGCGGCTAGTACGCTCTCATTACCGTACTTGCTAGGCACGGGTACAATATCTAACCATAAGGTACTGGCTAGGTCTTCATGTACATAGCCGGTGTCTTCACTAAATGTTCGTGGTTGATGAATCTTGCCACTATGCCATAGATAGTACGCAAGGTCAATCACATCATCACGCTCGAACTCACCCAGAGAGTAGCCTACATTACTAGCATAGGGGTTACCCTGCTCATAGTATGCGTTTACTACACCAATGAATCTGTCATAGTCGGGCGCATAAGTGCGTGTGATAATCACTACCACGTCCTCTTTCTTGACTTCGCCAGCTAGAATACTGGTCATACAACGTCCCAAACTTGTTCCAATTAGCATCTTACTATCCTTCCAACTGTATCGTACAATAGCGTACCAACATCACGGATTTCGTCCATGACTGATTGTTTGTCTTTTTCCCACTCGTCGCAGATTTCTTCTGCTGTAAGTAGGCTCTCAAATTGCCATATCTCTCTGTGGTTCTTCTTATCTAAGACAGAATCGATTACCATTGTTCTGATTGGATTACCGACGAGATGTGCGTTAGGATCATCCGCTAGTATCATCACTAGCTGATTCTGTTCATGTGCGGTAAAGTCAATCAATTCAAGGATATCATCGGGTGTCCACATGATAACATATGTATGTTCAGTGTCTCTCATCGTATCATCCGATATAAGGTCTCTACTTCATCTAGTAGCTTTTCAAACTCAGGATGTTTCTCTGCCTTTTGGAGAACATCTAACCACTCCATCCATCTGGTGATTGTCGTGCCTCGATACACGTATGGTGAATTGAAGTCATTTCTACGATAGACTTCACCACTACCATCCTCATAGATAATAGTGGTGATTTCTTCACTCTTGTTTACGATAGACATTACTCAGTATAGTATGCCCAGGCTCCCCAAGGAGGAGTCACTGACTTAGCGTAACTGCCTACGCCGATCCAGGTAGTGTCGCAATAATCAGGATCACCCCAACTACCGAACGGACACATATCAGTAAACACTACCAAGCGATTAGGAACGATTGCTTCCTCTTTCAAGTACTTGAAGATACAAGTAAAGTCTGTGCCACCGCCACCGCCAGGAATATACTCAGTAATACTTTCAAGGTTCTCACTAGTGTACTCAGCGGGATTGTGAGTGCCAGTGTCGAAGCAGAATACTTTGATTTTGTAACCCGAGAATGAATCCATGATACCTTGAATTTCACCCAAGAATACCTTGATATCATCATTAGAGATACTACCCGAAGTGTCAAGTGCTACAACGATATCGACTTCTTCACCAGGCGCACGACCTGCCATGATAGCGTCCATGTGCCAGCTACGACGAGACGGGCGCATGAATGAATAGTCAGTGCGAATAGTAGCAGTCAAGTTCGCTTGAATCAACTCACGCCAGGGCATCTTGGGCTCGGTAATATCGTTTACCATGCGCTCAACTTCACCGGGCAATGAGTGACCAGCTTCCTTAGCTTGACGAGCGGCGTTGATGATATTCTGCTTGATTTCTTGCTTGAGTTGGTCACGCTCCTCTTGCGACATTTTAGCAGGGCCCTTGCCTTCGTTGTCGTCATCACCGTCACCATCACCGTCTTGCTCGTCCATGTGTTGATCGAGCAGTTGATCGAGCAGGGAGTCGAGGTCGATGTTCTTAGCGTTCTTCATCAAGTCATCATAGATATGCTCAGCGCCCTTGCCGTCATACTTGCTTTCATACAAGCATGGTACAGAGGTAATGAAGTCACCAACACGATGACGCTTCAAATCAGCATTGACCGCATAGTCATCGGCAATGTTCCACATCTGTGGGTCACGGTCATCACGGCGACCCATGTGGTCATACACAACGTGGAGAACTTCGTGACCGACTAGGAATTCTACCTCGCCAGGGCGCAACATCATAATGAAGCGACTATTGTAATAGAAGTGTTTGCCGTCCGTAGCGGCCGTAGGCAACCATTCGTCAGCGTTGACTAATTTCAAGCGAGTGGCGAGGTTACCGAAGAATGAGTGCTTTAGTAAGAGTGATGTACGAGCGATAATAAGGCGGTCACGGGCCTCGTTATCAATAGCACGATCCACTGGTCCAATCAAATTATCGAACTGGTCTTTATTTTTGCTTTTCTTTTTTGTAGCGGTCGTCATTGTGGTCATACGAAATCCAGTGAGTAAAAGTATATTATAACCCAGACTTGAACGTTTGTCAAGTCTGGGTTGAGGCTTTTAGCGTGTGGCTGCGGCTGCCTTGATGAACTTGCCGAACTTCTTGTTGAATTCGTCAAAAGACTTCATCTTCATTGGGTTCAGCGGGATACCGTAAGATACCAGCGCAGTCTTAGCACCCATGATGACCAACTCAGTCTCGAAGTTTTTCATCATGTAGGTGATGAAGTTGTCAGTCATCTTGTTCAACTCGTCAGGTGCGACTTTGTTTTCCTTAGCATCACGCAACTCGTAGCACAAGCTAACGGTCAGTGAATACATAGCAGAGACTTCTTTTACATCGAGGTCAGTTACTTTGCCGGACAGGATGTCTTCGGCTTTGGGCAGACGACCAGCGAACTTGCGGTGAGCCATGAATTTTGCGGCAAGACCTTCACCGACACTACCTGATACAAGAGTGAACAGGGTATCAGTGTCCATGTCGTCTTCTTTTTGTAGCAACTGGCTAACAAATACCCACGAACGAGGTGTAGCAAATGCCTTAGAAGAGGACTTAGCATCGAAGTCATACATATCACTCTTAGCGAATGAGAGGTAACCAACAACATCACGGTGAATGTCATTGTCGAGAGCCCATGCTTGCCATGATGTAAAGTCAGGCTTCATTTCAACGTGAACAAAGCGGTTAGCAAGCGGCATGGGCATACGATAGGTAACGCCCTTGTCACTATCACGGTTACCAGCGGCAACGATTACAACATTGTCAGGGAGAACATACTTACCAACACGACGGTTGAGAATAAGTTGATAACCGGCGGCTTGTACACTAGGTGCGGCAGAGTTCATTTCATCCAAGAACAGGACGATTACGGGATACTGAGAAGCAAGTTCCTCGTCGGGCAAGTCAACAGGAGGTGCCCAGTCCATCTTGCCGATATCTTTATTGAAGAAGGGAATGCCACGGATGTCCGTAGGTTCCATCTGGGCCATACGCAAGTCTACCATGTAGCCGCCAAGTTCCTCGGTAATCTCAGCAACGACTTCGGACTTACCGATACCAGGAGGACCCCACAAGAATACGGGACGATTCACAGCGAATGCGGTGAGTAGTGCTTTACGAGCGGCGATGGCGTTGACGCTATGGACGTCAGATACAGATGCGGACATTTAAGTTTCCTTTGAGTTAAAAAATTGATGTAGTGATTGTAAACGAGGTTTGTGTTTGTGTCAACTGATAGTTGATCCAATTACATTGTGAAGTAGCGCTCAGAAGCAACAGAACAGCCGTAGGGAGTGTCGTAGCGCTCTTTGACAGGAGCACCAGTCATAAGATTTTTGACCGTTACATAGGTCTCGAACACATTGACCACATAGCCTTCCTTGCGCTTAGCGTCAGCAACCGTAGAAATGTAATCTTTAGTACTAGGAGCAAAGTCCAGGACTTCAACAAAGCGGAGACCCACCCGATTACGGCCATAACGCTCGTCTTTTTTGATGCGTTTGTCGGCTTTGTAGATTTCCAGGGTATATTCGGTAAGTGCTGACATTTCTATCTCCGTCTAAGTTTCAATACAAGTATTGTAGCAGGTTATCGATTTATTGTCAAATTTTGGAACGCTTGGCTTCCATCATTTCTGACAGAATGAACTTAGCGATATTCATGTGTTTACGAACATACTCAACTGAGCGTGGCCCAGTACCCATTGCCATCATTTCCTGACAATCTGACATGATACCCATGACTACCATTTCCAGTCCTGTGAACTTAGCAGTAATACTTTCCATGTACTGCTGGCGGATTTCTTGTTCAGACATACCGTAGCACTTGGTTTCAAATTCAGTCATATCGCTTCCTTGTCAGTTTCAATACAAGTATTGTAACAGGAAGACGATTTATTGTCAATTTTTGGAAATTTCGATGTTCATGTCCTCGAGCTTGGCCAGCTCTGCTTTGAGGCGGAAGATAGGAAACTCATGGCGACCAGTTGGAAGACCCTGGACCTTCATCTGGTCGACGGCAGCCTGTCGTTGGGCAATCTCTGCCTTGATTTCGGCTATTCGTTTGTCGTGGATTCCCTCGGCAAATGCGGTGAGGGATACCAAGGCCAAAAGTAGTACTAATCGTTTCATATTCACTCCTGTTGATTTACGATTTAGAGAGTGTACATGGAATGTGATTTATTGTCAAATTATTCTAGTAGGGCGGCCATTGTGATCCATTTGTCGAGATTGTTGATAGCGTTATTGATTTCTTCTACTTTGCTCTCACATCGTGATTGGTAACTGCCGCGGTTACCGTGCTGTCGTGCTTCGACTTCTAATTTCGATAAGTCAGCTACTAGGGTGTCTATCGTTTTCAGCATCTTACGCAAGTCACTGTTGTAACTGAGTTGATTGAGTTGGTCTTTCAAGCTGTTGCGAACTTGATCCCAGTCTAAACTATGAGTGACTTTCATCGCGGTGTATTTCTATGCCGCGGCTGAGGTTTGTTGTATTCGTAGCCGTATTGTCTATGTAAGTACTCTACAAACTTCAACACTTCATCTTCTTGAAAGTCAGTATGTAATCTATCGTCGTTGTACACTGCGGCTGCCTTTGTTACTTTATCTAGCCATTCTTTATCATTCATAGTGTTATCCTCGGAGTTATTTATTCCAAAAGAAAAAGCCCACTACGAAAGTGGGCTATAGGATGTTGGTGTAGTTGTTGGGTTGACTACACCCATCGAGAATCTAACTGGGATTAGAAACCGATTGATACACCTAAACCAAGAGCGTTCTCTTTGATTGTCTGTGCGCTATGTGAGGCACTTACATCAAATGAAACATTCTTAGCAACTGGCAATGAGTACTGTGCGAACGAAACTGTTTGCTTAGTACGGGCGCCATCTTCGGTTGAGCCAACACGAGTCTTAACACCAGCTAGTGCGAAGCCTGGGCCAACTTTAACGCCGTATGTAGCGCCGACTAAGCCGTAGTTGTAGCCCTTGATATCGTGACCAGCGCCAACGAATGGGGTGATGCCAGCTAAGTTGAACTTAGTGTTAGCGATAGTAGTCTCTAGGCTTTGACCAATTGTGTTATCAGCGAACTTAGCAGTGCGTGATTGTAGACCTAGTTGATAGTCACCGAATGACTTGCCAGCACGAACGTACTGAGCAGTACTGTCTTGAGCGCCTTTGCGACCTTGTACGTTCTCAACTGATACTGATACATAGTCAGCGGCAAACGCTTGGGATGTTACGGCTAAGGCCGCGATTGCTAGAATTTTCTTCATTGTGTTTCCTTTGTTCTGTCGTTAGACATTAGAGATAGTTTAGCATAATTTTAAAGTTCGTCAATAGATTTTGGATCAATAGATACCGGTATCTAAAAATCCTAATTTTTCAAAAGCAAATTTACGCTCAGTACATTGCCAACATTGATTACATCTTCCCTCGGTCTGCTCAGTACAACTATGAGTATGGTCAGATAACTCCTGTAAATTTAGTTGGAACATCAAGTCGATGATATGTGTTTTCTGTAAGAGAAAGAATGGTATGACTAGTTTCTTTGGTGGGTTGTTGATTGTTCTGTTTGGTGCGCCTGGTAAATCTTCTAGTTCTGGTGGGTTTTGATTGATTGCGTTGTACAGGAGATCGCACCAGTTGTTCTCTAGTATCTGAATAACGGCTGACTTACCTTGCTGGCTGTGATGTAGAGTCGTGTCACCTACTTTGATGGGATGCGGGATTGTCCACGACCATCTAGTATTCATCCAGTCGATTAGTTTGACCGTGTTATTGTATGACCCATCGCTCTTATCGATTGTGAATGTAGTTGGCATGATACCATTACTTGCTAGTATCGCTAGTAGCACTGCGCTATCTAGGCCGCCACTAATCATAATAGCGTTGCGTAGTTCCGGATTGATTGGTACTAGAATCTCAGTACCATCTACTCTACTTGTGTACTTCATACTTTGCTTTGTAATATCTATCTAACCAACTCCACTCGAATGTCTTCATTAGTTCACTATGTTCACCACTGACTTGATTGTAGTATTCGATACCGTCTTGTGCGCCTAATAAACTCCACTCGCAATTATCGCCACGAGCGTATGTTCGCCATACCTCTAATCGTTGCTTACTCTCATCGTCATTGGCGGCACATAATTTTACCGCTTCACGGAATGCTGTTCGCCATGTAATGAGTGGGTTTACATTGTATTGAGCAATACCGCTATTGACTGGTACGATATCATGTAGTTTACTCATTGTAAAATCTAAGCCGTAGTTGATTGTTTCTAATACTAGTTCCCTGTGATAGCATACTGCCGCTTGGTGACCATACTGTAAATCATTTAGGGGATTAGTAGCGTAGAATATGTAGTGCTTAGGCTCATAGTCTCTGCGTGGTTGATAGTCAAAGTCGAAGTGTTGGTCTGCCCATAATTTACCAGGAAACAGTATGAACCAAGATGTAGTACTAAGTTCGGCCGCACGTCTAATAGCATTCTCTCTGCCGTTTACACCACGCACCCAGATAACTGATCGACCAGCAAGTTCACATAATCTGTTGTATCTGAGTTCCTCGTCTGGTTCACCATTACTCATGTAGACAATATCTAGTGGTCGATATTTTATCTTAGCACGTGGTGTAGAAATGACCTTGATTGGTAAATTAGGACCTTGATAGTATTCTATTGGACGATAGGTATTACTTCTTGGATAATCTCTATCGAAGAATTGATAGTTGTGTGGAAGTTCTGTTGAGTTTGGATGCCAACTGAAATCAAAGTCAGTCCATTCTATGTCTTGGTGTAGTCGCCAGTTTTTTTTATCTGGTAGATTTATCGCACGTTGTGTGGTATTGTAGATCGTAGTAGTAGCGCCAGCACACACGTATCGTGGGCCGCCAGTGTCCTGCCATTGTGTACCAAATTCGATGATATGCCCGTCTTCTCTTACTGATGGTGTCCATCTAAAGTTGAAACGTGATGTATCTAATCCATCTGGCACTTCCCAGTAATCTTCACTTTCTATCATAGCATCTATTTACTAACTAAATAATGTAATGAAAGATTTTAGAGTTAGTGTGGGTGCCCTGGCCCACTGGATGAATGCTATTAGAAATTTGCTCTCGCACGAGGAGCGTACACGTGCGCTTGATGCGCTATGGGATGGTCAGTTAGATAGTAAAGCATGGTTAGTTAGTGAGTTGGCTGAGTTTACTATGGGTCCTGCTAATATTTACATTTTTGGTGGCTGGATTGGTATTCTTGCTAGTATGATTATGGAACACGATGATATCGAAGTTCGTCGTATTCGTAGTATTGACTTAGATCCGTGGTGCGAAACTATTGCGGATACAGTAAACAAACCTCACGAGATTAACAGTTGGAAATTCAAAGCCGAAACCGCCGACATGAAGACCTATGTGTACAGTAATCAGTATCGTCCAGACATCGTAATCAACACTAGTAGTGAGCACGTTACACAAGAGGTGTATGATGAATGGTACAAAAAGATACCTAATGGCACATTGGTGGCAGTACAAGGCAACAACTATTTTGATTGCGTAGAGCATGTCCGTTGTAGCTCTAGCTTAGATGAATTTATTAGGATGAACAAACGTGATAACTCACGTATCTACTATGAAGGTGAGTTGGTAACTAATATGTACACTCGCTACATGGCTATTTGGAGAAAAAATTGTTTCTAAAACGTACAAAAATGAAGGTCGATTTAGATCGGGTCAATGCTAACCTAGAACGAGTTCTTACACAATGTAAGTGGGGTGACCGAAATCAGATTGGTCTTAGATACAGATATGGCGCAGAGGACAGATGGTTGGATGCTACCGGTAGCTTGTATGATCGCACAACAAATACTAAGCTGTCTAGTGAAATTGAATTCAATCAGTGGACCATAGGTGATGATTACTACATAAGACGATCTATTGAGAAGTTGTCTGAGCGTGTTGGTCAGATCGGTAGAGTTCGTTTTATGAGATTACTACCTAAAACTGGCTTGAGTGTTCATCGTGATGATGAAATAAGGTATCATCTAGCGTTGAAAACTAACCCCAACGCTTACATCGCCCGTGCTAGCGATTTTGTCATTGAACAGAACAGTCCGGAGTCTGTAGTGGCCACGTGTTATCACATACCCGCTGACGGTCACTGGTGGCGTGTAGATACACGTGAAGTTCATTGGGTCTACAACGGCGGAAACGAAGAGAGGATTCATCTAGTCGTTTGTGGCGTTTAGAGAGTGTGCTTAGTGTATTTGTAGATTCCGTGATATTCAGGGAATGTTTCTAAAAAGTTAGTACCGCGGCGATGGTCATGCTCATCAACAAAGCGAACTAAATCTTGTCTTGCTGCCATGTAATCCTTTTTAGCGCTATCATTCATCATATTGACTACCCGGCGCATACCATCAATCTCGTGTGGTAGAAATCCCGAGATATTGCCTGGTACTTTGAGAGCGTTCTCAGTCATGTATTTTAAACTTGAACTTGCGTAGTGGATAAACTCTTCACCAAAGATGTATGGTGCTTGATGCTCTGGACGATACAAGAATGGTATGTCGATTAGCAGTGGTTGACGTTTATTTTTTCTGGTAGTAGCCTCGTGCTTCTTCTTCATCGCATAGATATCTGCTAAGAATCTATCATAGGTAGTAAGACTTAGAATATTGTATGTACTCATAACAGTAACATGAACGTCTGGTAGTTCAGTGAGCATTCGGTCTAGATTTTCTAGCCAGGCATTGTAGTTCATGCCGTATCGAATGTATTCTGCTTGGGCACCAACCGCTTCGCAACTAGTGAATAGTTGTAGTTCTTTGACCGCACCTAACTCCTGTATTCGCTTGAATCGTTCGATTAGTTTATCATTCAAGCCGTCGGGGGCATTTAGATTAGTATTGATACTGAGTTTCAGGCGTGGGTTGGGATTCTCAATAACGTAGTCTAGTACCCTGAATGTATCTTTTGATAGTAGCGGTTCGCCACCGGTGATGCGAAACTCTTCTAATTTAGCATACAATTCTGGCCACCATTGCCAGAATGCTTCTACGTACGGATTATGCTCACGTGCTAGATAAGGTATCTTTTTAGTAACTACAAATCCCTCGATATCATTGAACTTAGATTTTGTTGGATACCCACCATATTGCTGAATTTCTTCCATCCATGCGCTACTAACGTTTGGACTACAATAACTACACTTAAAATTACACACATTACTAAATGATACTTCTACATAACTAGGAAATACATCATCAGTAGCAGGCTTACTAACAATATCTGGTATGTGTGGTCTGGCCCAAGTTTCACCGCTTTTTAAAACACGATCACTTAGTAAAGTTCCACTGTCTTCTGAGCGCCAGCAATACGAGCACTCCTGTGGCCTAAGGCCATCTAGCATGGCTTGTCGAATGTTCTTTTTGTATGCTGTATTGTGTAGGGCACTAGGGTTTTCTACTAACTCATCAAGCGGAACAATGTGAGTGGCCGGGTGATGGCAACTATGAGTGTGACCGTTCTGTAAGTGTAGGGTCACTTGCTTCCACTTTGCGGCACAGAATGATGGCGAGATGTTATTGATTTCGTCACGCACTTCTTTGATGCGAATTGTTCTTGTGTTGGTCATTGACCTTCTCTAGTCATTATTGTTTTGTTTTGCCACTGACTAGCAATGTAATCTTTGAAGAACTTACTAGCCTCGCTATTGAGTTCAACAATGTTAGTGTCTAGTTCAGAGTTTAGTTCTCTGGCGATTACTGAGGCAGTTTGTTCATCGTCGTTTTTATGTAGTTCCCATAATCTATCTAAGCAATCGAAATCTTGTACCTCTACATAATCCCACTCTCGTAGCATCAGATAGTGAGTACCAAGTCGTGCGCCCAGTAAGGACCAGAATCCGTTCTCTACATCACGACCGATAGTGTGCCAGATAGAAAGATTTTGATAGTTGCGTTTGAATACCCAGTCTTTGAAGCCGCGGGTGTTTTCGGGCATCTTGCCGTTACGACTACATAATTTTACTCCCTCTCTGAATCCAGCACGCCATGCTTGCTTTGGCGAGTAATTAGCGTAACTAGTAGAGTAGCAGTTATGTAGCGGCCAGTAATTACTGTCGAAACAAAACTCAATATTAGTCTTATCAGATCCCGCACTATTCTCATGTGTTCTCATTGAATTTACATACGATTTAGTCCAAGAAGAGATGCCACCGTTACCGTAATGTAAGCCGTTGATGTGATTACGTGCTCTCCATCTAAACTGACAGTAACGATTTTCAGGAGTTATTTCTAAGTATTGATCGAAGAATTCCGGCTGAACTAGATTATCACCATCAACTAGAATAAAGCGCTCTGTAGTACTTGCGGCTGCAGCCGCTTTGTGTGCTGTATCACTGCCCTTTATGCCGTCTACTCGTTTTGCCCAGGGAGCAATTGCTTTCAGTCTAACCCAGAACTCTTCTTTTTGTGGTTCATCGTAACTAAGATAGACCAAGTCTAGTTCATCGATATGTACGATTTCGGTATCACTCATGTTCAGCTTCGTAGACATTGACTCGATAAGTATCATGGGCAGTATTATCGAGTTCATAGTAATACAGTGGGACGCTGATGTCACCTCGATGAACTTTGAATGTACCAATATCACCGCGTTCTAATTTCATTACAGTCGAGATGCCGTTGGTAAATATCAGGCGACCATCACGTATCAACGCATCATGTCTACATCTGTTGAATTCATCTACTGTGATTACTAAGTATTCGCCTGGTAGTTTCTCAGTAGTGTATGTAATAACTTCACCACGCTCGTTGTAATACACACGATACTCAATCTCCTGCGGCACAAATAGGTGATCCGTCTTACGCAAAGCCACATCAATCTCTTGTAGAAATTGTTTCTCTTGTTCTGGCGTCATTGAGCGAAATGGTTCTGGTAAATCTTCTTTTTTGAACATTTATTTTCCTAGTGCTTCATCTATTTTATTAGCAAACGACTTGACATGATAGTGTAATGGATACATCTGAGGATACGTATTGATCCGTACTGTATGCGGCAATAACTCATACATTAGTTGTTGATCCCAGTACTTAGTATGTAGTCCATTGATATGTTGCTTCATATGCGTGAAGCTAAAATCAGTAAAGTTTGGCATCGAACAATGTTCCTCACCTATCACACTCATAGCAATAGCATACACTGTATCAGTAGTAGGACTATGTTCTAAGCCATAATAAATTGTTCTTAGTTCGCTCCAGTGCTCGAAAATTTGTGCTACGCAATCGTAAAATTGTTTAGCTAGTGGTGACTTTTTGAAGTATGTGATGGCATTGTATGCGTTAGGCAAATTGTTCTTAGTGATGGGATTTCGATAGTAATCTTCATAGCTGATTTTGCCACGAAAATCTCTAATCGTAGTACATACATTTAGGTCACGTTTTTCAAGCACATCCCACCACCAACTGATATCACGTGTGATTATCATGTCTGCTTCTAACTTGATTGTTCTTTCGTATGGCGTATTCTCATAGATAAGCCAATCGTTACCCAATTTCCACTCACCACTATCAACTTCGTCTACTTTAATGATGTGATCATATTGAGGATCAACTACATCACTACTAGTAATGAGAGATACTAGAGCATCAGGCATTACACGATGAATACTACGACACAATGTGCCTGCAATAGAAACATAGTCCGTAGTAGCATTATTGAATGCTAGGATAACATAACCCTTACTCATCGCCCAGTAGCTCCAAAAAGTTAGTCTTATTCATCATGTGAAAATCAAAGTCATCAACTACGATAAAGTTAGCACGTTTTGTTGGTGTATTCTTGCCAGATTTTATCATTCTGTATCTGGTGTCCGAATTGCCGATAGAATTTACCTTAATATCCCTATCAACATGAATGAGGTTACCTGGAATAAAATCTTCCTCAAGTTCCAAATGGCCGTTTACTGTTCGTAGTGCGATAGTCAGCGCATAATCATTTCGATATGTCTCGTTATCATTCATGTTGTGTAGTTCTGCGTAGTATGAGTAATGATCTTGGACACGCTCCATCATTGAGAATATGTGCTCAACACGTTCTGTTTTTCTAAATCTAATCACAGTTGCCCAGTATGTTTGTAGTGATAAATTACCCATAGTTTCATGTGGATGTGCATCATCAAACATGTATTTTGCTGTTCGATAACATACAAAGTCACTGGGTAGTTGAAATGTTTTTAGTAGAGCAGTACTGTTAATGACATAATCAGTATCAATAACTAAAGTCTCATCATACGGTGTGTGTTCATAACAGAGATAACGACCCTTATTGTACCATGGTTCATTTCTAATATGATTGTCTTGCTCAACATCAACTAATACTATCTTATCAAAAATAGTCGTATCATGGTTATTGTTTTCTAGCGATAAACTATCAGTAACTAGTGTAGTTGGCAGTTTTAGAAATCTACGAACACGACTAGCCGTAATGGAAGCCATCTTTACATAATCGATGATTCCATTATTATGTGCGAATACTAATACGCCCCTACTCATTGTCTAGTCTCTGCTAATTGAGTATGTTCTTCTAGCCAGTGTGCCATTACCATACTGTAATGTTCCTGTGCTTCCTCTAATAATTTTTCTCTGTTTACTTGTATCGGATTACCATAATCATCAACAATGATTACATACTCAGTATCGTTTGATGGAGTGCGTAGGAAGGCAATAAGCTCAACGGTAACAGTGAACATACCATTCATGTGTACCAACTGTAATAAGTTTGTGTATTTTTCTTTTAGGTATATGCGAGCTTCGTTATGGTTAAACCTAGCTTTTGCCTTCTCTACGATTGTATCTGCTGATGTCATTCTTTACTCTCCAGTAGAGTTATTTAGAATGAACTTAAAGACAAGAAATAAATTAGACAGGAATTTGCTGACAGGAAACAGCTGGCCATACACCCCAGCTACCTACCCAATTTGTATTGGATAAATTTGCGCCACTGGGTGGTCTGACGATCAACATTGCGATTGTACCCGCCGTTACTGGAGAAGATGATGGGCCGCTACCTGGGATTTCGTCGAATAGAGCAGTGATGTACAGTTTGCCAGTGGTATTATCATAGTTAGCGACGATTCCGGCATAAGAGTTGTCCGCGAAGCCACGATATGAATAGCCGCCAGCACTATTATCATACTTTTGACGTATGAGTTCTACGTCAGTATTTGGAACAGTACGTAAGTAGTTGAAGCCATAACCAGTGTTCAATGTCATGTAAGCATCCTGTGAGCCGCCGACTTTCGTTACGCCGTTCCATGTTGTACCAACAATAACTGCTTGTTGGGTACTATCTGGACTACTGATCCACACTTCACCCATAGCATTACCAAGATAGTTGACTAGTTGATTCATGCCTCTACTGAGTGGGTGATCTAAGCTAACCTTGAATTGGCCACCGGCGTTGAAGAACCATCTAGCTCTATCATCACTACCGAAATCGATAGTGTATTTGAATTTAATATAATCACTCCACGAACTAGATGATGTTTCTTTGTATAATGTACTACTGGCTTGTTGAATAGCATTCAATCTATTAGTGTTTAGTAGGGCTAGGTCAGTGGCGATTGAATCTACTACTGAGCCTGATCGCTTCACATCAATCTTTTCTTTAGCTTGTGAGAGTGGGATAGTAGTAATTGAGGTACCTTGGTGAACAGCCATGGTAGCGATTGCCCTAGCAATATCGCTCCAGCCACCATATGTGTTTGAGCCATCGGTTGATGATAATGCTGTTATTTTTTTACCGGTCACTACTCCATGAATGGCATCCTGTCCATAGCCACTATCGCCACTACCCGTCGCCCATAGTCCATTGACCGATGGCGTATTGGTATTGATGATGCTATTAAAGTCAATAGCTTGGGCACTTTTTTGTACTTGGTATGTCATTTCGTTCTACTCTATTCTATTTATTGTCTTTCAATACCTCAATAGTTATGAAGGAGTCCCCCAGTTTGCGCTAGTAATAGTTGTACCGGACGAGTATGGTTGTATGTATGTAAGAGTGACTGTTATGTTATTATTGACTACTTCTCTGGCGGCTGATTTAAGTAAATTACCGCGTCTATCTCGTTTTTCAGCACTACCGTCTCTGATACCGATAGTCACAGATACAGTAAATGTGTTACTTGAGTTTGACCAGTAACCATAAACCCCCGCTCGTGCTTCGTAATGATCGTCTGCGCCGCTGTACCACTGATTTGTACTGTCACTGTAAAATTGCTGGCCGCCACTAGTACCTGTATGAAAGGGAGTTAGAGATATTGAACTTGTAGCAGAAGAGTCTGTGGTACCAAATTGCTCGGTGTAGTTACTGCCCCAGCGAAGATTACCCATGATGTTTGACAGTGATCGCACTGCTCCGTCGAGTGGTGAGCCATTGGGGGCGCCCTTAAAGGCCAGTTGTATTACTCCGCCGGCGTTGAAGAACCATCGGGCGTGATTAGCAGAAGCAAATGAATATGTTAGTGACACTGATTGATCGTGCCAGTTGTTGTCACTATGAGCGTAGCCACCAGCATAGATAGTAGCAGTTTTAGAACCGCTACTACCTCTCTCAGCAAAACTCAATCTTCTACTAGTAATCGAGTCGATATCAGTCGATAGATTAGTAAAGAACGAAATGATATCTCCCTGAGAGGGATTAGTTCTAGAGGTAATACCAGTACCTTGATGAGAGGCAATTTTTGTAACAGTATCAACTAGTGTTGACCATGGGGCCGCCGCGACTGTTTCTCCAACGTTGACTGTACTGATAGCACTTTGGCCATAGCCATAGTCACCACTACCCGTACTCCATAATCTATTTACATTGTTCGTAGCAGTAGAAATAAAGCTGTTTAGGTCCGAAGCATCTATGCGGCCGCCGACTTGATAGGTCATGTCGTTAGCCTTTTACTTTACAATACACAATACGAGTTTTTCACCCGCGTCTTCGTTTGCCTCGATTGCCCATGCGAAACTATTGTGCTCACTAACAACAGCTACTCCATCATTGAGTGGCGCAATTCTGTCATGTTTGTTTACTGGCCCAACTACACGAACTGGCACTCTACCTAGATAAGCAATAGCAGGGTGTGTTTCTTGTGGTCCAGCTTCGCCGTTCATCAAATAAGCGTATTGGTCACTGACCACTCCTAGCACTCTACTAGAGCTACTGGCCGCAGTTACTTCATTAATTCCGCCAACTGTCATTACTGTACCAGTTGCGTATTCTTTATCACTGTGATGACGTTCTGCTAAGTCGGCGTAAGTAGCTTCTAGAGTAGCGCCACTTGCTAGGGTCCATTGGCCGCTTATGCTGCCACTGCCACTGTATGCGCTTATTTTGTCTGTTCTCACTGTTCCGGTACCAGTGATTGTAATATTACCATCTACGTTTAGAGATGTTAGTGTACCGAGAGCAGTAATGTTAGCTTGATTGTTAGATGCTACATCGAAGTAACCTCTGTACAGTGGTGAAGTTACATATGTACCAGTAGTGATATTACCGGTTGAGTTTAGTGTGCCTACCTTAAAGTTGCCGACTCTGTTAGTTGATACTTCTACCCACGTCATTAAGTTCGTGTTCTCAATCTGTAAGTTAGCAATGTTGCCACCACGACCGAAGAATTCAGTTGTAGTAGCAGAGGTAACAGTAGTGTTAGGTGTCCAGGCAGTTGTCGTGCCGTTGATAGCACCAATGTTAGCAGAGATTACATTAGCCCAACGAGTTCCGGTAGTACCGATAGTTAGAGTATCGCCAGTAACTGGCATAATGCCACCATTACTGTACACGATACCGTCGAATGTACCAGCGTTGGCGTGAATGGCCGCTTTTGGTCCATTGATTGGCGAACCTATTCCCAAATTACCCAAGTAGTTATTAATAACACTAGGTTGCTCTGTCATACTCGTAAACACGAACTCGCCTTGGCCTGCCGTGTTACTAGTAGCATCCCAACCGATAAAGTGAATGTTATCTGTACCAAAATTAATGTTTGATCCACTGGAAATTGCGGCGTTGGCATTAGCACTGATAGTAACAGTATTGCCGTTCACCGCAGTAACGAAAGTATCCATGGAGAATGACTGAAACGCAGTATCGCCGACTCGCATACCAACCGTGATGCCCGAAGCATTTGACAATACAATCGTATTTGCGCCACTGGCCATGTTTGATGCGAGTGATTTAGAATAACCAATACCATAAGTGTGTAGTGCTAAACCTCTATCAATACCATCGTGTGACACCAGAGGAGCATTGTTATCTAGGGCGCCAATATCGATGATAGAGTCTTTGATTGTGGTTGTCGTGGCATTCAATGATGTAGTAGCACCACTAACGATAAAGTTGCCGTAGTGCATGAAATCACCATAAACTACCAATGATGGATTAGTTTGTTGATTATTTGCGTACTTTGACTGATTACCAATAGTTACTAGTGAATTACCGTCCTGAGCAAACATAGCAGTGCCACTATTGTAAATAGCGCCGTTAGGGCCAATCGTCGCAGTACCTAGTACATTACCATTAGCGTCCTCTGATATTGCGGAAATTGTCGCACGAGATTTTACTACACCATTAGCTCCTATTTCGATATTGTTGTATGACACGCCGTTTTGATAGTAACTTGTTGTATTGTGTAATGTAAAGTTACCCATCGAATCGATGTTACCATTATCACTTAGAACTAAGTTACCATGTACTGGATCACTACCGTCACCGTTGTCACCGATGATTAGGTTGCCAGTAGTAGAGATGTTACCACTACCACCAGCATCGAAACGAATAACTCTGTTGTTAGGGTCAGTGTTAGAGATGTTACCGACTACTACATTACCAATTTTTGCTAAGGTTACTACTGACTTAGTTGGGTCACCGCGATTGATTGTGCGATACAATAGGCCGCGCCATACATCATTACCACTAGCACTATCATTGTCTAGGGCACCATTGTATGTCATTTCACTGTTAGCGGCGTCGAACCAGAATTGACCCACAACTGGGTTGGCTGGACCGTTAGCAGAACTTGCGAAGTTCTCAGCAAGAGACATAAAGTTCTGGTCAACCGGGCTACCGTAACCACTAAAGTTTCTGCCCGGGAAGCTCAAATTAGCAAGTGTATTTGCTTCGCCGTCAGGAACAGTAATGCTCTTGTTGACTGTTGAATTTCCGTAGTAAATGAGTGTGTAACCTGAAGCCATTTATTTGTCCTTATTTGTTGTATTTATCACTGTTTACCGACCACAATTTCAATTGTGCCGATACCAGGTGTAGTCTTGTCCTCTAGCGCTTTACCGATAACTGTACCAATAGATGGCGAGTTGTTTGTCATAGCGTAACCGCCGCCAGCACTGACCATCATGTCTCCCTTAGAGCAGGTTCCATAAACTTTACATGGCACACGACCGATCAACGCCACTAGAATTCGTGGATAGGTCTGTCCCGTCTTTTCATTCATTACATAAGCTGGATCAGTAGAAACAACGCCAGCAATTCGTGTGCTGTTACGAGTGTCGCACAACTGTATTTCCTGGGCGCCGCCAAATTCTACTACTGTACCTGGTAGTACATCTAGTTCACTTGAGTAGTATTCTGCTAGGTCTGCGCCAGAGGCTGTGTAATATTGTTGTGTCATTATTGTAATCCTTATCTAGTGTATGTTGGATATCCGCTTGAGTTGAAACTAAGACTAGTAATCACGATGCCAGCAGAACTGTTTGTATTTGATACAGCAAAAGTAAATCCCCAATCGCCACCGGCATCGTTGTAATAGACTTTGAACCACAAGATAGTACTCTGATTAATAGTCAGTCCAGTATCTGTCCAGTTATTAGTGCCTGGGAATCCTCCAGAAGTACCCAAATCCGTGTATGTAAGTGTTGTTGGATCTGCTGATTTGTCTGTAGTTGTAGCAACGCCAACAGAGCCGCTATTATCACATCCGTAGGTGTACCAAAATTTTTGACCTGTTCCAGAAGGGGTTATGTATGGGTAATAAGTAGTACCATTAGAACCTGCTCCCTGACCCACACCCCATGCGCAGTATGGCCAACCGCCGCCGCCATCAATTGGATTAGTGCCCCATGCGCCGTTGTAGCCTTTTGTTGTTATTGTTCTGCCAGTGTAAGTTAATGTACCGGTAATAACACTACTTTTGCCATAAAAATGACCCATAGCAATTGGCCCAGTTGATACTCCAGCTAGTGTTCTACTAGCAGAGCTACCCAAGGCAAACGTAGTTGTTCCTGATAAGCCTAATTCAATATTAATATCTCTGGCACTTATTGGTCCATTTGCTTGTAATGTCATTTATTTTCCAATTTATCAATTAGAGTTTGTACAATTACTTTTAACTCGTCCACTTGTTCTGCTAACTCATCGATTGCCGCAAAAGATAATGCTGATAATTTTTCGTAATCGATAGTCAATATGCCATCTGGTCTCTTACGAACTGCCAGTGGGAATTGTTTTAATACACGCTGAGCAATGTGTCCGAAGTCTTCTTTGCGAACTAGATATCCGTCAATTTCTTTACCTGATAGGGCTTCGTCTGTCCATTCGAATGTTTGTCCACCGATTGCTCTTACCATAGGTAGAGCGCCACTGATGTCAACAATATTTGTCTTTAGACTTTCATCAGATGCGGAGAAGGCAATGATGTTGCCGGTGGCATACAGTTCGCCAGTTGCTGGCGTAGATGTTGGTCCACCAATACTTACTGATGTAGCTAGCACTGCTCCTGAGCCTGTGATTACTTGAGTTGTCGTGTGTGCGCCGCTATCTGCTCCAAAATCTAATGTTCCAACATAGTAACCACCAGATGAGTTAATCATGCCGCCGTCAGCATTGATTGATTTACTCTGAGTCCATCCTTGAAGTGTGTCACCATCTGCGCCAATACTCCAGCCACCGCCATGAGTGTATGAGTTGATTGTAGGATTGTTATCACTGTAACGAATAGCTACGCCGTCACCGTCAGGGTTAATCGCGGTTAGATTATTGATTTGACCGCCGGTGATTGTTAAGATTGCAGCATTGATCGATAGGTTACCGCTACCAGCAGTTGAATTACCTCCGCTGGCAATTAATCGAACATCATAGTCCGAACTATTTGTACTTGAATGAAAATCAATGAACGGTGTTCCTGTTGCTGAGCGGCCAGATAATCCTATTTCGATACCACCATTAGTATCTCCTCCAATTAATACCTGTCCGTCGTTATTATTGTACACAGATAGTGTATTTGAGTTTACATTTGCTCTGCCCGTAGAAACACCTAGATTTATCTGAGTAGCGGCTGCGCCGATGTTTAGAGTAGTAGTATTTGCGTTTAGTAAATTAAATGTAGTAGCAGTTGTTGTTAAATCACCACCGTTTACCTGTGTGTCACCAGTCACAATTAGATTGTGATTGATTGTAGTATTACCTGTAGATGCTCCAACTGATAGGGTAGTTGTATCGCCAGCAAAGTTGATTGTCGTAGCATTAGCATTCAATGCGTTGAACGTAGTAGCAGTTGTCGTTAAATCACCACCGTTAATCTGGGCATCACCAGTCACAATTAGATTATGATTGATTGTAGTATTGCCAGCGGTATTACCGATGCTGATTGTGTCTGCTTCACCGCCAAAGTACACGGTATTAGAACCAGTGTTTGCTATTCTAGCGATGCCCGTAGAGTTGCCGTTGGCATCTGTACCGTTGAATAAAATGCCATTTGCTACATACAAGTTTCTGCCCACCAGGGCATCATTTCTAAGTTCTACATTAGAGTTACCAGTTACGGAACCAAGTTGAATAGATGTTGCGGCCAGGCCAATTTTGATAGCATCAGCATTAGCAGTAAACATGTTTACGTTTGAACCAGTTGTCTGTAACAGACTAGTAGCATTATCAAACAGAACACCAGACACGAATGTTGGTTTAGATTCGAAGGTCCAGGCGTTCGCCGCGGTCCATCTACCAGTAATAGAGCCTTCTAAAACGTTACCGGCGCTGGTCTGACCAGTAGAAATGTTTGCCGCAAATAATTGAATATCACCAGAAGTACTATTGGCGTCATCAGAAAATCTAGATAAGTTTAGTGATGAGCCTTGTGCTAGACGCCATTGACCGCTAATGTTACCAACTGAACCTACTGTTGCGCCAGTAGATACTGTTGGTGTAATAACTCTCGTGTTAGCAGTAATAATATCCGCAATCAAGTTAGTTGCGGCAAAACTACCACTGATTACTAAGTTACCACCAACTGTTAGTTTATTACCAACTGTTAAGTCACCACTCGTGTTAGCAATGTTGCCAAGTATTGTGTCGCCACTAACTGTTAAACTAGTTAATGTACCTAGTGAAGTAATATTTGATTGTGCCGCTAAGGTTACATTACCAGCATAGGCGGCATAGTTAGCGTTATCTACTGTTGCTCCTGTTAGAGCGTTAGCACTAATGTTAGTTAGTAAACTACCATCACCAATAAACTTGGTAGCAGTAACAGTATTTGATACTACTAGTTGACCGTTGGCATAAGCATTTACATAACTATTAGCATTTGCGGCATCAAATACACGTAAGTCGCCGTTGATGTTTGCATAGAGTAGATCGCCTAATGTTGTGACGTTGGGTTGAGCGTTGCTATTAGCGCTTAGTGTGCCTGTAAAGTTTGTAGCATTGATGTTCCATGCGCCAGTAATGTTTAGATTAGAAGATACTACGTTACTTTCTATGTTGATGTTAGCAGTTGTAGCAGTTTCTGCGCCAAGATAGTTGGTTCGTAGATAGCCGCCCTGTGTAGCAGAGATGTTGCCGTTAGCAGAGATGTTGCCGTTCAACATAGACATGTCTACCGGTGTCACACCATTACCTAAGTTTAGACCGAACTTTGCCGCGCCAGTTACTGAACTATCATTCCAGAACTTAGCGATAGTAGTTGTATTACTAGCAGTTGTAGAGTTGATTGTAGTGTTACCATTGGCACGACTGATTGTGATGTCTGAGAAGTTGACAGGGTTAGTGCCAACAGTTGCGTGTAAGTTAGAAGCAGGGTTAGCCTCAGTGAATACTTCGATTAGTCCAGTAGTGTATGACCCACTGTTGCCGTTTGCGTACAGATTACTAAATTTGTTGATACCGTTAGCGCCACTAACAAATAGTCTGTTGTTTACGTTACCTACATAGTTAGTATCTTGTGTAACAAACACTAGTTGACCATGTAAGATATTAGCATTTGCTAGATTACCCGTAGTATTAGCACTATTCTCTAATAAGGTAACAAAGTTTTGATTGAAGTAGTAACCATATCCGTGAAGGACACCATTGACCGATGTTGGATCATTGAAGTTACGACCTACTAGTGTTAGTGTTGTGCTAGTGTTAGATACATAGGTAGCAGATGCTAGATTTGATGTAGATGGTAATTTACCGTCTACCTGACCCACTGGTACCGCAATATTACCGCCGCTGTATGAGATTGTGTATTGAGAATTCGCCATGTTCTATCCTTACAGCGTGACTAAGTTAGTAATTGACTGAATACGAATAGTGTAGTCAACTTGAATTTGTCTGTTTAGAGCTTTTTGTACGGGGTGAAACACAACGTGAGTAATCAACTTAGTAGTAATACTACCTTCGCCGTCTGCGCCGTAGTCGCATAGTAGCCCTAGTTCATCGAATACATAGTCACTAGTAGTATCAGTCGCATTGTCGAAAGCGTACTGACCACTAGGCTCACCGTAGTCCAGTAGGCACTGAATTTGAATGTCTGAATATGTCTTACCAGCAGTATGACTTACACTCATTTTGTTACGTGTTGGGTCAGTATTAGATAGTAATGTATCGTCTACAATCTTAGAGTATGTTTGATTGTACAGACTAGCATTAGTACCTGTTACGTTTGGTGGTAGATAGGTAATTAGACCAGTACTGTCGATACTTGAGGCGCCGTTGCCGAGTGCCATTTTGTAAATCATACCAGTCCCTCTATTAGATAAGGCGTTAGCAACAGCAATACTCATCGCCTCGTAGTTGATGGCGTTATCTTTATCAACGAATACTTCCCCTGTCTGTGGGTCATGTATTTTTATGTGTCCGTGTACTGAGAATCCGAAGTTGCTTTTCACGTTATTATTCCTTTTAGTCTGCTCTTTGCTGTACTAGTACTTGGCCTGTTTCCGGGTCAGTAATTTTTAGAAAACTTGAATAGTGGAAGCCAGAATCCTCGAAATTTTCACGAGAATTCTGTTCTACCTGCTGAGTTTCTGATTTAGTATTAGCGTTCATTGAGTATTTATCTCTTATTTTGCCGTGTAATTCAAGAATCCACCAGCAATGCTACTATTATCAAGTTGTAGCGGCTTGTCCATCACCTTGTATGTAGCAGTTGCGTATGTTACTGAGCCTCCGGTAATTAGCGGCGTTGCTGCCGCGGTTGCTCCTGAGCCATCAACACAATCAGTGTAAGTTTCTACTGTCACTGCGTATGTAGTATCGCCGTTATCTACGATGTCTGTGACTGTGAATTCGCTGATTGCGATTTCTGCGCGGGCGTCACTAGGAATAGTAACTGGCTCAGCAATCTTGATGGTCCATTGTTGTGGATTATCGGGGTTGACCTTGCTTTCTACCACTGTAAAGACGTCCAAATACGATCCAACCGATGCTACGTAATATTTGATTTTAGTAGACCAGTCATCATTCGCTTTGTTGTATCTTCTGAACTGGATCTTCTCCCCAGGCTTAGCGAACTTAGCATTAGGCGCTAGTACTGGCATTGTAGTACCGTATTGGATTGCTGTTCCTCGAGGGATATCCTTGAGTAGAGGCCAGCCAGTCTTGTTGTACATGGTAATAATCTTAGCATTGGATGGTTTACTAGGTGTTGCCTCTTCAATATTGGATATGGTAGTACCCTCACGAATAGCGTAAGCGATTGCGCTACACACAACTGTCTGGCCAACTGCCATTCCTGGCTGATCTACACGAACTGACATGTAGTAACCATCAGTAGCATTGCCACTCACCACCATAGTCTCACCAAACTTAGCTGGCTGAGATCCAGTAGATGGGCGATCATACAGCCATGTACTGGTACCAGTATCATAGTAATAGCGGTCTGTAATAACACATCCGGTGTCACCATACGCAGTAATCGCAAAGTTTACATAGGTACCATTATCACTAACAATCGACTTGATTGCTTGTAGACCAGTGTAGACATAAGCAATACCAGAGAAATCATTACTTGTACTGCTGAACTTGAGCGTGTCACCTACTTTTACTAGTGATGTTTCTAGTGTACTGTCCTGTAGTGTGTACGTACCAGATACATCGCCGCCACTAGTATCAACTAAAGCGGTAACTGTATTACTGTACCAAGTTTTATTGTACAAACTAGAAGCCATCAGGTCTTCTTCTTTGATACTCTGTACGATATCATATGGTTGTAGGTCAGCGGCAATCGTTGTATTTCTAGCATGACGAATACCAGTTATTTGACCATAGTTAGTCTTGTTTACATCTAGTTCTACAGCACGATATTGTAATTGTTCACCCTTGATTAGTAAGTTATTGCCTACTGCTACTACAATCGATAGTTTTGAGTTAGGGTTGAATGTGAATACAATACGAGCACTCGATGAGTTACCAGAGTTTACCCAGTAGAATTCTTCAATCTTCACACCAGTACTATCAGTGATATTGATTTGAGCAATTTCGTCAGTAGTAATGCCTTCGATTAGTACGTAGTGCTCACCAGTTTTTAGAACACCGATTTCATTAATATTGCGAGTGTAGTTGTAGATACGTACAAGAGCGTATGGGTTAGCAACTGTGATACTATCACTGCTATTAACCGCAGTAATATGCGTTCTACTAACCTCAGGCTCACGATACACACTAGTGTAATACAATTGATTTGCTGGGTCTTGCTGGAACAAGAACGGCACTACTGCTGAACTAGAGATAGTATCCCATTGAGCATTCATACGTAATCTGTTCTCGCCTGGAGACGCTGTTGGTACCATACTCGTGATAGTAATCAGATTGCCAGGCACTACTGGTTGTAACAAGATGAGAGTGTACACTGTTTGTGATGTTCCCTCTTCATCTACATAGTCTAATGTAGCAATATCGAACTTACTAGTTTGTACGTAATAGCGGCCTGTTGAACCTTTGACTGTACTGTCCTTAGTGAACGAAACGAATAAGCGTTGCTTATCAACTAAATTGAATTGAGACTGATTGATGACCGCTGGGTTGACTGCTATGGAAGCAGTATTGGTCGCAGTTTGTAACAACTGTACATAACTTTCTTTACCAGTAGTTATCGGCTGGAATGCGCCTGGGTTTGCTAAATCAATCGGTGTAACAAGACCACTATCAGAGAACAACTGGAATGTGTATTCTTCTGTGTAGGTTGAGCCTAGCGTTCCTGATAGATCGATTGGTTTAGCGTAATAGTTGCCGCCATCTAAATCTTTGACTGCTGTACCATTGATCATTACTAAGTCGCCGATGTTTATGCCATGGGCCGCGCCAGGTAGTGATAGTGTTGGTCCAGTGTAGACAACTGTTGGTTGACCTGTGATTTCAATAACGTTAGTTACCTGCGTGACAGTGATGTCACTCAAGATTTGTGTCTTGAGATACTGTTGAGTAGTTCTACCAAATGATGTCACTGATACTTTGTGAGTGTTATCTAACCATGGCGCATAAACCGTTAGAGTGCCACCGATAGAAGTTTCGTTCACGCCGGTAGTTCCAGCAGTATCTTGATTTACTTCTACTACATACACCGGAGGTGGTGACATAGAAATAGTCGACCAGTGAGAGTAATCTGTTACTGGATTAGTAGCACTAGTAACATCACTGTAGCAACGGAAGATTACACCATTGTAAGTAACGATATCGCCCACTTCGTATGTTTGTCCTGATACCCATGCGTTACCAACTATGTTGTATTCAACAGTAATAATATCAGTAGATATTAGACCAGAACTACCTGTGAGGTCGTAAGCAAATACAATGTCAATAATGCTTTGATTATCGAATGGGTCACCAGCGTCGAAGAATGCTCCAGTGTCTGCTAGTGTATCATCAACATTGAATGTCGCATCAGAGCCAGCCATCAGGTTATTATTAGCATCGTAGTTAGTGTACCACTGAATGTGTCTACTAGCACCAGAGACAGGATCGATATTATCGAAATTATTTGCGGCAGAGTAAGGCACGCCGTTGATGTTCACAATCAAATAACTTGATGAGAATGTAGCACGACTGTAGACTGGTGCTGGGTAACTTAGTGTTACTGTGTTGTTGATTGGGGTAGCAATACCGCCGTACTTGAGAGTATTAGGAGCGATACCATTGATACGTGTGCCGTCAATCTCAACAATCAAGTTATCGTTGTTGACTACAAATGTTAGGTGGCGCGGTTGACCCGTACCATCTGTACCACTACTCAATACGATTGGCTGACCATCTGGGATAGTTGCTAATCTGAATGTGTAAGTACCGAATGTATCTTGCCATAAGTTGTCGCTGTGATAGACTACATCACGTAGATAATATGTCTTAGTCACAATGTCTGCGGCATGTGATGATGGGAAACCAGGAATGATTTTGTTAGTATCGTCACCGACAACTACCACAGACATACCGTCTGCTAAATCAACACCACAACGTGTAACAAATGTGTTGGGTTGAGTAGATGCCGCGTTATCGAATAGGACACGTAAGTCACTGAACGGCGCATAGTTATTATCGCCCAGGAAGCCAGTTAGATCATACTGTACAGCACCGGTAGTTGGCGTTGGTGTGCCTAACATTTCCATCATAGGAGCACTAGCGCCACCGTTCTCGTAAGTAATCTTTACGTTGTCGCCCACCGCTACTACACCACTAGTAAATGTGATTGTTACTAGCGCCGATTTACTGCCTTTTGTAATCATGGATACCTTGTAATCACTATCTTGTGTGGTGAGTACGCCGTTTACATAAACACCAATCTTGCCACGGGAGTAAGCAGTTTCATCAGTGATTGGGGCCTTGTATGTATCACTAGCATTCTCTACACGATAGTAGCCGATTACGTTAGTGGTTAACACGAATGACGCAAAATCTGAGGAAGTGTACAGCGTATTGAATACAATCTTGGCTGGGTTGTATGGGTCATTCTTTGGATCGAATGGGCGCTGTGGAATCACACTAAACATTGGAGCATTGTAATTGAATAGCGGACGAACACCATCATAGTACTCTAACTTTACGCCATTGACGAATACTGATGCGCCCAGCCAGTAGTTTTCAATAGTAGGAAGATCAACTAGCGCAAACGGAACATCTAGCATCATCTCACTATGATCGCCGACAGTTTGTAAGCCATAAATGTCACTTGTGCTACGTAGTAAGTGACTACTGTTACCGAACTCATACACCACTAACTCTAGTGATATCGATACGTATGTATTTGATACACTATGAATGACTTTATTAGCCATGTCTAGGATGTAATCTGTACCCTCAACTAGTTTTACTTGACCATAAGTAGTTGTTTTAGCATAAACTTCAACTGTAACGGGGTTCTTCACACGATCACCAAAGTACACTGCTGATGCGAATTTCACACCAGATGGTGTTGTTACTGGGTTAGTGAATGTACTCTCAACGAATGTAGTTGCGCCAACAAAACCACTAGATTTGATTTTTGCGTGACCATTACTATCTAAGTCGCCGGCATCTAAGTACCAGTCTACTTTAGTGCCGTTAGCAGAAGCATCAAAGCGGACCATGTTGAAGCCAGTATGACCGAACTTGTCGCTGATGGCACGTGCGTTTACTGTGCCGTTGATTGTTGCTAGTGGGTCCCAGGTACTACCAGCACGAGTAGTTACAGTGATGTTCACACCATCACTAACTACACCCGCCATTAGTTCTTCTGGACCGAAGCCCCATGTGAACTCTTTGCCTGCTACATTGTAGTCAGGAGTTACGTTATTGTCGCTAACGATGATACTGTCGTACTCATTGTAACCTACTGTTTCTATCTTAGTACTACCATCTGCTTGTACTACATCAACGATAATTGGTGAGCCGATGACCATCTGTCCACCGATTTGTTTTAGTAGTGGTAGGTGATTGTACTCGTTCTGTGCGTCAGTACGTGTGCGATACAGACGAACTGTTGTTACAGAGATGAAGCGAGCCCAATATGTCTTGTTAGGTGTTAGACCAAAGCCTAGAGTTGGACTAGACAATTCGAAGGTCATTGGCACGATGTCGCCTATCATGTACTTTAGTGGACCAACGGCCGATACAACTGTTTGTGGCTTGACCAGGTAGCCATATGCTCCGTCGTGGATAGCAATACTATTAGTCTTTGCTTCCGCGTCATCAGACGAAGCATACAAGGAGATTACGTTATTCGCTTCTCTGTTTGTAAAGTAGAAACCGATAGTTTCATCTGCTGGGTCTTTGTAGTACATCTTCAACAAGTCACCAGTGATGTAACTGGATTCAACTGGTTGGGTGTAGTAGTCTGATACTAGATAGAGTGGACCAGTACTGTTACTAAGAGTACTAGTTGATGGTGTGATGGTAGTGCCGCCCACTAACTTATCAGTAATAGTAATATGATTAGTAGTTGTATTAGCGCTAGTAATGTAGTATGATGTAGTCTTGTTTACATTAGCACCAGAAACACTACCACTAGCAAACTGAACTTTAGCATTGGCACCAAGTGTGCCTACTGTGATGTTGCCAGTTGAACCTACAATATGTGTTGTAGTATTAGCAACATAGTAGTTACCACTAGAGATACCAGTAACTGTTGTAATCGGGAAGCCAGTACGAACGGTCATTGTACCAGTAGCGTTTGCTACGTTAGGTACCGCTGTCGTATCACCCATAATAGTAACGATGTTGATAGCGCTATTAGCAACGTCAACATTACTAATGAAGTAAACACTGCTATTACTGATGTTACCAATACTATTGCCGCCGAACTTTACTGGAGCATTTAGATACAGTCCATCAGTGGAATCAACAGTAACAGTAATATTAGCGTTAGCATTAGCAACACCAATCATACCAACATGATGTCCAAGAACTAAAGTGGTGTAACCACTTGCATTCTTCTGCGGTAAGTATGGGTCAATAGTGACCTTCATATTACCACTGATACCGTTAGCACCGATATTAGCACTAACAGGAGGAACGAATTGCCCGCCACTACTGAATACATCAGTACGTAGAGTTACGTTCTTACCAGTACCATCGATACTATCAATGTAATAGAAGTTAGCAGATACGTTACCGAATGAACTACCAGAGAACTTGATGGTAGCGTCTGTGTAGTTACCAATTGCTGTATCTAGGGTAATCATGCCGTTAGCGTAAACACGTGACGCAGTAGTCGATATTGATGATAGTTGTGATAGTTGCTGATTGTAACTAATTTGAATACTACTATTACTAGCATCGACATTGGCGATAAAGTATGTTGTATCTTTGTAGAATGCGTTAGCAACACTCTCAACGATTGTGCCGTTTACGATTGTGTTAGTGTAAACTTGGATCATGTCACCGATAAATCGGATAGGCATGCCCTTGTGTAAGTTCTGTGTGCCACTTACGCTCAGTGAATTGCCAACTAAGTTAGTTTCTGTAACTGCTGGCGTGAACTGAGATGCCATGTGATACTGAGTGATAGAGTTTGCTGTTGTTGTGTACGTACCATAGACAACTTCTTGGTAACTCGCTAGTAGTGGCTTGATATTGTTTAGAGTTACTGTGTTCTCTTCTGTATCTACGTTACGAGGTAAGAATGCGTATGTCTCGCCCCAGGTGAACTCAGGATCAATAATCGTTTGATACGGATAAGTTGTGCCAGTCATTAGTTGACTTAGGTCAGCATAGGTACTACCTGGCATGTCGCTAGTAGGTCTGTAGAAACCAACAATACGATCGGCCGCAGTAATGAGCGGATCATCACTAGCGACTTCAGTGAAGTTTGCTAGACTAAAGACTTCTAAGTCACCGTCGGTAGGTTTATCTGTAGTTGCTTCTGTACACTTGTAGATAATAGTAGAGTACAGAACTTTTTTATCAACAGCGTACTTAGTACCAGGTGTCCATAGAGAGATAGTTTCATTAGGACTAGCACTAGATACTTCCCAACGTTTGATTGTATCACGTGAAGCACGATAAAGTTGGCCGTTGTACACTACTAGGTCGCCCTTAGAGTATGCAGTGCCCTTGCTCCAGGTTGTTACATCCCAGCCCATTTCTTGGAATCTATTGACGCCACTTTCCCAGTTGAATACTGATGTCTTGTATGTAATTCTATCGAACTTCATGGCGGTTCTGATGCCACGAGTTTGACGATTACCGTGATACGCTTGTAATCTCGCCGCGATACCAACTGTACCATCAATCTTAGCACCGATAGTGACTCTGCCATCATCAACACGTTGTGTACGACTTGCGATACAGAACTCATTACTTCTTACAGCATTAGGGTCGCCCACTGGCGCAAATTCGACAGGGTGAGCGCCACTCATAGCATCACTGTGAGATGTATGGAATGTTACATAATCATACAGAGCATAGTGAGGTGTAGCGCCGGTTGTATCGATGCTTTCATCTACGTGAGCATAGTAATATTCGAACGCATCATTGTATGAAGGGTCAGTAATAGTTCCGCCCGCTACGTTTGTGCGTAATTTTACTAAGTCGCCTGTTACAAACATTGGCGTAGAATAATCATATGGACTAGATAGATAGAAGTGATAGTTATCACCGGCGGCACGGCCACGAACGATGGGTTCAGTAGTTGTAAAGCTAGCCATAGCCTCACGATAAGTTTCATACAGCGCAAATGATTCGCCGTCTAGTGCGCCTACATAGTAGTTGCCATAGTTGCGTAGTGCTAGATTGCTGTCTGTCGAGTCAGTTACGAACACAACACTGTCACCGTTTACAAACTGGTGGCCACCGACGCTGAACTGATTGACTTGTGTATCTACTTGACCGCTAGTAAATGTACTAACGATGCTACTCATACTAACACGTAGTTCTGGTGTAGTTGGATATCCACGACCTTCTTCTACTACATCAACTACAGTTAGACCGCCGTTCTTCATTGTAGTCATAAACGTAGCAGTAACTGTTGGACCGTACGGGAAGTCAGTTGTATCATACCAAGCAGTAACTATTGGTGCAGCTAGATAGCCTCGTCCTGTTTCCATTACCATTACCGGTTTAGTAATGAGAGATACTATTGAACCACTTGCGTGAGTACTACCAGTTGTTCTTACTAGACCAGTGATTGAGTTGGTTGATCTATTTACTGATTCGTACCAGATTTCTTCACCATTGATTTTTACTGTACCGCTTACTGGTAGACCCGCAACAGATTCTACGTAGATACTAGCCGCGCTACTTGTAATATCTACTATTACTTGTGTAACCGGAACAACAGTTGATTCCTCTACACCAACGCCATCGTTAGTGTATGATAGACCATGATACTTGAACCAGTTTGCGTATTCACTCTCACTCCAGATACCATCAGTAGATGTGTATTCGCCAAGAGATTCTGACTGTTTCTGTATTAGGCGTGGCGTAACATAAGTCGCACTACTAGAGCGGAATTTAGCTGGCAAGTCGAAATCAGTGATGTCGCCTTCGAATGTCTCTGTAGCAGTGTACTTGTATGAGAACTCTTTTACATAAACGTGGAATGGTTTGACTTCATTGATGTAGCCGTTGATTAGAGTACTAGATTGAATCTGGAACTTCTTGTACGGTAGTAGTTGTCGAATGGTATGTTGAATATCTACTAGACTTGTCTTGTTCAACCAAGGTAGATAGTTTTGTCCCTGTGGACTATCACTTTGAATAAAGTTGAACATCATAATCAATGAGTTGTTGTTCTCGATTGATAAGTCATCTACGAACACCTGCTCAGTTAGCCAACGAATAATCCAATAGATTTCTTGCGATGGAATCGGTGACGTTTGTGTGTAGATTGTATCTTTGATTGCGATAGTACCGTTCTCTAAGTTGATACGTGACCAACCAGCGCTAGAGGTGTATCGATAAGTTTCATACAGGCCTTGACCGTTCTTCTTTACACGTGCTACTAAACCGTCGCTTAGTGTTGTGACAATACCGGTACTATCAGCGTTTACAGGATCAACACTGCCGATAGTCAACAGAGTATTGTAAGTATCAACTTCTAGTGATGGCTTTGTGCTACTAGAATAACCGGTAGCCCACCAGTCAGTTACTGTCCAGAAGTCAGCAGTATCATAATCACTGCCACTCTTGTTTAGTAAGAATGTGCCGCGTGTTTCTGTGATAGGTTCACTAGCTAATACTTGATTAGCATAATCAATGTAATTCTTTAGAGCAAGTTCACGATCCAAGAACATTGTTTGACGTGGGCGGAATGATACACCATATCTTGTTAGAATACTCAAGTTTTCATCAGGCACAGTTAGGGCTTTTCTGACTAGTTGAGTTTCTGTATCAATTTCGTGACCCATGAAGCTGGTTAGATACTTTAGATACAACCCACTTGGAGCATCAGCGATTGATAGTGGTACGCCAGGCAAGAAGCTGTCTTTGTTATTAGTTTGTATGAGTAACCAGTCTTGGTGACCAACGTCATCATTATCACTTTCACTGTAGCCTACGTGTAGAGCACTAGTGTTCTCAGTGATACTTTCTCTAGCATTGAATAGTGCGATTGAGTTTGTGCTTAGTGCGCCTAGGAATTGAATGCCGCTGTTTAGTGGGTCTAATACATAACTAGCGATAGTAGTCGGTGCTAAGGTCTTACCGTGTGGAATATCGCCATAGTTCTTGACCCAGTAGTAGTACTTGGTCTGTGTTGTGTTGCTTTGACGGTCGAATACTACACCAGCAGTGTAAGCGTCCATACTGACTACATAACCACTGCCTTGGTAATCCATAGGCTCAACATCACTCTCTATCCATGTGTAGATATCTGCTGTACTGCCTGGGAATGTTTGACCGAAGTAACGTGCGTTGTACTGTAGATCAGGCTGATTGTAGTTCATCAAGCGGAAGTTGGTAGTGTCCATCCAAGTCTTACCAACTTGCTTTTTGTTCCAGATAATACCAGTGGTGTAACTAGCAGGGTCAGTAGCGCCGATAAAGTCTAAGTTTGTGTTGACTGCCGCTAGATGTTTACCTTGTGCTGGATCAATGTAGTCCAGGCTAGATAGGGCAGTGCCATCGTTGGTATCATAGATAGCAACTGTTACTAGTTTATTTACATCTACTTTAGGTAGAGGTGCTTTGTCTACATACCAGCAACTCTCATATGTTGTAGTAGTGAACTGAGATACACGGCCAGTACCGTCACGATACCATAGTGGGCTACCAACAGTGATAGTACCATCATTGAAATTGAGTGATTGACCGTAACGAGGTGTATTAGCTCTTAGTGCGGCAGTTTCGGACGGTACGTGATTGACGTATTGACCGAATGTGTAGATACCTGGATTAGTAGGCGTCTCAGTGTCGCTTGCTAAGTAGTCATACTCATAAACGCCACCGATAGAAGTAAATCTATCAACGAATGTAGTGCCACCGTTATCATAAATTGTATCGTCATCACGCAGGTCGTCAATGAAGTCGAATGTTGTTTCTGCTAATACGTTAGTGTAGGGAGCAGATACGATTAGCGCATCACGTGTACTATTGAGTTCTTTGTTGACTGCGATGGTGTAGCCGAATGCGGCCGTAGTACTGTAGTTGATTGTATCAACGATAGTCTGCGTCTTGATGTAAGGGGTAATACCAATCTTGTCTAAGTCACCGGTGATGTCTACCTGGTCATTAGTTGTGCCTGGGATACCGTTGTAGATAGTAAATGTTGTGCCATTAGAACTAGCAATTACGTTAGTAGGTTCAGTAGTATCAATGATTTTAGCAATACGTTCGGCTACTGATGCTTTAGATGCTTCACCAGTAAACTTGATGTTCACTAAGAAGCCGTCGATGTAAATGTTAGCATCAACATCGTATGTACCAGCGTTGTTTGGTACTAAATTCTTTAGATCACCAACAATATTGTTGTATCGTTGACCTACGTTAGTCCAGCGATAGACAGCACCCTCGATGTTATGTTTGCTGTTGATGTCTGAGATTTCATATGGTGCGCCTGTGAATACTTCTGCGCCCCAATTGTTAGTAGCAACGCTGTGACCGTATTGTGCGCCAACACGTGGCGCCGCACTTTGAGTTCGTTGCTGTAAGATTAGTTTACCAAAGTCAATAACAACTACACTACCGATAGGTGGTGTTTTAGTAAAACTAACTTTAGTTTGATTGAGTAGGGTATTGACTGTTATCTTGTAGTTGTAACTGCGATAATTACGACCGTTACGATAACCGATTGTGTACAGTGGTACTAGCTTGTTATCGATGTAGACAATAACTTTATTGTTAGGAACTACATCATTGATGATAAAGTCTTTGCGTAGTGATACTGTTCCTGTTTTGTCTACTGATGATAGTACACCGTTAATGCGTTTTACGATTGAGCCATAGCCACGAGCAACAAACGGTACGTCTTTAGAGATAGCAGTGACTACTGAACCTGCTATGTGATTCACCTGAGCACCACTAAAGTTATGCGCCTCACTGACTATGTAGCGACCAGTACGACCAGCCGCACGGAATGATACTTCATTGTTTGCTGATGCTAGTTGACCTGTTAGTTTTCTTGTCAAACCAACAGTAACTTTTACTTGTGACCAGTTTACAAACGTAGTATCAGTAACAGGGTCCATAGTGGTGGTATTCTTAGCCTTGTAAATCTTACCGTCACTGCCTTTTGTTAGACTTCCTGTAGAGTGACTAGTACCATCGAATAGTGACACTGTGTGATAGTCTACGTTGTTTTTGATGTAAGCAACATATGTATCTGGTTGAATTTTAGAAACTTCACTGTTCTTAGTACTATCTTCATAGTCAGCCTTACTAACATGGTTGATTGCGAATGGTGTTGTACTATTACGTGTTGTTACGCAAACTATTTGCCCTACACTGACCGCGGCCGGTGTGCTTCTGGCAGCGAATGTTATTTCACTTGAACCATTAGCTCCGTCGCAGAACGCTGTTAGTGTATCTGTTTCATATGAGTCGAACTGGCCAACAACGGTAGTACCAGCAACGATACGATCTTGTGTATCGCCAACGCTATGTGCGGGATCGTAACCACTCAAGTATGAACCGATGCGTATGATGCTACTAGCACCAGTTGTATCTTTGATGCCATATGTAGCATCACCGACAGTCATGATAGTGCCTGATTTCCAAGCTGTGTTATCAATGTAGCCATCGTCTTTAGTAATACGTGCTCTGAACTGTACACCGGCACCTAGATCGAACCAGCCCTCTAGACTAGTAGCGTCTACATCACCCATATCTTCGATTGAGTATGTTTGATATGGTACAATTTTTAGGGCGCGGTCGCTTTGTAAGAAGTTCTCAGTTAGTCGAGCATAGATGTATGTTGCGCCTGCGTTATCTGAACCGTCTACTGTTTCTTCTGGTGCGCCGACAATTAGTTTACTACCATCACGAGGGGTGTCGATAGTAGTGCCCCATCCCGCGGTGATTGCGCCGTTAGTGAATGAATTCTCTGCTTTGTATTTGCTTACTGGCTTGAACTTGCCCACTTCATTGATGAATACTTTTACTTCGTTAGTATTTTTATTACTTACGTACAACCACTGATTGTCTTGACTAATAGCAAAGTCGTTAGGTAGGAAGCCGTCGAATAGCGTGACTGCGCTGAGATCATCTTGTAAACGTGGGTCAGTGAGATCCACTTTAGTATCGATTGTAGTGTACTCTTGTGTAACTGTACCTGTACCGGTGTTTGTGCCGCCAGAAACAGTAGCTAAGAATGATGTCTTCTCTGCTGGCTGACCAACAACCTGAATTGATGTTTGATCGCCGTTTACGTTAGTCAGTCCTGCTACCGGTGTAGCTTCACTTACACGATAGATACCACGAGCGTGTAGCGGCTCTATGAATGTGCTAGTTTCGACATTAGCACTGATTGGACGATAGAATGTGAATGGTGTACCGACCGCTACATTCTTTGTGAAACGAGAGGTAACAACAATAACTTTATCGTATGTGTTGATACTCTGTACGTAGGTGCCTAGTGGTAGGTCATCGTTTACGACCCAGTCACCAACACGAATACCAGTTACGTTAGTCAAACCAACACTCTGTTGATTTTGCTTGCCTTTACCACTCACTTCGATTGATGTAGGAGTAGTTGTGATTAGGCGGTGCGTCTGTACGGTAATGTACGTACCAGGAGTGATGTTATTACCACTCAAGTATGTACCAGCCTCGATTGTATGACCGTTAGCATTAGTAACAATCATTAGTGGAGCGGTAGCAGTTTGTTCAGGTGTGAAGTATGCTTGTACATTAGTCCAACGTGGTGTTGCGCCTAGAGCAACATAGTTGGTAGTACCTAGTGTACTGATTGTGTACTTGTTACCAGCAACAATTGATTTGGCAGATAGCGTACTACCAGAGAAGTCATAGACGTAGATAAGACCCTCTGTTGGGCTACTACAGTAAGCATGATAACCGTCAACAATTAGTTTTGTGTCTGCGCCAATACCAGCTTTTCTATTAGCGAGTAGTACATTATTTAGGTACAGGTTGCCAGCACCGTCTGCTACTAACTGACCGATCTTACTTGAGTAAGCTACTGTCAGACCATAGTTAGTGATACCAGTAGACTTATCATCTAAATTAGATTCCAAGTACACTGGGCCGTTAGCAAGCACTTGCCATTCACCACTTGTACTAGTATCAACCCAATTGCGATGAGTTGAATATTGACCGTATTTTACAATTTCTTTGTAACTTGATAGTTCACTACTGTGAGTAACACGCTTACTTACTAGTTTGAATACAACACCGGTACCTGTTAGAGTAATGATTGATTTAGCTAGTGATTTACTAACTGTTACTTGATCGGCCGCTGGAATACTGTCGACCATGTAGTAGCCGTTGATAGTACTATCAAACTCGATAACATAGAATGCGTCATACTCAACTAAGGTATGTGGCTTGCTAAATTTGAGAGTAGCAGTGCCATCGAAGTTGTTAGTTACTGTTAGTAAGTTTATTTCCTGACTTACTGGAGTAAATACATCCCACTCGCCGCGATGATTTGCTATCCATACTACATCATCACGATACAAGTTATCGATTGCGTCAGAATTCAAGTTTAGATCATCAAGTGTGTAAGCAACATACTTTACGTCATCGATGTTTACGTAACCAGCAGTTGGTAAACCACGTTGTTGACTAGTAGTTACACCTGATAGTGGTAGGAATTCGTTATCTTTAGGAGCACGACCGTAGTTGATTAGATCGTTGACGTAGTTTGTTGTGCCCTTTAGGTTGTATGGGTTTACAGTAATAGTTTGATGTGCGCCATCAACAGCTACTGTACCGTCACTGAATCCAATGATTGATGGGTTAGCAGTTAGTAGACCGCCGTCTAACAACACTTCTGCGTAGTTAGTGTTTAGTACGCTACCAAACTCACCTCGCTTGATAGCCCAGTTTTCTCTAATAGAGTAGTCAAGTGTTCCCTGCGCAGTCGTTGCGCCGATTAGTGCGTCAGCAACTTTGTTAGTTCCCTTCATTGGGATCATGCCACGATAGATGTTTACTTGTGTGATATCACTTAGTTGTGTTTCACTCATGTATGTGCGTGGACGATAGCCGATTAGACCGAATGCTAGTAAGTCAGCTTCACTGTCTAAATTAGCCATGTTGATGTCGTAGAGTGTTACACTATCGTATGCTAACGTAGTTGGGTTAGGTAACAATCCTACTTTGATTTGATCGTATGAACTTTGTTTCCATAGGGTGTAGTCGAATTCATTGCTTGCTTCGATTAGTGACTGTGCTACCCAGTACAAGTTTTTGTAGGTAACAATTTGTCCCTTAGGATACTTAGAGTTGGTGTTCCACTCTTCGATGTCACCTTCGTTTAGAATAAAGCCCTCAGCAGTTACACCGCCGGTCCAGTTTGCTGTTATTCTGCCTTGTAGAATAACACGTGACTGTCTGTTGCCTGTTTCGTTATTGTAGATAACGTCACCGAATAAGGTTTCATTATTGAAGATAATGGCGTGTTCAACGGCACTCATGTTTAGATTAGTGTAGGCGATAGTATCACCCTCACTCAATACAGTTACGCCGAATGATTGATTGTAACGAGATACTGCTAGATCGGCCGCATCTACTGGTAACAAGTTTTGATTTAGAACAAAGTTACTTTGACGTAGGGTTAGTGGTTGAACAACTAAGCCTTCTTTGTAAGCAGTGAATTTTGTAGCCGCTGGGTTTAGGTTGATGGTACTACCGTCTTCCCAACTTTGTTGAGCCCAGTACAAGAACTGCTCGATGCTGTATTTCCAGTCTAACTTCTTGCCGCTCTTTACTTGCTCGAATGTTACACCGGTAGTTTCTAAGTAGCGTCCGTAGTTCATTAGGAACTCACTTACGCCAGTTTCAGTGTAGTACTGAGTGCCGTATGCTACAGCAACAGTACGTGTGCTATCAAATTCAGTAGTTACTTCTACACTAGACGCATCTACTGAGATTGTTTGAGTTGGACCAGGTAACGGAGTAACTGTTTTGAAGTGTGGCGCATTCATTGAGTTGCCCCACACTGTGTAACCTAGTGAGTTCTTTTGAATGATTACTGAACTGTATTCAATGCGAACATCAGCTACGTTATCATAAAGAATAAGGTCAAAGCTATCGTCAGGAATCAATAAGTTAGCACTAGTAGCACTAGGTGTTGAGTTCTCAGTAAAGAACTTTAGGTATTCTTTATCACTGAAGCCGGCTAAGCGATATGTTAGACGAACATCTAAGTTCTGTAATGTTTGATGTAGGGCTGCCGCGCCATCTTTACCTGATTGATTATTGTAATCAACAACCCAGTTCATGTATGAATGTTTAGCAGTTGTACCATCTGTACCGTAAATATCTAGTAAAGATGGGCTTAGGTGATAGCGTTCTTTGAATAAGAACTGACTGTTATCACTGTTGTATTTGTAATTGTCGCGGTCGGCAAAGTAGTTGTAGAAGCGTACTGGCTCGAATGTAGATAGTAGCTTCATCAAGTCGAATGCCCATGTACTACTACGACGGTATGCTTCTTCTGCTGGCGAACCGTCACCTGCGAACCAATCACGCTTGAACGTATTGATATCATAGTTACCAACAACTGTATCTTGCGGGAATAGTTGCTTGCCTTCACTATCAACAGGTAATACCTTTAGTAAATCTGGTCTGATTTTTGTACTGACTACGAATGGGTTGCCGTGATTCCATACAATACCGCGAGAGATTTCTTCCCACATTAGTGTATTACCACTAGTGTATGGCGCTAGACCATAACGTTCATCCCACCATAGGGGTTTATCGGTAATACCCAACATTTCCCACGGTGCTTGTGAAGGATTAGTAGTGTCGTAGAACCAACGATAAATGCCGCGCCAGCCACCCTGCTTCAATAGTGTACCATCGATGCGGTTAGTTGCCTTATTGTAATTGAATGTGCGATTGTCTAGTTTGTTGTAGAACTGACGGCGGTAGTTTACACGGTTCTTACCCGCCCAATCTAAGAAGTTCTCACTGTAAGTACCTAATATGTCTTCCCATGTAAACTTAGTAGTGCGCCACTGACCAGGCATGAGGTCGTCCTGTGTGAGTGGTAGTTCGCCACTTACTTTCAAGTTGTTGAATACACGCTTTTCGAATTCGAATAACACTACGTCACGGAAGTCATTCATACGACCATTGACTATCTGACCATACATCTTAGTCATGCTACCATCATGACCAACAATGAATTGAGTTGGCTCTATGAATGTGTAGTCAGTAACAATCTTTGGTGTAGTTGCTGGATACATACCCAGCTTAGTAGGTGTATTAGGGCAGTAACTGCCGTATGTTTGGTTGTATTCTTTTACAACTAGTTTGTCGCCGGCTAGAATAGTTCTAGTCATAACAATACTTGGTTCACCATCAGTGATGTTGTAATCGATACCGCGAATCAATAGCTCGTTTACTAATCTACCATCAACTGTTGACTGATAATAAACACAGAAACCTTCATAGTTTGCGTTTTTAGTATCATAAGTGTGTGATAGAGGAATGACACCAGCAAAAATATCTGTGCGATATTCGTATGTGTTAGTTACATACGGGCTACCACTCATGACCATGTCGCTCCAGAAGAAGCTGTCTGTTTGTAGTTTGTTAGCAGTTATTCGACTGATAATGTCGTCTAAGATTTGCTCAGGTGTTTGATACACTGAGTAGTCACTAGCTTCTGCTAGGTCTACTAGACGGTTCTTGTATTCTTGATATTTCTCAGCATTGAAGCGTAGAGCATCGTGTAAGTTGTATTCTGCTTTACGCAAGAATACACCAGGTAACAAGAGACTAGCACTGTTTTGAATAATACGATTACCGTACTTTGTTAGATCGCCTAAGTCGCTGTAGTTGTTACTACCTAATTGCGGGCCACTTGAGCCTGGCGCGTTATTGAATACGCCAACGTAATGTTGTTTGACTTCACCTAGAGCAATAGCAGTCATGTTTACGTTGAATGCGTTGTTCTGTAGGTTAGCAGGGATTTGGTAGTACGCAGTAGAGCTTACTTGATCACTTAGTAAAGATACGGTCACTTTAGAACCAATATCAGCAGTAGATGATAGTTTGATTGTTGTAGTATTTTTCACAGCATCACGCACCACTGTGAATTTTGTTGGGTCAACGAACTCACCGTCATTGAATACAACTGCTGGCGACCATGTTACTTCTTGGCGTGTGTTAGCTAAGATGTCACACACGTAACCATCTGTTTGATTGGCAGTTGTAGTATCAAATGAAAATAGTTGATACTGTTTACTAGGAGCGATTGCTTTAGTCCAACCAATTCGCTTCTTTACGTTTGTTGTGCCGGTGTGTACGTATCCAATACTTACTAGAGCAGTAGTTTTTGTACCACTCTTAGTGTATGTAAATGTATCGTAGTTGAAATCAACACGGAATTCGAAGTCGGCACCGGTCTCGCCACTACTGTACGCAACAGGGAAGCCTAGTACGCTATCACTAGTACCTACACCAGGAGCGTAACTAAAGATTTTTGTGCCCTTGAATGTTGTAGCAGGATAGAAGTCACTGTCGCCCAAGCTGATCTCATTAGTATCAAAGATATCGAAGCGAGGCGCTTGATTGATTGCTACTTTCTTTTGTGATTCGATCCAGCCACCAGTAGTGCTACTGTAGCGCCATGAAGTGCCGTTTAGATCACCAGGTCCGTCACTAACGTGAACTTGTGTGCCATCAGTGACTGTGGCACCAGTGTCTGCCATAACAGCGACCGAATCACCAGATGTACTAGTGTAACTGATGTTGTAGATTTTTGAACGTACTGCTGGGTTATCATCTGCCGCAAACACAACACGGGCGCCACTCTGTACAGTTGCTACGTTTGTTAGTGTCATCGAAGGGATGACTTCTTTGACGTGGGTGACCGCTTTAGGGTATGTATTACCAGTAATGTCTGTTAGCTGAATGCCGTTGTTATCTCTATCGATTTTAGAGATGTAGTATGTTTTTGTAGATAGTTTTACGCCACCTAATGTTTCGTATGCGATTGTTTTACCGTAGTTATCTACGTAAGTTGATCCAACGCCAGGTGTTGCTTTGAATACAATAGCTTGATCTAGTGTTAGTTTATCTGTACTAGCAACAGTGAAGTAACCGTTAGTAATAGTAGTAGTATCAGTTAGCGTAACTACGATTTCAGCGGTACCTTTAGCTGCACCACTTACTGATACTTGTGCGTTTGTTGTGTATGTGTCGATGTAATCAACTGCGCCGGCGCTCTTTGTGCCGCTGTTGAACAGGCGAATATTGCCCTCGAACTCAATGATAGGACGCTGAGCACGAGTGATTGTGTTACTAGGGTTACGTGTGATCTGGCCGTTCCACTCCTCAGTAGTGTCTAGAACACGCTGATGAAACCAGCGATTGCCACGAGACCATGCGTTACGATCCTCACTATTTCTATTGATAGTAATGTAATCTGGTTGAATAGGAACATACAGTTTGATACTCCATACAGTAGTATCGAAGTTGTCTTTGTCATATGGAACATACATGCCGCCAGCAGTGACTTCTGTACTAATCATCTCGTCAGCAGGAAGTAGGGTAATAGAGGTGCCAACACCCTCGACATAGTAATCTATCTTTGACATACCAGTCTGTACTGGATTTACAAAGTTTACTTTTAGACCGTTGATGAACTTTAGACCACTAGGCGTTGTGTACTGTTGTTGACCGATGATAGTGTCTATGTCTAGTGCTTCTGTGATGAGAATAGCATCTGGGCCCAGTGGCAACCAGTAGTACATTGTGTAGTTGACTGTCTTATCTAGGTCAGTAAAGCTGTCCCATGTGTAAAACTCGTTTGAGAACAACTTGTTGTGATTAGATACATTAGCGCCCTGTTTTTCTAGCGCATTGATGATACCTGGGTAGTCAATAAAGTCTTGTGCGACTTTGGTGTCTTTCTTTAGGAACACTACACTAGGTTCTAACTGATAGTTTGTACGTTCTGCTGTAGGCTCAGCCACATACTTGTCGCTGGCAGTGACGCCGTAACCGTGCTTCTCGCCCACATAGCCCTGGACACGAGAGAGATTAGGTTTGTTCGTCAGTACGTCCAGAGTAGACTCTAGGAAGTGACTGTTCGTTTCAGTTTGGAAGATTTCCGGTAAAAATGTAAGTGTTCTTACTTGTTTGGCCATGCTAGTTAGTCCGTGTTAGTTGTTCTAACTAGTATTTATCTTACCGAAAATCAGTGGTTTTACTTAACACTTACCCATTGAGTTATCTGTCAAGCTAGCAATGATACTAATGTCGCTTGCGGAGGCGCCGTTTACAAAAATCTCATTAGGACCACTACGAACTTCGTACATATCTCCGAACTTTTTGGTAGGGTCATTAGGTACCAAGATTACACTGCTGATTAGGCCACCAAGCTGAACGTGTAGATATGACGTTAGTTCCGAGAAGTAGAACGTATCGCCAAAGCTCCAGTTATCTAGTGAAAAATATGTATTCATGGCGCTTAGTACGCTACTACGGATTTGACTGTCACTAGCGGTGGTGGTGCTGTTTTTTACTACTTTGATAGTGGCCTGTAGGTTAGTTGCGGCTTTTGTGCCGAATAGTGGCTTGAAGTCTACTGAGTTTAGTACAATATTATCACTAATCATCTTGTAACCACTCAACTCACCATAAGATTGCTGTAGGTCATTGACCGTTGGCTTAGCCGGCTTAGCAACACGTCCTGTAGTATCACTCAACCAGTTTGTGTAGTTGGTGTAATAGTCTTGGGTTACCAGGAACAGGTCTACAATGTTGGTAGTTGCTGGGTCAATTCGGTTAGATTGGCCAGTGTTGTGACGGTATTGAAAATTGATGCCGTTGCGACCTGGTTCAACCTTGTATTGTTTAGTTACATCTTCGAATAGATAGACGGCAGGAACACTACCTGGTTCCTGATATGATTGATAAAATCTGTTAGCTACGTGTGCGTCCTTGACAGCAATCAACTGAACAGTACTTGTAACTTCGTATGTGAATGTAAAGTCATCTACGACAGTAACGGTGTATGTACCGTTGTATGGATACTTGTTAGTCTCAGTAATAAGACCAGCATCGACGATGGTTACCGAATCACCATTGGTAAGTTTATGCTCAATAGGACTGATAGCAGTTACTTTGTACGCAGTAGAACTACGTAGTTGTGGTACCGCTGATAGTTCAATAGTTAGCGCTCGTGTACAATAGAAGATTGTACCAACCGGTTGCTCATAGATAATATCGTTGATACTAGCTAAACTTATCAATGATTTATTGTACACAATGTCAGTATCAGTTGGTAGTAGTTCGATTGTGTCTAAATTGTCGCTATCAGTCAATACATTGAAGAATACTGCTCTACTAGGATCGATTGTAGAGCCGCCGACAATCTCATCAAAGAATATTGGGTTACTGCTGTAACCGGTATTAGAGTTGATCGGCGATACTGTGACTTGGAAGTCGTCGCTGAAACCGTCGTTCTGTACGGGTTGGCCAATAATGTTCAATCCGTACTGATGCGTGATCGGCATTGATTTATCATACTTGGACAATATTGATACTTTGTCGGTAAGAACTTGACCTGTCTTAGGATCATAGACTTTCTCTACGCCATCGAATAGGAAGCGGACCGCTTTTACCGATGAGAACTTGTAGTTTACGTTTCTAATTGTTACTTGATACACTCCCTTGGCTGACAAGTGCTCAAATTTTACTAAATGATCTGTGTAATAGGTACTAGCACTTGGGTCAGTGACTGGGATATCGATTACACTCCAACGTTCACTACTTGCTAGTTTAGTATCATCGAACTGTAGAGCAAAGTCTTGCTGAACTTTGATTTTTGCTAGTGCTGAGGCAATGATTGTACTGCTTAGCGTATTATCAAACTGAGCAATAATGCCAACTTCACTGATTTGTACTTGCGCTGTTGTTGCGCCAAGTGGATTACCAGGCACATACATGTTGAGTGTTACTGGTCCGGTACCAGTTGATAGGTTGCCAGCGCCATAGTTGAAGCCGTCGCCAACAACATTGTCTACACCGACCCAGATACTTCGAATACCTGTATCTTGCGAAGTCAATCTGTTGTTAGTATCAAAGTACATTGTACTATCTACGGGTTCAAACTTGATGAGTGCGCCCTTAGTAATGTATTTTGCGTTTGTTGTACTGTATGGACCAAGTGGAAACGGTGATTGACCACCTGCGATATCGGTGTAGAAATAACCAGTTACTTGTCTACCGCTGATACTAGTTAGATTCCAGCGCCAGCTATCTGAACCAGTTGGTGCTTTCTTCTTACTGTAATATGTTTGATAATATTGTATTGCTGGACTGTCGCCTAGTATGGACGGTAGAGTACTACTTAGAAACTCTGTCGCATAACTGCTACTAGCGGTAGAGAAAGATGTGATTAGCGGCGAGTTGTCGAATGTTAGGGCGCCATCGTCAGCGAACACGTTAGTTGATGAGTACTTGCCTGTTGGGTCTAGTAAGTCTAAGTTACGAGACACGCCAATTGAACTACGATTGACTGCTTTTGATTTGATAATCGAGTTGTAAAGTGTGAATGGAAAGTTTGTGTAGTCTTCGCCGTTGACCATTCTGTTCTGTGTGTAGTATCTACTAGGCGCACGTTCTTTGATGTTTGCTAGAGTTTCGCGGTTCAATGCGGTGCTACATGGTGATTGTAGAGAGAAGGTGAATGTTAGGGTTTCTGTTTTACCACTTCTACTTACATACTGTAGTTGAGCAGTTTTACCAGACATATCACTAGGATTGATAGTGTATTGACGAGCATTACTTGTACGAACGTATGTTCTGAAGCTACCAACTGGGATTGTACCGAAGATACCGTCACTGAATGATATTGTAATCTCATCATTAGCTCTACTTAGCACACTGTAGATTGTTTTTACTGATGTACTTTGTTTGTTGTCGCTAGCAATGTACACGTTTTGTACTTGTGTCCATAGTTCTGTAGGTGTATTAGACGAATCCAGCTTGTACAACCAAGTATCATCATCATTGATGCCTTGAATATTGACTGCTTGTTGATTGTTTTCGATTTTTTCAGTAAATGAGAAGTCAAATGTTTCTAAACTACCTTGTTTGAAGTATGCGAAGAAACCGGTGTTTTGGCTACCATATCCTAGTTTGTCGTTTCTGTACAAGATGTTGAACTGGCTGCTTGGGGCTGGTGGTAGTTCATACAAGTATTCTTGATTTAGACTAGTCACACTTACTAGTTCGAAGTTCATTGAACTACCGCTTACATTAGCCTGAAACTTGATAGTAGGAATAGTATTTGATGTTAGGTTTATTGTGTATTCATCTGTCTTTACATCAAGAATATTGTTGCTGTTGCCTGGTTTACCGATGCGCTGTGAGTTGATGAGTGCCGCATTGATAACCGCGTTGAACTGTTCTTGCCAGTTACGGTTGGCCGCGTCATTCCATAAGATAGATTGACCGCTAAGATTGATGCCGTTAAAGTCAGTGACTGCTTCTGTAGTAGATACTGCTGAGATTTTTACTAGGCCTTGGCCACTAGTGTTACGCTTAGGCGTGTAGCCGACTAAGTTTGCTAGTTTGATTACGGAATCACGGCGCTGGGCGGTGTCGATAAAGTTTTCACGGGCGTTTAGGTCACTACGGAAGGCCATTGATTGGCCCATGTATGCCATCACATCTAAGAGTGCTACGAACTCACTACTTTCTACATAATCGTTGAATGTTTCGGGATAGTTACGCTTTAGATAGTCAATAAAGTTCTTGCGTAGACTTTCATAGTCATAACTTTGAAGGTCAGCACTGCTGTATGGCTCGTAGAACTTTTTCCAGTCCTGGAGGCCGAACAATGAAGATTTTTTTGATGATGCCATAGTTGATTTATCCCGTAGTGATGTATTTATCACCCCGTAAATCTGCTATTTTATGCTACCTGAGATACTCGACCGCTTAGTCTATCGATGCCCATAGTAAGGGTAGTAGGGTTATTGAACGGCGCATACATGACTTCCATCTGAAAAGTCACTTGATTATCTTGGGAATAGATGTTTAGTGAGTTTAGTATTATTCTAGGATCAAGTGATACCACTCGGCGGATCTCCATCTCCATCTCACTGCGAATGTTTTCGATGTTAGGCTCGAACATAAATCCTTGAATAATAGTACCATATTTTGGGTTGCCTGGCTTCTCGCCTTGCCTAATATTGAAAGCATTTAGTAAATCTCTAGTAACTAGATACTCGTCATTGAGTTTACATGTAGTAGACGGCACCGTCGAGACCGGAATCAATCCACCGTTGTCGTAGATTGAGTTTCGTTCCTTTACGCCGATAGTCGAAAAGCCGTTGTAGATGTTTGTTGCCATAGTTGTATTTATTACGCTGTAGTGCCGCCATTTAGAGTAGCTTGATATGCTTTCTCAGCTTCATCTAACTTATCTAGCGCGGCCTGTACCTTCTCTTGTACATCAGCTAACATTTTTTCTTTCTGGGCGGCTGGCATAAATGAGGCTGTAGTCTTAGTCAGTGATGCGTTTAGCTTAGCCGCATTGACCTTGTATTGAGCATCTTTGACTGCTTCTAGTGCGGCTGTTTGTGCTTCTGTTACTGCTACTACATCCGATGATGGTTTGACGCTATCATTGAACGACGGCATAGGAATCTTAGCGTCACCAAGTAGTTTACCCATCTTAGCTTTGAGCGCAGTAGTATCGAATGTTCCTGTAGCGGCTACGGCACTCTTTACCTCAGCTCCCGCGCCGCCAATAGCATCTAGCTGTGTTTGTAGTTGGGCCATGATACCACTAGCGCCAGACTTCGCCAAGTCAGCCGCGCCATTTAGTTTGGACATACCACCTTCCATAGCTCCTTTGAGTTTATCTCCTACCTCTGTTAGTTTGCCACCTAGCTTAGTAGGGTCATTCAGTGATGCTGATAGTTCACTAGCTTTACCAGATAAACTATCTATTTTAGCAGACGCTGATGTTATTTTATTAGATAAGCTGTCTGCTTTTGCTGTTAGAGCAGTAAACTTACCAGCCGCTGATTGTAGTTGAGCAACCGATGAAGATAATCCTAGAGCGCCTGAATATGGTGCTACCTTAGCTATTAGACTATTAGCACCAGCAGACACACTCTTCATAGCATCAAGCGGACTAGTGCCGCCAGCGCCACTATTGCTTACTGATGCCATTAGAGCACCAGCTCCACCAGGCAGTGCGTTTAGTCCACTCGTAGCAGTAGATGACTTTAGTGAGTCTAGAAGTCCGCCAGCTTTAGCACTTAATGAATCAGTGATGCCGCCTAACTTGTCCTTGATGCTACCGGCCGCATCAGCCACGGCACTGCCACCCGGCATACTGCCCAAGAATGCCATACTAGCTTTGGCCATTGTTTGTTTTGCTGAAGACATTTTCTTTTCAGCGGCCGCTATTCTTTCATAATCTTCATCACTCTTAGAGTATGAGTAATCACGCTTAGCATTGAACCATTCAGTCTCTGCGCTTTCGTATTCTGCTTTAGCACTATCATAATCGTTAGCGGCAAGTTCAGTTTTACCCTTAGGTGGAGGAGTACTGCCGTCACCGTTACCAAGAGTATTGACTGTGCCGCCTTTTAGAGCAGTGAATGATTTTTCTACACTTGCGAATGCGTTCTGTAATCCTGACTTCATGCTGTCTGCTTCTGATTTGAGTTTATCGCCCAGACCTTCTAGACTTGCCTTTAGTCCGCCAAGACCACTGCTTACACTTTCACCCAAACCGGCCGCCAGCTTACCACTAGCCAAACTGTCTTTTAGACTACCAAGAGAACTACCGACGCTTGTTGCGGCACCATCAATCAAAGCACCGACGCTACCCGCAGTGCCCTTTAGAGCATCTGCTACATCTTTTACACCGTGTGTTACACCAGCTAATATCGGTCCTGCCGCTTGTAGTGCACTTTCTTTGCCTGTTAGAACTCCGGCCTCTTTTAGTTTTGTAGCGCTGTTTACGATTGCGTCTTGTAGTACACCGGCTTGTTTTACAACATCGCCCACTAGTACCTTCGCATCAGTTACTCCACCGACCCCCGTTAGCTTACCATCTAATGCTTTTTCTACCGGCATGCCCTTAGCTACAAGTGCTGTTACTTGCGCGGCGGCGCCTGGCGGAACAGCACCGGCTGCCTCCATTTGATTGACTGTGAGTCCACTAGCGGCACTTACTACGCCGGCTGCCTTTTGTGCTTCTGTTGTTAGTGATTGAGCCGTAGTTGCTACTTGCGCAGTGAGTGCTTTTACGCCTGTAGCTGGTAGCGGTCCTGCCGCTGATTTTGCGGCGGGAGCGGCTGCTACTTCTGCTGCCGATGTTGGCGCAGTAGGTGCTTGTTTTGCCGCATTATTCGCCGCTGTTGTTGCCGGTGTTGCTGTTGGTGCGCTAGCGTCCGGTGCCACATCATTGATTTTTACATTGACGCCTTTACCTGAACCTATCCATGGTTGGTGAGTCGGTGCTCTACTAGTAATACTCATATTAGGTTCTGGAGCTGGATTCATCCAACCAACATTTTTACTGAATGTAGTTTCGATATGACTAGTTTTAGTAATCTTATTGATTGTGGCAGGAACTGGTCCTTTTGTGCCACTATTCATGTTGATTTTAGAGCCATTCAAGTGTAGGGTACCTGCGCTATTGATGCCGCCTTCACCCGCACTTTGTAAGCCCATACTACCGTCTATTTTGAATGTGTAGTTGCCTACAGTGTAGCCAGAGAAGTTGCCGCCGCTACGCCATGTCGAATCTTTTTCACTTTCTATTGAGATTGATTGACCATACATGTTTAGTTTCTTATTAGCATGAATGTTCACATCGTTATCTGCGTGTAGGTTTAGATCGCCTTTAGTTCGAACATTGAATGAGTTAGTTGCGTAGATATCAACTGTGCCTTCTTTGCCGAGTTCGATCCATGATAAGCCATTGCTATGAATGATGAATAAAGTTTGTCCACTATCACTCATTAGTATTTGATGTCCAGCACTACTGCGTAAACGAACTAGTTGATCTGCACCCTCTAGTGTGCCATCGTCCATTACAAATGAGTGACCGCCAGTTCTGCCCTGAACTTGTAGTTTTTTCTTATCGCCTTTGGCCGCGGCTGCCGCGATTGTTGACGCATCGTAACCACCCTCAAAGATTGCTGAGCCTGGCGTAGAGATACCAAATACTCTACTTGGTGATTCACGCTGAGCACTAGATGAGATTACACCTCTGATGTTGTCTCTAATCAAGCCCTGCTGTGATAAAATACCAGCTTGATATGAGTGAACAGGTTTAGGCTCGTCATACACCGTTGCGCTTTTCTTTACGGAAGGGTTACCCATGTTGACTTCTGTAGTTGGTAGTCTATCAGCGCCGCCGTAGGTTGTAGCTTCGCCACTATTAGGTACTACTTTACTGGTACTACCAATGGCAGGAACCATTGCCATCATCCCTGATTTAGGAATACAACCGATGTAGAAGCCGCGATGTTTATCATCGTCAGTGAATAAGCATAGCACTTCAGTGCCAATGTCTGGAGCAGATGCCCAGAATCCGTAACTCTGTGGGTTACCCACGAACTTACCATCACCTGTTTTGTCTGGACCATTCTTTGGATCGCCGCCAGGTGAAGTTGTTCCTAGGAAAGGGCTCATGTATTCCACATCAACCCAACTATTTTGGTCATCTGGATCAGCGCCGCCACTGGCCGCTATGTAGACCTGTAACTTACCTGAGTGTGTAGGGTCAATATTATTCTTGACCGTGCCGATCATCAGTCCCTTGAGTGCGGGGGTACTATCTTTACTACCAGCACTTTCAGAGTAGCTACTAGCTGTGCCTGATGTTCGTATCTTATTATTTGCCATGTTTATGTCTCGTAAGTGTTATCGTAGCCGTCGTAGCCGCCGCCAGGGTTAGTATCGTCTAACACCGTTACTCTGCCGTTAGGTAGCTGAGTAGCAGTGTTGTTATAGTTGCTATCTGGTTCAGTAGGCTCGTGCATACCAGGATCGTTATTAGGGTCAGGCGGTGTACTAGATGAGTTAGGCTCGACACGCATCTCAGTATTAGTAACTTGCGTTTTGTTAGTGGGCGCATTAGCACTTCGTTTATCATGTGCTTGACTTCTAACTGATTGTGGAACAGATTTTGTTCCGCCTGCCGCGCTCTGTTTGCCACCGCCGTTAGCACTAGCGCTACTACTCTCACTACGCTCGCCGCCTTTAGTAGGTGTCTCTTCTCCCACTAGCATAGTCTCACTAACAATTATTAGCTCTAATGTTTGCTCGAACTTTCCCTTAGAGAATGAACTACTGATTTGATTTACTCTGTAGACCACACCATCAATACCAAGACTCTTAGGTTTATCACTTTGATAGAACTGAACTCTATCATCTACATTGAATAATCCGGTCTCGCCATTGTAATCGAAGCCAGTATTGAATGTAATTTGAATGAATACTTGTCCGTTCAAGCCGTTGATACTACCATCCCGAGAATAAACTTTGTTAGCAGTAATAGTTGGTAGTGCTAGTGACGACATTAGGTAATCAGGGTCACCCATGATTTTGATTTTTGCTTGTGCGTTATCAGCAGGGCTGTAAAGTTGCGCCGCTACTAAGTCATTGATTTCACTTGAGCGGTTGGGGCCTGCGCCCACTGAGCCTTTATTACCTGTTGTGTTTTGTGTGCCTACCGGTGTACCGTCTTTGATTTCTTTATCAGGCGCATCAGTGTTGCCTGATTGTAATTGCGGTATGAACAGCATGTTATTGTATTCTTGTACATACGATATGATCTCGCTGTTTCCACCCGTCAATAAGTATTCATAGAATTTGCGTGGGCCTGGGTATTTTGATACTGTACTACCGACTGTTGTTTTTAGATACGGAACATCAAATGGACGGATCTGTAGTTTGATTTTGAACGCCCATTGATTTGTCTTTTCATCACGACCTTTTATTTCTACAACCGGCGCAATAGAGAACCATACTAGTTTTTTAGTAGGCTCTTTTTTGATTACACGGTTCTCGCCGGCTTCTGGTGATTTTGTAGCGCCCAGAGCATCACCTATGTAACTACTCTTGATTATCAAGTTCTCAATAACAGAGATAATGTTCGTGCCAGCTGAGATATTGATAGCACGAACTCCCTTATTGATAGACACTGCTCTAAAGCTATCTGCCACAGTTACTTCATCTTTTGATTTTACTGGTGTCATTGGAGCAGTTGATGCCGCAAATGTTTCATCATCTACTAATCTACCTTTAGCTATCGGACTATCAGTTACTACTTTGCCATTCTCATCTAAGAACTCAATTTCAAGTTCATTTGGTATACCAATCTTTTGTCTGTCTTGTTGACCTTTATTGGCAGCATTCATTTTAGTGATTATGCCATCTTCGCCGGTTAGAGCGTCTTGTACAGTAGCGCCGCTAATCTTCATAGCACTTTGAATAGTAGAATTGAGTTCATTGTATCCATCGAACTCAGCAAATATGTATCCGTCGAACGCATAGGTCACTGCTTTACCGTCTAACGAGAATTTCATGTTAGATAGTTTTAGTGGGTAGAAGCGTTGAATAACTGCGTTAGGATCTGTATCGTCACCGTTATCGTAACCCTGCGCTAGTGGGTTACCGCCGGTAACTACATCACCGTTTACATCGTAACCATAGAACTTTACACCCATGATAAAGTATTGAGAGATTGCGTTAGGTTGTTTAGAGGGATCTAGTTTCTTAGTAAATTCACTTGCTTTGTTGATATTAGTAGCGGCAATACTTAGGTCTCGGAGAAACGAGAAACCATACGGTTCAGTAATTTTGAACTTTACTTCCGTACTAGCAGTGCCTTTATTACTGCCGCCGGGTAGATAAGATGATACTTCGAAATCGTCTAAGTAGTAGTCATAACCAGGTGAGCCGCCGCCTAGTTTTCTATCAATAGTGATAGCACGGTCTTCTACATCGCTGTTGATACCACCGCTCTGTGCTACTACATACACACCGCTGTTCTTGCCCTTGATACCTGTTAGTGTGCCGCCTTTTTTAGTAAAGTTGTTTAGTGCTTCTGCTGTTACCATGTAGAGAGATAGACCGTATGTGTAACTAGTGAACTTAGACAGAGGATTAGGCTTAGCCATGGCCCGGTAATCTAACTTTTCTGGTGGCTTCTCGGCATCAGTTTTTTCTTTTTCTGCGCCGCTATCATCTGATGCTTGATTTTCGCTGTTTTGATTACCAACTTCAGGAATCTTTGGGGCTGTTGGTTGACGGGCGGCAATGCCACTGAGTGTGTCACCCGATACAATCGTGTAAGATGATCCGTCCGGTAGAATAATAACTTCACCGGGGTAGATTAGATCGGGATTGCCACTCTTTAGTGTTGACTTGTTTTTATTCCAGAGGTCGTGCCATGTTGTCATCTTAGAGTCCTAGAGCTTTACTTATTGTTTCTTGCTTTGGTATGTAAATCTTAGTACCAGTTACGAAGTCGAACAGCGGATCTTTGAGAGTGTTTGGATTTCTCATTGCGAATACCCACCATAATCTACTATCACCATACAAGTCACTGGCTAATAAATCAGGACGCATTTCATACACTGGCGTCACTGCCCAGAATGTATCTTTAGTATCAGGCGGAATATCTCGCGGGTTCATTACATCTAAGTACTGTGAGTTGACTGATGTTGTTTCATAATATGGACTTGTTTTTGGATAACTCATTACCAGATACCTCCGCCTGCTTTAGGATTTTGACTACCGCGTAATAGTTTACCACTAGCGTAATCTTTTAGACTGAACTCATTACTGATTGCGTAACGATTGACCATTGGGATAAATGTCAGCGATAGCGAAATTTTAGTAGGGACACGAGTTAGTTCAGTTGATGCTGTTGGCAGGCGATTGTTAGGTGGTCCTACTTGTGCGCCGCCTGATTTTAGTCCTGAGCCTAATAATCTATTAGCGGCGCCCTCGATGAAACTTCTAATAGGTCCAGCCTTCAAGCCACCTAAAAGATCAAACGAACGAAGTTGAGCGCCGTTTACGCCTGAGCCGCTAGGAGCATTAGGGTAAGCGTTGATGTAATCTACATCAGTTGGTAGTGTGTATGTAAATGATTGTAGAGCTACGGGGTGATTATCGAACTGATACTGACCAAAACCACTCATAAAGAGTAGTGGTGGCGGCACGCCGCGACTGGGATTAGCGTCCTTACCGTAGAACATTTTAGTTGCGCTACGAAAGAAATGAATAACTGCTAGCATGTAGTTTGCTTCTGCCGCATCTTGTGCTGTGAACTCACCAGTAACAGAAATACTTTCTACAGCACTACTTTGATAGTTGTAGATTTTGAAGTTACTGTGTGTTAGAGTAGTAGCATCATAGTTAGCTGAGTAATTGACTGACACTGTTGGGGTGTATGGGAAAATTACACCGTTAGTAGATTTCAGTGGCGCTAAGATACCCGCTTCTGCTGATGATAGATTGTAGAAGTATTTTGCGTTAGGAGCAAGCGTGATGCGAAATCGCCAGTCTGGTGGTGTAGCAAAGGTTGATTGAGGATTTACTTTGTTGATCGGTGTCGCTGGCGCTGGATTAGCGGCCTCATCTTGCTTATCTTTTTTATCTTGTGCTACGATTGCGGACTCTCTAAAATCGCCACCAACCCATACGGGGTTATTCTCTTCGTCTAGAGTCCAGCCGGGCATAAGATTACCATCGTCATCGTATGGTAGACCGTGGTTAGGCTGGATCCCTGGATCTTCTGCCTCTTGTACCGTAGTTACATGCTCGTTGTTCCATCTTGCCGCAATACCACTCAGTGTGTCGCCCTTGACGATGGTGTAGGACGATCCGTCGGGCATGGTCAGCACTTCACCTGGATAGATTAGATCGGGGTTGCCACTACGAAGTTGTGGGTTGAGACCGTAGAGGTCTTGCCATGTGATGTTAGTTGCCATGAATATGATTGTCCTTTTTAGTATTTATCGAGATAAATAAGTGCTCTTTTTAGATAAAAAGTACTTGACAGGCCACAAAACTGTGATAGAATGTACTAATCTATAACTATTCTATGACTATTACTACAACAAAACCTAAAAACTATCTAAACAACAAAGACATTCTAGCTGAAATACATAAGAGCAAAAATACTTATTGCTCCTACGCTAGTCCCACTGACCATCAATACGACTTCATTGTTGATTACATGGATAATAGCAATCTAGAGGTCAATTTAGAATATACTAGTCGTCCAGAAACTATCCAGCAGGCCAGAGAAGCAAGAGCATTGCGTCTTGATATTGAGGCGGGATTACCCAAGGGTACCACTGATCCACTATCTATTCCAGTTACTGATTTAGTATTTCGAGTGATGACCTGGGATCACATTCCTGTTGCTCCAAGAGCACCTAAAAAAGTTGCCAAGAAGAAGTCTGCTAAAGACATTATTCAGTTTGACGACGACGGTGAAGATTTATTCGCTGACCTAGACGAAGCTCTTCCACCGGCCGCTGAACTAGGTGATATGGCTCACATTCGTGTAAACTTTCCACCATTCCAACACTTTAAACTAAATGCTATGGGTAGCCTTATCTGTGTAGGTAAGTCACACTGGGAGGGTGATGTTAAGACGGGTGAGTTTGCCAGAGATAAGGGACAGATTACCAATACTCTTGCTCGTATGTATCTAAAGTTATGTGAGAAATATGGCACAAAGTGGAACTGGCGTGGTTATTCATACAACGATGAAATGCGCGGTGCCGCTATCTTACAACTAACCTATGTTGGCTTGCGATTCAATGAAGCCAAGTCTAATAATCCATTCGCATACTTCACAGCAGTTCTCAATAACTCATTCTGTCGTGTTCTCAACACTGAAAAGCGTAATCAAAGTGTTCGTGATGATATCATGGAACAGAACGGCCTAGCTCCATCTTTCACCCGCCAGTTTGCTAACGAATACAAGGCACACGCACCTGAATAGATGGTTTGGTGCTGTGTTGTCCAAAAAGGTTGCTTTCGGCAACCTTTTTGCGTTATACTACTATTTCGTATATTTTTACTAGGTATAAATGAAACAACTATTCAAAAAGGCAGCTTGCTTTACCGATATTCATTTCGGTTTGAAGTCAAACTCGCTACAACACAATCAAGATTGTATGAACTTCGTGGATTGGTTCATCGAAGAAGCAAAGAAGGAGGGTTGTGAGACCTGTTTCTTCTTGGGTGATTACAATCACAATCGTGCCGCTATCAATATTCAAACTCTAAACTTTGGATTGCGGGCATTAGAAAAGTTGAATGCGTCTTTTGAACAAGTATTCTTTATTGCCGGCAACCATGACCTATATTACAGAGACAAGCGTGATGTTCATAGTGTTGAGTGGGCTAAACACTTACCAAATGTAAAAATCATTGACGATTGGTTTGAAGAGGGCGATGTTGTTATCGCTCCGTGGCTATGCGGTGATGATTGGAAGCAGTTAGAGCACAAGCGTGGCAAATATCTTATGGGACACTTTGAGTTACCAGGCTACTATATGAACGCTATGGTCGAGATGCCCGATCACGGTGAACTCAAAGACAACCATGTACGAAACTTCACCCATGTTTATAGCGGACACTTTCATAAGCGTCAGACTAAGGGCAATATCACCTACATCGGTAATGCTTTCCCACACAACTTTTCGGATGTTGGCGATGATGAGCGTGGTATGATGATCCTTGAATGGGACAAACCACACCAATTTCGTGCTTGGCCAGGTCAGCCTAGATTCCGTGTGTATAAATTGAGCGAGGTGTTAGAAGATCCAGAAACCTTGCTTTTGCCCGACAGTTATGTTAAAGTCAATCTTGATATTGAAATTTCGTTCGAGGAGGCGGCATTCATTCGTGAAAGTCTAGTGCCTCAGTATGGTCTCCGCGAAATGACGCTTATTCCTATGAAGGCCGACTTAGAGAGTGACGCTACTGACTACACTAATCTAGAGTTTGAGAGCGTTGATACTATTATTCAAACTCAAATCGATTCCTTAATCGAAGGTCAATACGATAAAAAACTACTACTGGATATTTACCGAACACTATGATTTTAATCAAGACACTTAAACTTAAAAACTTCTTATCAGTAGGGGCAGTTGAGCAAACAATCGACTTTAACAATCAAGAACTTACGCTAATCTTAGGCGAGAACTTAGACTTAGGCGGTAACGACAGCGGTAGCAGAAACGGTGTCGGTAAGACTGCTATCTTACAGGGCTTATCATACGCCCTGTTTGGTACTGCTATCAACTCAATCAAAAAAGATAACTTGATTAACCGCACTAATGAAAAGAACATGAGTGTTACGGTCGAGTTCTCGGTTCGTGGTGTAGAATACAAAGTTGTTCGCACTCGTAAGCCTAACTCACTCAAGTTCTACATCAACAACAAAGAGCAAAGTAGTGAAGATGATTCACAGGGCGATAGTCGTGAAACTCAAGATGCTATCGAACGTATTCTGTGTATGAGCGGCACTATGTTCAACCAGATTGCCGGCTTGAACACATATACTACCCCATTTCTATCGCTCAAAGTGGGCGAACAGCGTGAAGTTATCGAGCAGTTGTTAGGTATTACCTTACTAAGTGAGAAAGCAGAAGCACTCAAAGAACTCAACAAAAAAATCAAAGAGGACATTCAGCGAGAGGAATTTAGAATCAAGGGTGTAGAGGAAGCTAACAAGCAAATCACTACACAGATTGATAGTCTCAAGCGCCGACAGGTTCTATGGCAGAAAAAATACGACAGCGATGTTGCTTTCTTGGTAGGTAACTATGAGCGATTGACTAAGGTTGATATCGATGCTGAACTATTGGCGCACAAAGACCTGGCTATCTGGAATGAAAAGAAAAAGCAACAGGATGCGTACCAATCCATTCTAACCCGTCAAACTCAGTGGAAAAATAAAATTATTTCAGAGTTAGCAGAATTGGAACGGAACCTAGACGAGCGGTCACACATCGATATCACGGCAGAACTACAAGCACATAAGGACTTGGCTGCTTGGATAGTAAAATCTGCCAATATGACTCAATTACAGAAGTATATTGATCGTTGTGAGGCTGATGAGAAGAAGGAACAAAAGCTCCTAGACAAACTCAAGACAGAAGTCGAAGAACTAAAGAATCACAAGTGCTATGCGTGTGGTCAAGACTTCCATGATGATGGCCATGCGGCTGTCCTAGCTACAAAAGAGAAGGCGCTACAAGAGGCTGCCCTACAAGCACTAGCTACTAATACTCAGTGGATGGAGCATACTGATGCGCTCAAGGCACTGGAGCCTCTAGGCGATCGGCCAGTGACTCATTACAAAACCGAAGCAGAAGCAGTGCGACACAGTAGCGATATTGAGAACATTGTGCGTCAGATTGAAGCTAAAAAGGCGGAAACTGACCCGTACGCTGAGCAAGTAGCTGAGCATACCGACGAGGAACTAGGCCCTAAACCGACTACCCTGTACCCCACAGAGCAGGAAGCTATTGCTCACAAGACGCAAGTAGCTAACCTAGAGCAACAACTAGTCGCTAAGCATGAGGAAACTGACCCATACAGCGAACAAATCCAGGAAATGGAACAATCCGCTATTCAAGTAGTAGACTTTGATGAGATTAACCGTCTAAATAAGCAGTTCGCTCATCAGGATTACTTACTAGACCTGCTGACGAACAAGAAGAGTTTTGTTCGTAAACGCATTATCAGCCAGAACTTGACCTATCTAAACGCACGACTAACACACTATCTAACTGCTGTGGGTCTACCGCACCAGGTTGTCTTTCAAGACGACTTGAGCGTAGAAATCACTGAACTAGGTCGTGATTTAGACTTTGATAACCTATCACGCGGTGAGCGTACTCGTGTTATCTTAGCCCTAAGTCTTGCGTTCCGTGATGTGTATGAGAGTTTGTACTCGCCAATCAACTTGGTGTTTATTGATGAACTCTTAGACAATGGTCTAGACCAGGCTGGCTTAGAGAATAGTCTTGCTATTCTCAAAGATATGAACCGTAAGCGTAATAAATCAATTTTCGTTGTCTCCCACCGAGATGAACTCATAAATCGAGTTTCAAGCATCTTGAAGGTAGTCAAAGAGAACGGGTTTACATCGTTTGCTATGGCAGATACAGAATAAAATTTCTAACAACACACAGACAGAGATAACTAAAAGACTATATGACAAGTAAATCGAAAGTAAAAGGTAGCTCCTACGAGCGTGATGTTGCTAAGTTTCTAACTGCTCACTACGGTGAGACATTTATCAGAAACATCAGCGGCAGTGGCGCTTACATTGGCGGTACTAATAGCTTTCGTAAAGCAAACTTGACAGAGGCTATGATTCGTCACGCAAAGGGCGATGTTGTGCCACCAGAGAGTTTCAACTTACTTAACATCGAATGTAAGTCGTATGGTAGTTTAGAGTTTCATCAACTTCTGAACGAATGCCGGCAGTTAGAAGCTTGGCTACAGCAGTTGATGGACGCAAGCGATGCGACAGATGTGAATATCTTATTCTTTAAGATTACTCGCAGAGGTCAATACATCGCCGTTCAAGCCACTGAACCATGGGTTAGCAGTAGCAACTATGTTCGCTACAACAGTACTAAGCTAGGCCAGTGGATGATCTATGACTTTGATAATTTCTTTAAACTAAACTCAACTCTATTAAAAACCATTTCTAACCCCGTAAAATAATATCCCTCTGTTCGAATCGTGAGACAAAGCGGTCGATCTATCTTTTAAAAATTCAAAAATAGTCAAACAAAGACTCAAACTAGAAACGTTGCGAGGCAAGCCGACACTGCCCGTGGAGTAAGACCAAAGAGTGGACAATACTAAGCTCAACAAGTCTCTAAACGCAAAATCTCCCTCGGAAGGGGATTACTGCGTCCAACAGATTAACTGGTCAATTTACATAGGTTCTATCGGTGCTTCGGCGAACGTTCTACCTTGGTTGTGAAAAATAGCAACCGAACAGAAGAAAATTACAGGGGGGAGACGGTGAATGGTATCTAACAACAACACAATGTAGTTTGTTGGTTAATAGGTCATCTCGCTTCGCTCAATGACCTGTGTGCGTTCACACCCGTCGCTTCGCTCCTTGGGTGACTCACGCACACATGGCTAATTAAGAAAATTTCTTTTTTAGGAAGTCATCTGCGGTAGCGGATGACTAAGGAGAGGCGGAATGAAATGGAGCCTCGACTACTTAGAAGAAAGGAAGTTTTGACTTCTTTGTAGTTTCCATGTTATCATCAATAATCTCATTTATTGAATCTATGTCTTGTCTGGACATATTAAACATCTGGTCGACATTGATGCCACCTCTCATATACCAGGTCAATCGAAATGCGTTTTTTCGAATGGCGTTGGATTCATTGACCATGCTTGTGGTCAGCTCCTCGATCTGGTCACGAGATAGTCTGAGGAGCTTTAAGCGAAAAAATCAGTGAAGTTTAAGATTAGTGGTTGCTCGTACTTGTGTTCACATTCTCCACATGTGATATTGATTGGTTTAGCACTGTTCTTTTGTCTAAGTTCTGTGCTAGTATCAGTAATTAACTTACTAGTCTTAGCATCGCACTCTTTCAAGAATTCCACGATGAATTCTTTATCAGACACTGTAGTCTCTGGAGTCTTGATGTATGCTATGCTTTGTAAGATAGCTTCACGAGTCAATTCATTCAATTTCTCAAATGCCGACGTGATAAGAGCATTCTTCTGTTCGTTGTCTTCTAAGGCATCTACCTGAATCATCATTCGTTGAATTTCAAATTGCTTGATACTATCTTTAGTAATATCTTCATAGATTAGTGGTTTAAACTTGATTGTTAGTTCGCCTAAATCAAGGGTAGTATCATAGTCGATGTCACGCTTTTCTGCTAACACTCTACCTAGATCAACTTCATACTTACTTTCATGCGTGCATGCCGGGCAACTACTTGAGACTTCTACTTTGCCGTCATTACTAGCCGCACGAATAGCTACTAGTACGGCCTCCATATCGATTGAATTTAGTTGCCATGGGTCATTGATTGCTGGAATACAGCTTTTAATTACCTGAACAATACTAGCGCCGTTGAATAGTCCATCTGGATTGCGTACTGCCACTTCATCCGATACCGTCATTGGATACACTGGTAAATCTCTGTTTGGTGGGAAATCGACAACACCTTCGGCGTAGAACTTACCATCTGATGGTAGCTTGAAGTACAGTGCTGGACTACGAAAATACTGTTTTAGTGGGTTTTGTGCCATGGGATTCCTTTGAAAATAGCTGTTTTGGTACTGATAAATACCATTATCTCTATTTAGATAACCAAAAACATGTCAGATAATAACATCAACTTCGACGCTCTAGCAAGTTCATTCGAAGAACTATCAGCACACTTACGCGGGTCAGGCGGTGCGGCGTTCAACATGGAACAAGCATTGAAGAAAGCTAAGGCAGCAGAGGAAGCCGCCATAGCCGCCAGACAAAAAGCAATGGCCGAGCAATATGCTAGTTGGAAAAAAGTTAGTGGAGCAATGACTGGTTTCACTCAGCAAGCGATGGGTAGTAGTGATGGATTTGATACACTGAAAACGGTAGTTGGTGGATTAGCAAACGCTATCGGTGGCTTGATGGGTATGGTACCGGGAATCGGCGGCGCCCTCAAAGCTATGGGCGAAGCAGCGGGTGAAGTTGCTAAGATGATGATTGACCAGTTCCAAGTGGGCTGGAAAGCATACGGTGATTTAGCCAACAGCGGTCTAGCTAGTAGCTTTGAAGACATGAAAGATACTGCTGCCAAGACAGGATTATTATTTCAAGATGTAAACAAAGCACTAGGTAAACACTCAACTGATTTAGCAAACTTTGGTGGCAGTGCCGCTAAGGGCGCCAAGATGTTTGGTAGCGTAGCGTTATCACTTGATGAAGTGCGTGAAAAATTCAATAGACTAGGTATCGGTGCGGCAGAATTCAACGAGTTTCAAGCACAATACATGGCCCAAGAAACACGTATGGGTCGTGCTCGTAATACTGATCTAAAAACAGGCACTGAATCATACATCAAAGAACTAGACATGTTAGCTAAGCTAACCGGTCAGAGTAGAAAAGACTTAGCTAATCAACGAGATCAAGCACTTAGTGAAGCTAGATTTGCGGCCTCAATGGCTGACCTAGCAGAGACTATGGGACCTGAGCAAGCTAAGAAAGTAGAGAAGAACTTTCAAGACTTAAACAGTGTCTTGATTTCTAAAGCGGGTCCAGGATTCGCTCAAGGCTTCCGTGATTTCGCTAGTGGCAATGCTACAACTGAAGCGGCCAAAGCACTTGACTTAGCTACTAACGGCGCAATGGCGCCTATCATCGATGCGATGAAGAACGGCAAGATGACTTTCGATCAAGCATTCGCAAAAATGCAAAAGTCACTTGATCCCAAAACTATGGGTCAAATTGCCAAATACACCGGTGATGCTAGTACATACACTAAATTGTACGTAGAAAACTTAAAGATGAAAAATGCGGCCGAGCTAACGCCGCAAGAAGTTGCTGATGCCGCAAAAGCACAAGAAGAAGCACTAAGTGGTAAGAAAGAAGAAACTGCTGCACTAGCAAACACACAGCAACAGATGTACGACACTAGTAGAAATCTACAACTAGTGATGACCAGTTCCGGTGCTGCCGCAAAAGCCCTAGACGTTATGTCTGACGGGCTAAATTATCTATCAGAGAAAATAGCAGAGATTACCGGCACAGAACTACCAGCAGAAGTAAAAGCTCGTAAAGAAGAACGAGCAGAAATCAAAAAATTAAATGACCTCAAGAAGAAAGAATCTGATTACGACATTGAGGTGATGAAGAATAAGAAAAGAATTCTTGATTTAGAAAAAGAAATTGCCGCCGAAACAGATCCTAAGAAAAAACGCCGATTAGAAGGTCAACTAAGAGCGGCACAAAACGTAGTAAATGACGAAGAAAAGTTTGGCGGAGAAGAACGAGATAAGCGAAGAAAAGAGATAATGGCACAAGAAGCTAAGGTCAGTGCCGCAACCGCCAATCGCAAATCGTTAAGTAATGCGCCCGCCGCTTCGGGTGGCGGCGGACCAGGTCAAGCTACAACTCAACAACAACTAAAAGACAGTGGATTAACGATCAAATCCGGTGATGTTCAAAAAGACGGTGCTGAGATAGATCCACAGCTTTTAGAAATTGCTAAACAAGTTCAATCTACTATTCCTGGATTTAAACACTTTTCTAGTTTCAATGATAAGTTTCATAATGAATCATCGCCTACTAGTGGACATACTAAAGGTAAAGCATTTGATTTCACAGTCGAAAAGAAACCTACGCCAGAAGAGGGTAAACAAATCGTGGCGGCTCTCAAAGGCATGGGTCTTGGATTAGTGATTGATGAATACAATAACCCATCATCAAAAGCTACAGCTGGACATTTCCACGGTGAGATCAAAATGGCCGGTGGTGGTATCATTAACGCTACACCTGGCGGGCAAAGGGTACTAGCAGCAGAAGCAGGTATGAATGAAGCATTCGTGCCACTACCAAACGGTAAATCAATCCCAGTCACTGTTAGTGGCGGCTCAGAAAAACAAGAAGCGCTACTCAGCAGTATCTTTGAGAAAATGAGCGAAATGGTATCACTACTAGATGATGCTAACGGTCACCATAAGAAAATCGCTGGCAGTCTAGCCTGATAAATAATACACGATGACCTACAAGAAACGCTTCACAAATCAAAATGGCACGATGAGCACCATAAGTGGCGGCTCTGCCTCTGGCAATTGGAACAGCGGAAATCAAACCACTGGTACCACCACTGAGTTTGGATTCAAGAACTACGGTAGCAGATTGCCTGAAGTTTACACTGGTCATCCTAACCGTATTGAACGATACAATCAGTATGAGATGATGGACGTTGATCCTGAAATCAACGCCTGCTTAGACATTCTAAGTGAGTTTTCTACTCAACTAAACGAACACAACAAGACACCATTCGAAATCGAATTCAACGAAGATCCTACACAGACAGAAGTAGAACTAGTCAGTAAGCAACTCAAACAATGGTGTAAACTCAACGAATTCGAAACACGAATCTTTAAAATCTTTCGCAATACAATGAAGTATGGCGATCAAACATTCGTTCGTGACCCTGAAACATTCAAGTTGTACTGGATAGACCCAGTTAAATTATCACGAGTCATTGTGAATGAGAGCGCCGGTAAAGAACCAGAGCAGTACGTAATCAAAGATATTAACATTAACTTACAAAACTTAACAGTTGCTCCTAAGACAACAATGGACCTAGGAACTAGTCCTACTGGTCTAGGTGGAACTGGCGGCGGCACAGCCGGTGGAGGCTACACGGTGCCGCAGGGCAGTGCTTCAGGTGGTTCACGCTTCTCTCTAGGCATCCAAGAGAGTGCTATCGATGCTAAGCACGTTGTTCACCTATCACTCACCGAGGGCTTAGACCGCTATTGGCCGTTCGGTCAATCAATCTTAGAAAATATTTTCAAGGTCTACAAGCAAAAAGAATTGCTTGAAGATGCGATTCTTATCTATCGTGTTCAACGAGCACCAGAGCGTCGAGTATTTAAAATCGACGTAGGCAACATGCCGTCGCACATGGCTATGAGTTTCGTCAATCGCATCAAAGACGAGATTCATCAGCGCCGCATTCCATCAGTTGCTGGTGGTCAAAGTATCGTTGACTCTACATACAACCCTCTATCAATGAACGAAGATTACTTCTTCCCAGTCAACAGCGAAGGCCGTGGTAGTTCAGTAGAGATGCTACAAGCTGGTCAGAATCTAGGTGAAATCGACGACTTGAAGTACTTCAACAATAGATTAGCTCGCGGTCTTCGTATCCCATCATCATACTTACCAACCGGTCCAGACGATCAGCAGACACCACTGAGTGACGGTCGTGTTGGTACTGCAATGATTCAGGAATACAGATTCAATCAGTACTGTGAACGTCTACAAGGATACATCTCTCGTAAACTGAACGAAGAATTCAAATTATTCTTACGCTGGAGAGGCTTCAATATCGATGCGTCCCTGTTTGATATCACATTTAATCCACCACAAAACTTTGCTTCCTATCGTCAAGCAGAACTAGATACTGCCCGAGTAAACACATTCCAAACAATGAGTCAACTACCATACATGAGTACTAGATTTTGTATGGACAGATTCTTGGGACTATCACAGGAAGAAATCAAAGAGAACGAGCGCTTGTGGCACGAGGAGCGAGTTGAACCAGATCCAAGTGGGGACGCACCTAAGGGCGGCGATTTACGCAGTATTGGTATCTCTTCTGGCGACATCGAGGGCGATCTTGAAACTGCTGATAGCATGGAACAGCAACCTGACGACGGTATGGGCGGCGATATGGGCGCAGTACCACCAGTAGGCGGAGCTCCAGCGGCTGGCGCACCCCCAGCGCCCGCTCCAGCGCCAATGTGATAAATACACAATGCTCCTATTAGAATTCTTCGATCAATCACCAGAAGGCTACCAAGACTTAGACAAAGACAACAGTCAGCCTAAGTGGGGAACAGCACGTAAAACTAAACTTACCCTAGGTATGATTAACAAAATTCGACGAATGAAAGACGTTCAGTCATTTGAAAAAGCAAAAGACTTAAAGAAAATCAGACATCAATATCAACCGCCAGCACCAGCAGGCGGTCTCTAAAATACACTTTTCGCACAAAAACGCTAAAAAATCGTCTTTTTAGCGTTCTTTTCTTGGATACACACTAAATAAAATACGAGCCATTAACCTATAGGAGAATTAAATGAGCGCACAGAAATTTGAAAAATTAATCGACTTGATCATCAATGAAGATCAAGCCCAAGCGGAACAACTATTTCACGACATTATCGTAGAGAAGTCACGTGAAATTTATGAATCAATCATGGCTGAAGAAGATCCAGCTATGGACATGCAAGATGAACTTCAAGCTGAAGGCGAAGGCATGGAAGGTATGACCGAAGAAGAAGAATTCGGTGACGAAGAATTCGGCATGGACGACGGCGGCGAAGAAGAATTCGGTGACGAAGAATTCGGTGACGAAGAAGGCGGCGAATTCGGCGACGAAGACATGGGTGAAGAAGACCTAGAAGACCGCGTTGTTGATCTAGAAGAAAAGTTAGACCAGCTAATGGCTGAGTTCGAAGCTGAAATGGGCAGCGACGAAGATGAAGAATTCGGTGGCGACGACGAAATGGGCGGCGACGAAGAATTCGGCGCAGAGGAAGAAGGCGAAGAGGAAGAAGGTCTAATGGAAGCCGCACAACTAACACAAGTTGGTGGCAAGACATACGACAAGTTCGGCAAGATGGGCGACAACGGCGCTCAGACTAAGAGTCCAACCCTACAAAACCCAAAGCGTTTAGAAACAGGCGGTAAGCCAGTAAAGTTCGACGGAGCAGAAACAGTACCAACAAGTGCTAAGAAGCCAAGTAACATTTACTCTAAGGGCGAAAAAGAAGAAGACTTCGGTAACATCAACAAGGTTGGTGGCAATGCTGGCAAGACAGCTTTCAAAACAAAAGCACCAGCACCAAAGAACGAAGATCCAGGCAAGTCAAAGAGCCCAGTAGCAGAATCTAAGACAGCTAAGAAGCGTATCTAAGGAACATAGGACAATGGCTCTGTACCTACGTGAAAATCTGACTTACAACAACGCTGGTATCATCGTTGAAAGTGAGCAGGGAGATCATGGAAAGAACTTCTACATGAAGGGTATTTTCATTCAAGGAGGGGTAAAGAACGCTAACGAGCGTATTTACCCAGTCCATGAAATCGAACGAGCAGTTGGAACCCTAAACGAGCAACTCAAAGAAGGCAACTCCGTCTTAGGCGAAGTTGACCATCCTGATGATCTAAAAATTAATCTGGACCGTGTATCTCACATGATTGAACAAATGTGGATGGATGGCGCCAATGGCTTTGGAAAACTCAAAATTCTACCAACACCTATGGGCGATGTTATCGCCAAAATGTTAGGTGCTGGTGTCAAACTCGGTGTCAGTAGTCGAGGCAGCGGAAACGTTGACGAAATGACTGGCAAGGTCAGTGACTTTGAAATTGTCACTGTGGACATTGTGGCTCAACCAAGCGCCCCTAATGCTTATCCGAAAGCGATCTATGAGGGCTTGATGAACATGCCTCACGGTCACAATTTGATCGAAGCATTGAAGGGCGACCGTCAGAGTCCCGCAGTCCAAAAATACTTGAAGGACGAGGTAACTCGCTTAATCAAGGATCTAAAAATCAACAAAGGGGAAATTTAATGAGTGATAAATTCATTAAGACGTTACTTGAGAGCGGCATCGTTAATACTGAAACTGCTCAAGCTATCAATGAAGCTTGGGAAGCAAAGTTAGGCGAAGCACGTGAACAAGTACGTAGCGAACTCCGTGAAGAGTACGCAAGAAAGTACGAACATGACAAGAATGTTATGGTCGAGGCCCTAGATAAGATGGTTACTGAAGGCCTATCTGCTGAAATCTCAGAATTTCAGCAAGAACGCCAAGCAATGAACGAAGACCGCGTAAAGGCACAAGTCCAATTACGTGAAAGTGCTACAAAGTTCAATGACTTCATGGTTACTAAACTAGCTGATGAAATCAAAGAACTACGTTCTGATCGCCAAATTCAATTAGAATCACGTGATAAGCTAGAACAATTCGTTGTTCAAGCCCTTGCTCGTGAAATCAAAGAATTTGAACAAGACAAACGTGCTGTTGTGGAAGCTAAAGTGAAATTAGTAGCTGAAGGCAAGCAACAACTTGAAACACTAAAACAACAATTCATCGCTGAAAGCGCTAAGAAATTAGGCGCTGTTGTAACTAAGCAACTCAAAGGCGAAATCAGCCAGTTGAAAGAAGACATCAAGAGTGCTCGTGAGAGCGCATTTGGTCAACGCTTGTTTGAAGCATTTGCTGCCGAATTCAGTGCTACTCACCTAAATGAGAAAGCTGAAACACGCAAGCTAATGACTCAACTACAAAAAGCTCAGTCTCAACTAGCAGAATCAAAGAAACAAATCAATCAAGCTAAGACCTTGGTTGAATCAAAAGAACGTGAAGTTCGCATCATTAAGGAATCTAATCTACGTGAGAAGACCATGACAGAATTGTTAGGTACTCTAAACGAAGAGAAAGCAACCGTAATGAAGAACTTACTAGAAAGCGTCCAGACACCAAAGCTAAAGGCCGCTTTCGACAAGTATCTACCAGCAGTATTGAATCAAACTCAACAATCAGCCGCTCCTAAAAAAGCCATGATCAGCGAGAGCGTTGCAGTAACTGGTGATAAATCTGCCGTGAAGACAGAAGAAGACATGAGTGATAACTTAGTTGACTTCAAACGTCTGGCAGGGCTTTAAATCGACATACTACTATAGGAGAAACACATGTCAAAAGTACTATTAGAGAGCCGTTGGGGTGAAACCAAAGAAGCCCTCCTAGAAGGTCTCAAGGGCACCAAGCGCTCATCAATGGGTGTTATTTTAGAAAACACCAAGAAGCAACTACTAGCTGAAAGTTCAGCCGGTACTACTACTGCTGGTAACATCGCTACGCTAAACCGCGTAATTCTACCAGTTATCCGCCGTGTCATGCCAACCGTTATCGCTAACGAATTGGTAGGCGTTCAGCCAATGACTGGTCCAGTTGGCCAAATCCACACTCTACGTGTGCGTTATGCTAACACACTAGGTGACACTTCTGCCGCTGCTACTCCAGTTACAGCTGGTGAAGAAGCACTATCACCATTCAAGATTGCTCAAGCATACTCTACAGCTGCAAGTGGTGACACTACTACTAGTAGCTACACAGGTGCTAATACTGCTAAGCTAGAAGGCAATGGCGGTAAGGCAATCTCTGTCCAGATTCTACGTCAAGCCGTAGAAGCTAAGAGCCGTAAGCTCCAAGCTCGTTGGACATTCGAAGCCGCTCAAGACGCACAAAGTCAGCATGGTATCGACGTTGAAGCAGAAATCATGGCTGCTCTAGCTCAAGAAATCACTGCTGAAATCGACCAAGAGATTCTCTTATCTCTACGTTCATTGGCCGCTACAGAGTTCACATACAACCAAGCTACCGTTTCTGGTACAGCTACATTCGTAGGTGACGAGCACGCCGCTCTAGCAGTTCTAATCAACCGTACAGCTAACCTAATCGCTCAACGCACTCGTCGTGGCGCAGGTAACTGGGCTGTTGTTTCTAGTGAAGCCCTAACAGTACTACAAAGTGCTACAACAAGTGCTTTCGCTCGTACAACAGAAGGTACATTCGAAGCCCCAACAAACACTAAGTTTGTCGGTACACTAAACAACGCAATGCGTGTGTTCGTTGACTCTTATGCTCCAACAGGTACATCAGTACTAGTTGGCTACAAGGGCACCAGCGAAACTGACGCAGCCGCATTCTACTGCCCATACATCCCATTGATGAGTAGTGGTGTTGTTCTAGACCCATCAACATTCGAACCAGTCGTATCATTCATGACACGTTATGGTTATGTTGAGTTGACAAACACAGCAAGTAGTTTCGGTAACGCCGCTGACTACCTAGGTGAAGTCGCAATCCAAAACGTTACATTCCAGTAATCGTAACAAAAACTTTTTATTCTCAGGGATGGGAAGTTACATTAAAGCACCTCAGGGTGCTTTTTTGTTGCCTACGCACAATCAATATCTCCATTTTAGATAAATATTAGATAACACTAATCTACAAATGGCAAGAACACAAGCACCAGTTATTGATTCTCCTCTATCGAGCCCTCGCCGTTTGATAGCAAGGCCGCAGCCTACCGTTGAACAACCATCAGGTAGCAATCAACAATTAGCAGTAGCGAAACAAGCTACTATCGAACAATCATCTGGTAGCAAACAACAATTAGCAGTAGCGAAACAAGCAACAGTTGAGCAATCATCAGGCACTATTCAACGATTAACAGTAGCGAAACAAGCTACTGTTGTACAACAATCATCTCAATCACAGCCACTTCGTTATGTAAAAACACCAATATCAACAATAATAGGTGAAAATACTAATCAAACAACAGTGACATCTGTAACTATTACTCCAGTAGAACAACAATCAGTACAAGATACCGGCATAAAAACAGTTCAAAAACCAATAGTAACAGCAGTCGCCCCTACTAATAACACAGTATCACCAACACCTTCACAAGCAACTCTAAATCAACGAGTGTCTACAATCATAAACACTCCAGGCGGCGGCAATACCGGTGAAGTCCAGTTTGTTGATAATGGTAAGTTTGCGGCAGATAATGATTTCAAGTACAATACTACTAATGATACATTAACATTAACCGGTAAATTATTAACTGGCAATCTAAACGTCATCTATCGTTCAGTATTCGGTGATTTAAATAACGTAAGTATTCAAGGCGGACTACCAGGACAAACTATTGTAACTGACGGGGCAGGTAATCTGAGATGGTCAAACGGCCCAAGCTCAAACACACCAGGCGCAGAAAGTTTCATATCAAACGGCACTAGTAATGCCTCGGTCGCACTGAATGGTAATATCACGCTTGCTGTTGGTGGTAATACTATGTTATCAGTTACTAATCGTGGTACATATGCTAATGTACAAACAAGTAACAATTTTGTTTTGGGTAATGCGACAACAACCATCTCTACTAGCAAATGGTTAGATGTGATTACCACAACCGTTAATCCAACAGTGTTATTTACTACACCTAACACTGTTAGTAGTATTGATATTCATATCACTGCTGATGACGGGGCATCAAGACAAATCACTAAAATGTTGAGTGTAACAAAAGGCACAACTACAACATACAGTCAGTACGGAAACGTATTGATCGGATCTGAAATGGCCGCATTCACTATGGACCAATCGAGCGGACTCGTAAGAGTTATCGCTCGTCCGACTACCTCTAATCGAGTTGATTACCGATTAGTGATAACTCTCTACAACTAAAGGAAATAAAAATCATGGCTTTAAAATCATTTAACGTAGCAAAGGGATTGAGCGTAGGGAGTATCACTACCGACGTAATCGATCAGAACGCTAATATTACAGCGGCAGACCTCTCCGCTAATGGTAACGTATCTTTCACGGGCAACGTTACTCTCACTGGTACTAATGTATCGCTGGGTGGGATTGCTAACTTACACATCACAGGTGGCAGTAACGGGCAAGCGCTTGTAACAGACGGCAACGGTAACATTTCGTTCGCAACACCGGCCGCTCAATACGGTAACAGTGACGTTGCTAATTTATTAGCGAGTGGTAACTTAGCAAACATCAGCGCAATGTACTTACACGGCGACGGTAGTAATCTAACTAACATCAACGGCGCTAACGTCAGTGAAGTAGCAAACGCAAACTATGCTACATTCGCAGGTACAGCATACTCAGTTGATGGTGCTAATATCGACGGTGACGTAGCATATGCTAACTATGCTAACTACTCAGGCGTTGCCGGAACTGCTAATGCCTTAAACACAGATATCTCAACTATTACTATCACTGGTGGTACTAGTGGTTACGTCCTAACAACAGACGGCGCCGGTACAGTTACATGGTCTGATGTTAGTCAGGCAGCAAACGCAAACTACGCAAACTATGCTGGCACTGCGTACTCAGTTGATGGCGCTAACGTAAGCGGTACAGTTGGTAGTGCTAATGTGGCGTATAGCGTAGACGGTGCTAACGTAAGCGGCGAAGTTGCTAACGCAAACTATGCTACATTCGCTGGTACAGCGTACAGTGTTGACTGGGCAAACATAACTAACATCGGTGAAATTGCTAACGCAAACTATGCGACATTCGCAGGTACTGCGTATAGCGTAGATGGTGCTAATGTCTCCGGTACAGTTGCTAATGCTCAATATGCCGATAGTTCAGGCTCTGCTGATACGGCTGACTATGTTGTTCAAGGCGCACAAGCAAACATCACTAGTGTTGGCACACTAATATCACTAGACGTTAGTGGCAACATCAGTGGCAACGGCGGCATCACAATCACAAGCGGCGGCGCTAACATCACGGGTGATGTCGGCGTCAACGGCAACCTAACTATTACCGGCAACTTAGTATATCTCAACGTAGAGAACACAACAGTCAGCGATTCGCTACTAATGCTAGCCGCTAATAACAGTGCTGACTTAATTGATATCGGTATTGCGGGTGAATTTGACGGTGATACTTACACTGGTATCGCTCGTGACCACACAGACGGCGCCTGGAAGTTCTTCGATACAACTAGTGCTCCTACTGCTACGGTCAACTTCACGAACCTAGCAAACATGGCCGCTAGAAATGCTACCCTAACCGGTAACGTTCAAGTTGATGAGAGTATCAACGCTAGTGGTGATATTCACGCTAACGGCTACGTATCTGCTGGTACTGCTCTAAGTACATCTGGTTATGTAGAAATCAAAACATCTACAATCTTGGCAGCAGACGGCTACACAACATCAACCTCTCAAACGTCACTGGGCAAGTTTGGTGCGGGCGCAGGTCAGGCATACAACTTCCTCATTCGCGGTAGTGACCTCTATGCTCCTAAGTACTCAACCGCATCAGCAATGGTACTAACTGACGCACAAGGCAACGTAGATTACGCTATTTACGGCGCACTAGACATGGGTGGCGGCGCAGGTACATTCACATTTGCGGCAGCAGACGGCGGCGCAAACGTCGAAGTATTTGTAACAGCAACAAGCAGTAACAATACATTTTGGTCGACACAAGTTCGTGCTGTATAATCAGCCGATACAACAAACAAAAGAGGCCTCCGGGCCTCTTTTGCTATGCTGATAAATAAAGCATAACATAGGGAAAATGAACTGTGTCTCAAAAGAATTTCGTGGCCAAGAACGGCCTCACGGTGGGCAATGTCGTTATCGATGCGGCCACCGATACACTCACGGGTGTAACAACTGCTAACATAGCAAACATCAACGCTACTGGACTAGTATCACTGGGCAATGTTGCTAACGTCCGCATTCAGGGCGGTATCAGAAATCAACTCTTACAAACAGACGGCAACGGTGGCCTATCATGGTACTCGTTCAATCCCGACAGCGGTCTATCAGCAACTATCGACGTATTTCAGGGCGACGGTGAGACCACGCAGTACCCACTCAGCACTACACCCGTATCAGAGAACTTTACAACAGTTGTTATCGACGGTGTAACACAACTCAAAACAACATACTCACTCAACAACAACGTGCTGACTATCGGCGGCGCACTACCAGCAAACACACGAATGGAAGTTACTACCCTGGTGGGCTACGGTAACTCAGCACTCTCAGCAACAGTAGATACTTACATCGGCAACGGCAACGCAGACACCTATCAACTATCGGTCACCCCGCCCACTATCGGTAGCACATCAGTTGTTATCGACGGTATCACACAGATGCGAAACGCATACACGATAGAGGATGCTAACATCATCTTGTCTGAGGCACTGCCGGTAAGTTCAGTGATGGAGATTACGACCCTTATCGGCGCAAACACACAGCCCAACTATGCTAACTTCTCTAACGAAGCAAACATAGCGCTCACAGCATACTCTATTTCGGTAGCAAACGTCTCGGGCATCGGCAACATAGCAACGGTCAATCTCAACGGCAACTCGAACACGGTGCTAGCAGGCAACGGCGGGTGGGTCTCACTCACTGCTAACGACGATGCTAACTACGCTAACTATGCGGGCGAAGCAAACACAGCAAACACAGCGAACACAGCAAACACAGCCCTAAGCGTAGCAGCCGCTAATATCACCGGTACCGTCTCGTTCGCAACAAACTCTAGCGTTGCTAACACAGCAAACTCTATCTCTGGTAGCAATGTAAGCGGTACTGTCGCTAACGCAACATACGCCACAAGCGCTGGTACTGCTACGTCAGCAACATCGGCAACAACTGCAGGCACAGTAACCACAAATGCTCAACCCAACATCACATCTGTCGGCACACTCACCTCACTAGCAGTGACGGGTAACATTACGCTCGACGGCATCGTAACATCATCAGGTAACACAAACGCAACAGGCTTCTTAGTGGGCAACGGTGCTACCAACAACGTAGCGATTGGTTTTCAACCGGCAGCAAACGTCGGCGCAAACATGGCCATCCGTGATTTTTCGACTACAACATCAACTATGTATTTCGATGTTGGTATCGGCGCAAACGTCACTGCTCATCAGTTTCAGTTTAGAGGTAGCAACGCATTCACTCAGTGGGCAAAAATCGATCAATACGGTATCGCTCTACCAACTAGACCAGCATTTCGGGTCACGGGCAGCGGTCAGACAGTAATAACGACAACAACAAACACTAACGGCATACTAAACTCAAACAACTGGACAGTAGATTACACACAGGGTACTGGTTTCAACAGTTCAACGGGTGTATTCACAGCACCAGTAGCTGGTCTGTATTCAGTTCATCTAGTCGCTAGAATAAACAACGCATCAACAGCACAAATCGCGGTGATAAAAAATCACGCTACTACGGGCGTAGTTCAAGCAATGTGGGAGTGTGGAGCAAACGCAACAGTCAATCACTACGGCGTAAGTTCGATATCAAAACTAGCAGTTGGCGACACACTAGCAATCAAAGTATTACTAGGAACAGTAACATTCGACGGCAACGACAACTGGGCCGTAGCATACATAGGATAAAAGAATAAGGAAACATCATGGCACTAACAAGAGTAACACCAGCAGTAATGGACGTAGCACTAGCCGCGATACCAGATCAAGTAATGATATCAGCAGAAGACGGTAGCTTAGTCGGTATCGATCAAGCAAATCTTCACATAGCGGGAGCAAACGTATCTGGCGTAGTAGCAAACGCCGCACACGCTAACACTGCTACCCTAGCGACAACAGCAACAATAGCAAACGCAGTAGCCGGCGCAAACGTAACCGGTACGGTCGCATCGGCAACTGTCGCTGCCAGTGCTAACTCAGTAGCGGCCGCCAATATCACTGGCACCATCTCATTCGCAACGAACTCAACTAACGCAAACGTAGCATTCTCTGTTGAGGGTGCTAACGTAACCGGTACTGTAGCAAACGCAACTTACGCAACAACAGCAGACACAGCGAATAGTGTTGCTGGTGCCAATGTTTCCGGCACAGTGGCCACCGCAAACACAGCCGCAACAGTAACCGCATCAGCACAGCCAAACATCACAAGTGTCGGCACTCTCACATCCTTATCTACAACAGGCGACATACTTGTAGGCGGTAATCTTACCGTCAACGGCACACTAACTACCGTTCATTCAACAGAAGTAGCGCTAGATGATAAAAATCTAACACTAGCAAACTCAGCAACTAACGCGGCACAAGCAAACGGCGGCGGCCTCACTATCAACGGCGCTAATGCCACCATGACATACAAGAGCAGTGATGATACTTGGAACTTCAACAAGCAGTTAGTGGGTAACCTCACAGGCACAGCAAGTAGCGCAACAGTTGCTAACAGTGCTAATAGTGTAGCAGGTGCTAATGTAACTGGTACTGTTGCTAATGCGACATATGCGACAACAGCAGGCACTGCGAATAGTGTAGCGGCAGCAAATATCACTGGTACAGTCTCATTCGCAACGAACTCAACAACAGCAAATACAGCAAACGCAGTGGCAGGCGCTAACGTAACTGGTACCGTAGCAAACGCAACTTATGCCGTCAGCGCGGGCACTGCTAATACCGCTAACTCGATAGCCGCGGCAAATATCACCGGTACAGTCGCATTCGCAACAGCATCAACTAACGCAAACGTAGCGTTCTCTGTCGCCGGTGCCAACGTTACTGGCACCGTAGCAAACGCAACATATGCTACAACAGCAGGTACTGCTAACGCTGTTGCTGGTGCTAATGTAACTGGTACGGTCGCAAACGCAACATATGCTACAACAGCAGGTACAGCGAACTCAGTAGCACTAGCAAACGTTAGTGGTGCCGGTAACATCGCATCGGTCAATCTCAACGGTAACGCTCAAACAGCACTCTTGGGCAACGGCA